CGTAGAATTATTACGGACAGTCCTACTATGCAGGAATTATATGACTTATATAATAAGCCAAAGTTTGTAACACATACGACAATGCAATTTCAAGAGTATCGGTCAAGAAGATTTTTGCCACCATACCGACCATATGATGCAGGATTTATAGCATTATTCAAACAATCATTAACAAAAGATTTATTTGAGGCTATTAAAGAGAACATAACTTATGAGATTGATACTGAATGTGAAGCACCGACAGTCACTGCGAGTATTTTTATTGGCAGAAAGTGAGAAAATATGACACTAATAGACAAGATAATTAAAATTCTTATTAACTTTAAATACAAGAGAGAACCATTTATGGCTTGGAGTTGGGGAATAGATAATATACACGAAATCAATATCTTAACTGCTGAATATTATCAAGACCATTATAGATATGGCACAAGAGAAGAATGGTACAAGGCAGAAAGTGAGGATAAGGAATGACAAGAGAAGAAGCAATAGATTTGTTAGATAATCTTATCGGAATGGTAGAAGATAATCACAATTCCGATTATGATACGGCTTTACAAATGGGAATTAAAGCATTAGAGCAAGAGCCTTGCGATGATTGTATAAGCCGTGATATGGCACTTGAAAAGATGGCTGATTATGTCGCAAGTGGTTATGCCGTTAGTGCAGAGGATTTTGAGGAATATTCAAGAATAATATGTCAGTTACCACCTGTTACACCACAATCAAAGATGGGACATTGGGAATGGGTACAATATGACTATAACCCCAAACTTGGAAATTGGCATTGTTCAGAGTGTCATTGCGTTGTCCTTGAATGTGTCGATAAAGAGGCAGAAGGTGATATTCCATTGTATAAATACTGTCCACAATGCGGAGCGAAGATGTAGGAGGTGGAAGAATGGTACAAGACAGAAAGTGAGGAGTGATATGGCAACATATAAAATTACAGCAGAAATGAATTTAAAAAAGATTATTGATGAATCAAGAGAGGTTGCACAAGCCTTTAATGAATTTGCTGATAATCTTGAACAAATTGGAAAGAAGTATGTAGAGACACAGGAAGAAGAGGATAAATAAATGAATAAGAGACAAGCAAAGAAAAAATACAAAGAATTCGCTAAATTCGTGGCTGATGAAATCTTTGATGAATATTGGGAATTTAATAAAGATGCTTTTGCAGAATTAGCGTGCAGAAAACTTTATCAGTTAGGAATAGTAAAGAGCAAAGAGGGCGAGTGGGTATATAGAGGAGATAACAAATGACAGGCAGAGAATTGATTATTGAATTGTTGAATAATGAAGACATAAATCTTGACAATGAAGTGGCACTTGCCACTACAGATGGTCCTTTTGAGGATAGGGAATATGCTATGTTTCATATTCAAGGAATAAAAAATAAAAATAATATTGTAACTCTGTTAATGTTTAATGACATAAGATTCAAAGGAGAATAAAAAATGACTAAGGCAGATTTAATGAAATTAGTCGGCAAAAATGTTTTTGTATATTTCAAAGACGGAACAAGTACATACGGAACACTTGGATATGCTGACGAGTTTTCAGCAAAGCACGATTATCGCAAACCAAACGATTTTTATATTAACAATATATCATTCAGAGTAAGCCATATACGAAAAGCAGAAGTAAGAAACTGAAAGGAGAACAGGAATGTTAAGAATTGGTCAAGATATGGTAAACGATAAACACGCACTTGATGTTTTAGTTGATGGCGAGTATGTAATGATAGGCGATTTTGTAACAATAGCAAAAGCAAAAGAGACATTCAAAGACAATGAGAGAATAATTGCTTTTTTCTATTTGCCATTTATAGAAACAGATACATTATACGTTGTAGACAGAGATACGTATATAAAGTATTGGAGAAGAGGAGAACTGAAAGGAGAAAAATAGATGAAAAGAAATAGTAAAACAATTATTCCTTATGAGGATATTGATTGGGAATTAGTAGAATTGATTAAGTGTATCAATGCAATAGACGGGATAGAAACAACTTCATGTTGTTGTGGACACGGAACGGGACCTTGCCAAATTTGGTTTAAAGCAGATAGCATAGAAGATGTAACACATTTTACTCATAATTACCTTTACTGTAATCGGTTATGGAGAGTTGTTATCAACTTAACAGATGTCGATATTGATGATAATGAGTGGAACAATCCGACATATTTACTCGAAACTACTTGTTCTGATTATTATTATACCGGTGTATCTATTGATAATTTAAAGTATAAAATGCAAGAAGAACAAAGAGAACTGAAAGGAGAATAGAAATGAATTTAACTGAAGAAGAAATTGAACTAATGGCATATAGACTTATTAGGATTGAAGCAAGAAGATTTGATAGAGATACAAGTGATTGGGAATTTGCAAATTATGTTAGAGGTGTTGTTGACATGCAAACAGAAATATATGTAAAGTTATCTGAATTAAAAGGAGACAATAAATGAGTGATATTATTCAATTTGTTAAAAGAGATAGTTGGCATAATGTCGCCATTAAAAAGGATTCAATTATTGGTTTTGACCGAATAGGAAATGAATACAGAGTTTTTCTTGATGGCGGTGGCTATATAGATGTTCGTGCAGGATACCATGAATATGAAAAATTAATCAATGCTATGGAGAATAAAGAATGAATGAAGATAAACTCTGGTGCAAAAATTGTGAATATTCTCATAAACGTAGTAAACATTCATTTGATTATTATGGGAATCGACAATGCGCTTATGAGTGTATGCGTGCAAAAATTACTACTTACGTTAGATTAGATAATTGTTGTGAATATTTTAAAAGAAAGGAGAACAACAATGATTTGTCCAAACTGTAAAGGTGTACTTGATGAAAACGGTAAGTGTCTCGGTTGCGGTACGGTAACCAAGATGAAATTAGAGGAAGGGGGTGTAATAGCAAATGAGATTCCTGATGAGTTAATCATTAACAAACTCGTAGAAGTTGGCAATATTAATGCTTCGCCAATCGAAGAAATAAAAGAAGCCATTCAGAAAATCAATGATGCGAAAAAATTACCGAGCGAACAATTACTAATTGACGGTTGCGCTCATTGCGTAGACGCTAATGGTAACAAAGTTATTTGTAATAAAAACGGTGTCAATACTGAAAGATTTAGCATTGTGTGTAGATATTGTAGCGAGAAAGAACACAGATAAGGAGAAAAAATTATGAATCAGACAACAGCAATTAAAGAACATTTGGAATCAGGCAAGACAATTACAAGTATGGAAGCATTTAAACTATACGGTTGTACAAGATTATCTGCGAAGATTTTCAACTTAAGACAGAGCGGAATGGTTATTGATTCTATTCCGATGGTTGGAGAGAACAGATACGGAGATACTTGTCGCTTTGTTGCATACAGACTTTCAACAATTGAAAAGATTAAGAAAGGACACAAGAAGTAATAATCATTACGAGGTTGGATTCCTCTACCGTTTGTGTAGGGGAATCACCTCTAATAAAACCTATAGTTATTTAAGGAGCGGTTATGGAAAGATTAAAGAATTGTCCTAATTGCGGTGGTATACTTGATGATGAAGGTAGGTGTATGTACTGCAAATCAAAAGTATATGACCTAACAGGAATGAAAATTAATATGGATAACAGAGACATAGTGTTGTTTAAGATTCGAGTAAACGGCTATGAAGTTATTATGAAAGGTTATCCGACGAATGTGAGTTTGAACTGCGAACCCGAATATCAAGATGCTTATGGTCTTGGCAATTTCAACATTGGCAGATTTCAAGTAGGCACAAATATGACTTGCAATATGGAATTTCAAATTCTACCAGAACTTGGAGAGGATAAACATATGGTTGAGATAAGGAGTGAGTGATATGGCTTTAGAAAAAAAGAAAACTCGATATGGTGATTTATGGTTTTTATCTAATCAAGTTGAGACAAAAGAAAAAATGGAAGACTACGTAACAAGATTTGACCCCGAAAGAAAATTCTCTTTTACAATAGATAATGCGACTATAGATAAGAAGTTATTCGAATGTTCTCCCGAAGTGACATTCAAATCGACAGAACCGATAGTAGACTATAGGACAACCGACATAAATAGCCTAGTAGCAGAACTTAAAGAACTGAAAGCAAGAGTAAACAGAACTGTTGCACTAGTTCATAACTGTCAAAGATGTGGTGCATCTCTGGAAGTTGATGAACATAAGTCAATTTTCTGTTGTAAGTATTGTGGAGCAACTTATTTATTAGGTTCAGTTCAACCTAATAGTGTGTATAATTAAGGAGTAAATAATATGAAAACATCAATTAATATTATCAACAATGAAAAAACTTTTAAAGATTTGAAACAGGGCGATATTTTTTATTTAAAAAACACCCCGGAATTCCCAAGAATTAAATTAAATCCTTGCAATTCTAATGATGACGGCAATTGTGTGGGCTTACTTGACGGTATTTGTTACGATGTTGCAGATGATACAAACGTTTATTTGTATTATGAATTTGAATTTAATGCATACATATAAGGAGAATAATATGAAAGTATATATTGTTGATGAAAACGATTTTCAAACAGCAGGGCAAGTTATAGGCAGCGCTTACTCTGGTTATGATACACTTGTCATAACTAAAGAAACGATTATGTCAAAAGCAATAGATGTTGATACCTCTAATCTCAATAATGTCGTATGTATAGACTGTTCCGCAGAAGAAAAAGTTAATGAAGAAAAAGCCCGAACGGAAATAGAGCCTAATATGGACAGGTGTCACTTCATTGAAAGTAAATGCTATATAGACACAGGCGAACGTGTTAATTGGTACATCTACAATGATGTGACATTTAAGGAAATAATCACTGACAATCGGTATTGGAGATACGAGGTCATTCATAATGGTAAACCATATGTCTATTTAAGTTTAGAGGATGCTTGCAAATTCATAGAAAACAATATGACACTATGAGGAGAATGATATGTTATTGGATTATGATATGTTTTCGGGTGTGCCAATACAAGTGCTTGATGATAAGTATTTTATTGTAAGATATGACATTAAACAACGCCGTTGTCACCATAAGAAAAGAATAAACAAAAAGTGGAAGAAGAGATACGGATTTACGTGTGAACCCATATATGACTTGCATAAAGCATGGGGAATTAACGGAGTAATTTACACATCCAAAACAATGCTTGACGAATTAAAGAAACAATCGGAGGCGAAGTTAAGTAATGAATGATTTACACAGAAGAGCAATGATAGATACCAATTTCATTCATTGGTATTACGTTCGAAAGATATTTGGTAATCCTTTAAAGGTTACACCGGAAATGGTCAGAACAAATTTAATGCTTGGAAACATTAAAGTGTCTGATATTCCAGACTATATGAAAGATTGGATTTACACCGCTTATAAAGATGACAATCCTTATAAGTACATATTCGACGAACTTGTGCAGATGATGGAGAACAAATGAAAACTGATTATTACCACATCTTCTATCATAAAAGATATATGATAAATACAAGGCTTTATAATTGGCTTGTAAAATATAAGGTGTTCAAGCCTAATACTCTCGACTTTGAAAAAAGATTAGAAGAATTTTTTAAATTATAAGGGGTATCTATATGGACAATTTAATCTTCCAGAATTACCATAAACACACATATTGGTCAAACATTAAGGTTGCAGATTCCGCAACATCTCTTGAAGAGTATTGTAAGAGAGCCGTCGAATTAGGACACGGAATTATCTCTTCGGTAGAACACGGTTGGCAAGGTCATTACATTGAATGTCATCAATTAGCAGAAAAGTATGGTCTTAAATTTGTGTTTGGCACAGAAGCATATTGGGTTAAAGACAGACTTGCCATTGATGAGAATGGTCATAAAGATGGTAAAAACTGCCACATCGTGCTGATTGCTATGAATGAAAACGGCAGACAAGCAATTAACGATATACTTTCTCAAGCGGCGATTGACGGATATTACAGACAATCACGTATTGATTTAGAACTGATTATGTCACTTCCGGCAGACGATGTTGTTGTGACTTCCGCTTGTATTGCTGGATGGCATTATGAAGACGCAGATTCTATCTTCTTACGTATGAAAGAACACTTCGGTAATAATTTCTACCTTGAAGTACAATATCACAATACAGAGCCACAGAAACGTCTTAACAAGCATATCCTTAAACTGAAAAGAGAATATGGTTTCCAAATCATAATGGGTTGTGACTCTCATTACATAGATGAAAAAGGCGCATTGGACAGAGATGAATACATAAAGTCTAAAGGTATGGAATATCCTGATGAAGAAGGTTGGTATATGGACTACCCAGACGGAGAAACCGCATACAAGAGATTTGTAGAACAGTGCGTTCTTTCTCATAACGAGATAATGGAAGCCATGAACAATACTAATATATTCCTCAATGTAGAAGAATATGATTGTCCTATCTTTAACCACGATATTAAGATGCCTACTTTATATCCCTCTCTGACGCAACAGGAGCGCGATGATAAGCTCGAAAAGTTAATCTGGGATAAATGGTCAGACTACAAGAAAGAAGTTCCTGTAGAGCGCCACAGTGAATATGAAGAGCAAATACGATACGAACTTGATATTGTTAAGAAGACATTCCACTCCGATTACTTCTTACTTGACTATGCAATTACTCAATTAGGAAAAGAAAAGGGTGGACAGTTAACACTAACAGGAAGAGGTTCGGGTGTATCTTTCTTCTTAAATAAGTTATTAGGCTTTACTTCTGTAGATAGAATATCCGCAAATGTAAAGATGTACCCTGAAAGATTTATGAGTCCTACTCGTATTTTGGAAACACACTCTTTAGCAGATATTGATATGAATGTTGCGGTTCAAGAGCCATTTTGGGAAGCACAAGAGGAATTGTTGGGGTTTGAACATTCAAAACAAATGATTGCTTACCAACAATTAAAGCCTGCTGCCGCTTGGAAGATGTATGCAAAAGCACAAAATGTAGATTATGATACATCTAATGAAATCTCAAAACAGATAGCGAAGTACCTTAAGGATTATGCAAAGGCTAAAGAAGAAGCAGATGACGATGAAGAAATCGACATTGATATCCTTGATTATATTGAAGAACAATATAAGGATATTTATTTAAAGAGTACAGATTATCTCGGTGTTGTTTCTGCCGTAACTCCTCACGCCTGTGCAAGTTTGGTTTATGAGGGGAATATAAGAAAAGAAATCGGATATATATTTGTTAAATCAAGTCAAGGAGAAGGACGTTTATGTTGTTGTATGGACGGCAAATGGGCAGAGAAATATGGCTTCTTAAAGAATGACTGGCTCAAGGTTAATGTAGTAGAAGTCATATATAAAATCTTTGAGAGAATCGGTATGACTCCTTTCTCGTCTACTGAATTGATTGAGAAATGTAAAACCGATTTAGCCCCTTGGAAGTTGTATAAGCAACAATGTACTAAAGGCTTAAATCAAGTAGAACAACCGTCATCATCAACTAAAGTTGGCGCTTATGCTCCTACAAATATATCCGAGTTGACTGCATTTGTTGCGGCGGTTCGTCCGGGATTCAAATCAATGTATGATATATTCGAATCAAGAGAACATTTTGATTACAATATTCCTACTTTTGATAATCTTTTACAGACAGAAGAAATGCCCAATTCATTCGTGCTATATCAGGAACAGGCTATGTTAACACTTAACTATGCAGGTATTCCTATGAGTGAGTGTTATGCAGTTATTAAGGCTATATCTAAAAAGAGAGTTGATGAAATCACAAAGAATAAACCTATATTCATTGATGGTTTTACAAAGAAGATTAAAGAAGATGAAGGCATTCCCGAATACAAAGCAGAAGAAATAGCACATAGAGTATGGCAGATTATTGAAGATAGTTCAAAATATTCCTTCAATAGTGCGCACGCATATTCTGTCGCTCTCGATTCTCTGTATCAAGCATGGCTTAAGACTCATTATCCATTGGAGTTTTATGAGACTTATATGAATATCCTTAATCGTAAAAAGGCTAAAGACAGATTAAACAGATTCAAAGACGAAGCAGAGCATTATTTTAATATTGTCTTTCCACCTTATAGATTTAGGCAGGATAACCGAGCAATAACAATTGATAAAGAAAAGAATGCGATTAACAATGCTTTATCTTCAATCAAGGGTTATAGTGATTCAATTGCAGAAGCATTATACGAATGTGGTCTTAAGACGAAAGATTTCATTCATGCTCTTAAATATCTCGATGACCTTTCAATTAAATCTGCCAAGATTATTCCTTTGATTAAAATTGGATATTTTAGCGAGTTCGGCAATGAAAATGCTTTACTTAAATTTATAGAATATTGGGATATTCTCAAGCAGGGAATGGCAAAGCAATTATCGAAAGATAAAACAGATGATTTATTGACAAGATTAGTTCCGTACTATGCTAATGACAAAAATAAAGATGGTAGCGAATCTAAATCTTGGAAGTTAAACAGTCATCATATGTATGATTTATTGAAAGACATTTTATTTGAATGTCAAAAGTTAGAACCACCTACATACAAAGAAAAAATGGCGTGGCAACAAGAGATTCTTGGTTACATTGAACTAACCACTTGTAAACCCGAAGATACTAAAAGAATTTTAATTCTTGAAGTGAAGCCGTTAATCGGACAGTATTCAGATGACCCTTGGTGTTATAAAGTAGAGACTCGCTCCATAGGAACTGGAAGAACCGCTTCTCTTAACATTGACGCAAAAACGTGGAATGCGTTTGGGGAGTTGACACCTATGGATATAATTGATGTAGGCAGAGTATTTAAGAACAAAAAAGGTTATTGGTATATTGGAGACTACAAAAAGGAGCGCGTATGATGAGCAATTTAGCAGAAATAATGGTTAGGACAGAGGACGGAGAAAAGCGATATTTCTTCGGACTCCCCATCCACGGGGAAATAGGATACGAAACAAAGCTAATTAAGTTATGGGAGAAAGATGAACTTAAATACATGGACCGAAGTGTCACCAGACCCATTGCTTTTTATATGCCAGTATGTGATATTCAAGCCTATATGATGGGCGGTTATCTTTGTTTTAAAAGAAACGGACAGATATTATCAATGATTGCTCGTAATCAAATATTGGAAATCGTTTCAGGAATTGGAGATTGTATGGTTGACTTTGATAAAATTAAGTGATATTATAACATCATAAGTGAACAAAAGGTGGATAATATGAATATGCACGAAGTTAAAATCACGCAAAACCAATATGATTATCTGGAACGTATCAGATATGACCGAGTAAAAAAATTCAATTATATTTCTAAATTTTTACACCCGAAGTATCAAATCAACGAAGATACTGTATTCTTCACTTATCAAGATGCTCATTATTATTATCTTGTATTCGAAAGTGAAGTAATAGAATCGGGCAAAATTCCACCATCAAGAATAATTAAAAAGGAGAACCTATGAGCTTTATTGAAGATTTTATGAATGAGATGAACAAAGTTCCCACATACGAAGCAACAAACAGTAGCGGTAATTCAATTAAGACCATTGAATGTTCTGTAGTGTGTGACATTTTATCAATTTTATTTGACAAGTACGGATTGGAGGAATCTCTGCATGATGATTTACATGGATAATGCGGCAACAAATATGGGGAATGTTGGTTCATTTAATATCAATAGTCCTTATGCAGACAACGAAGATTTTGAAAAAGCCAGAGATAGAATAGGCGAATGTCTTAAAGTATCTCCTAGTGATATATTCTTTACTTCTGGCGGTTGCGAATCAAACTCTTGGGCATTACAAAGATGCGGTTGTAAATATATCATCACTACCAAAATCGAACACCCGTCAATAATGAACTGTTGCAAATGGTTAGAGAACCACGGATATGTCGTAACTTATCTGGACGTTGACAAAAACGGACGCGTTGATTTAGATGATTTATATACAGCCATTAGCAAGCAACCTATCGGTGCTCCTCTTCTTGTTTCGATAATCGCAGTAAATAATGAATTAGGAACTGTTCAAGACATTAAAGGAATAAGAAAAATAATTGACTTCCATAACGAGATAAGAGAAAAAGCCAGTGTGGAAACTTCCACTTCTTTCTGCGAACCTATTTATTTTCATTCGGATTGTGTACAAGCAGTAGGAAATGTAGACATTCCTTACGAGTGTCTAGATATGTTTTCTGCTTCTGGACACAAATTCGGTTACGATAATGGCGTGGGATTTTTATATTCCAGAATACCATTAGAACCTCTCATCTTTGGCGGTTCGCAAGAACAAGGCTTAAGAGGTGGAACATCAAATCCCAAATCAGTTATTGCTATGTCTTATGCTCTTCGTAGCAAACTCAAAGATAAAAAGAAAGCAGACCACACAAGAGAAATGGTTGCATATTTAAGAGAGAAACTTGCAGATTTTGATTGCATTATCAACACACCAATAGAAAGCACATCAAATATTCTCTCTGTATCGTTTAAAGATTTAGATTCCGAAGCCTTAATGATATTCTTAAGTGGATTTGAAATTTATGTTTCAGCAGGCAGTGCTTGTGAGACGGACCATAAAGAACCGTCCCACGTTTTAACTGCCATCAAACTCCCTAAAGAATACATACATGGTACGTTAAGATTTTCTCTTTCTTCGAGGATTACTACTCAAGACATAGACAAGACATTAAATTTAATTAAACAGTTTGGAGACGCACATGAACAAGTATGAGAAATTAGATGAAATCATCAGTAGGATTTTAGTTATTATTTGTATTGCCCTTGCATTATGCGGTATTGCTCTCTGTATATTCGCAATAATATATACAATTAAATTATCCAAGCATTTAGATGAGGCAAAAGCACCCGAAGAGACAGAGATAGTTGAAGAGGTTATTGAACAAGCTGTCGAAGAGGTTGAAGAGCCATTAACAAGAGAAGCCTTAATGTTTGAAGAATTTAATGCTCTCTCTCAAATCGAAGATAAGAAAGAATGGTTCTTGGCATACAAAGAGTTTATTGAAAAATATCCCGAATATGACAGACCTCAATCTATCTATGAAAAGTACAACGAAGATGAGATATACCTTATGCAGAGAGTAATCGAAACTGAAGTATATGGTTGCGACTTTGAAGCCAAGACTCACGTAGCAAGTGTTATTTTAAACAGAATCGAGGGAGATAATAAATTCCCCAACGATGCTACAACCGTTTGCACTGCTCCCGGTCAGTTCGTTTATAGCCGTAAGCAAATCTCCGAAGATACCAAACTCGCTTTGGAATACGCAGAAGAGATAGAAGATACAACTAATGGTGCTTTATATTTTAACAGTATGGCTCCAATGGATTCTTGGAATGGCAGAGAATTAATCTTTACAGATGAAGTCGGGCATTCCTTTTATTGAGGTGAATATGAAAAGTTTAGGGACATTAGTTATTTTAATCGCTTTGTTTTTGATAGCGGTTATACTGATAATTGATGATTGGAGAAGTAGAAAATGAATATTATATTTTGTGGAATCCGAGACGATGTGCAAATACTGTCGAAAGAAATAGGAGAAAGACATTATTACGGCGGTGAGTTTATTGAAAATTCAAATACAGAGATTAGCATCAAGAAATTGATAAGAGCAATAAGTCGAAACGACACATTGATTGTTGATTTGGATTTTATAGACACGACAACTGCAATCTTGTTTGCTCTTGCAGAAGAACACAATTTAGAAATCATCGGATATTACCACGAGGAAGAACCACAAAATACGAGATATTCAGCGATTTGTGATGTGATATTACATATAGACGATGTAATAGATTACATTGATTGAAAGGAGAAAAAGGATATGACACTGTACACTAATGGAACGAAAGATTGTAACGATTTAGAACTTGTTTTATTACAAAACAAAATCGAATTTACGGTTAATCAGAATTTAGAAGAAATGAAAGACAAAGGTATTATTGCCTTGCCTTGTCTGGAAGTCAATGGTAGATTGCTTAATTATTGTTGTGCTATGGAATACATAAGAGGACTGAATCGTGTATAGGATAGAAGAAGAATTTGATTATAACGGTTATCGTTGCGTTGTAACCTTTAACGAAATAGGTTACTACGAAGGATATATAGCCTTACACGAAGATGATGTATTCTATAATAAAAGTTGGTATTATATCAATGATAAACGAGCATTGTCCATTAAGATAGCATCAGCGGGAAGAACTACTCCAAAGAATGACGGTCATTTTTGGTTAGGTTTTATATGCGACGAGCAAGGGATAAAGCCAGACACCGATAGAGTAAAAGAAATTTGGGGAGACAAAGCGATGGTGCTTACTTTCTTGAATATGCAAAGGTTATCCCCTATCCCTAAAACGGGAAAGATAAGAGACATAGAATATGTCAAAGATAGGTTAAAAAAATTAGTGAATGAGGTCAGAGATGAAAATAGGAGACAGACTTCCAGAACTTAACTTTAAAATGAAAAACCATACAGAAGAACGATTAAAGAGCATGAAGTTCCACAGAGTGCTTGAAGCCCCAGAATTGTTCTATCTGAAGTTTCCGTTAATCAAAGGAGCAACAGGAAAGCCATTATTAGTGGGGAAGATAATCGTCAGCACTATCAATGGTGAAGTTAAGTGTTATTTGTATGGTCAAACCGGAGAGTTATATCCCGCGTTCTTTAACCACAACCACAATACCGATAGTTATATTTTCAAAATAAACAAATGGTATATTGATGAAATGAAAAAATACGGAATTAAGGAGATTAATGATGAGAAGAAATTGGAAGAAAAGTGATTTTGTAATGGTAAACAAAAAGAAAATAAACGATGAAACATTAGAACAACTCAAAGATGCGATTCAAACCCCTGATGCAATTCAGAAACCGCAATCATTTGAAATTATAAGGAGAGAAGAGATGGATAGGTCTTTAGATAAGTCAATTGCTATTGTAAAATTTAAAAAATTAAGAGATGATGTCGAGTTGCCGCTTCGTGCAACCGATGGCAGTGCGGGATATGATATTTGTGCTAACCTTGAAGAAGACATTACAATACTGCCAGATGAGGTAGTTAAAATCCCTACTGGTTTCTCAACGAGTTTTCGCAAAGATTATGTTGCTTTAATCTATTCGAGAAGTGGATTAGCATTAAAGAATGGACTCGTTGTGCGTCAAGGCACGGCAGTTATAGATTCAGACTATCGTGGTGAATGGTTTATTCCTCTTCATAATCAGTCAAGTCAACCTCAATTAATCCGTTCGGGAGATAGGATTGCTCAATTGTTAATTCAGCCTGTGTGTCGTATGAAAGCAATTGAAGTAGATGATTTGAATGAAACCCGAAGAGGACGCGGTGGTTTCGGTTCTACGGGTATTTAATATGATTAAGTTGACAGTTATGGAGTATATATTGTTTGGGTGTTTATGTTTAGGTACGATATCATTTGCGTTCTTAATGTTGACATTGGCACTTAAACAAATAAGAGATTTGAAAGAAGAAAAGAAATTGTCTAAAACAATCACTGACAAGTACGTGTGCAAAATCTGTGGTAAGCCTGCCGTGGCAAGAACATATCGTAATTTGTGTTCTTCATGTGTTGAAGGATTAAAAGAAAAAATTAAAGAGAGCAACAAAAAAATTGAACTCTTACAAGCATTAAAAGAGTTTAAAGAACAGGGGAATTGTGAATTATGTGGCTCTCAACTTTGTGATGGAACATTAGAATTTGCACAAGGTTGTCAAAAATTTAAAGAATTTGTAAAGGAGAAAAAAAGGAATGAATGATTTGGAATTCTTAACGGTAAAAGACATTCAAAGGATTCTAAAAATCGGTATCAATCAAGCATATAATTTATGCCAACGAGGAGATTTCCCTGTTATGAAGATTGGTTCGGCTTATAGAATACCTAAAGCAGAGTTTGTCCAATGGTGCGAAAATCAGTCTAAAAAGATTTGACACCCGCATAACTTTGTTGTAATATAATATCAAACCATCCGCGCTAAAGGTTTCCAATAGTGACAAATCGGACTGCTATAAAGGCGGTCCTTTTTGTTTGCAAAAAATCCCCGAGGGTTAGTCGGGGATTATCATTAAACAAATCTAACTTGTATCCAATATAAGTTGTAATAAAATTCTCCATCGTTCCAATATCCGTTAGGATAATCGCAATAGAAACATTCTCTCCATACTCTCATATTTTCAGCAGAGATTCCTCCATCGTAATAATCATAAGCATAAATATACAAGTCTCCGTGGTTATAATATAGTGAGTTAGGATTAAAGATTCTCAAAGGTACTCCTCCACCGAAAGTATTATACCAGAAACAATTATATCCTTCGTATCCATTCCAACAATTGTATAAATAATTATTTGCATATAGGTAACGATTATTATGATTATACATATTGTTGTTGTAATACACCGTATTAACTACAGCGCTACGATTAAATGTAATGGTAGCAACAGGGTCCGAGAAGGTGTAGCTATCGAAATATCTCGGTAAATCTCCGTGGCAATCATATTCAAATGCCGTATGTCCACTTACATCAATAGCATTGACAAGAGAAATAAATCCATTTCCGTTAAACATATTTGTTATATAAGAACTGTGTATATCTACGTCGGTTACTTTAGTTCTAGTAAATGCTCCATTGAAAATTTTGACTGATGATGGAATTGTAACGTGTTGTTTAAAATTTGGGCAACCAGCGAATGCACCAGCCATATATTCTACACCTAATGGTATATATATATTTTGATTAAAATTATTACAACCACCGAACATACTGCTCATGTCTTTTACTGTACTCGGAATAGATATGTTTTGATTGAAATAAGGACAACTACCAAACATACCCGATGTCTTTTCTGTACCCGTAGGAATCTGTATGTTGTGAGTCATATTCGTGCGTGAAAAACAACTAGATAAATCTAATGTTCCAGAAGGGAATTGTATGTCTTGGTCAAAATTAGTACAGCCACTAAATGTACCATAAAAATACTTGCCGGATGACGGCATTTTGATATTCTGATTGAGATTCGAACAAGAGGAGAATGTGCCTCCCATATGAATGACACTATCTGGTATGCCTTGGTTTGCATTGAAATTAAAACAACTGCTAAATGTACTATCCATTCGAACTACTCCACCGGGGATTGATTGTCCTGTTCTTAAATTAGAGCAATCAGAGAACGTGCTTTGCATATCTTTTAATCCAGAGGGAAGAGCAATTGCTCTATCGAGACTTTTGCAATTGTAAAAGGTACCATAAAGATTGGTTATACTACTGCTAAATGTCACTGCCGAGTTTAAATTGGTGCAGCCGCTAAAAATATAACCACCTTGTTGTGCATCATAATATACATTGTCTCCAGAGCCTTGCGGTCCATTTGAGGGGAAGGTTGGCACATAAATGGGTTTGTTTAAATTAGTACAATTATAGAAAAGACAATGTATATCAGAGTTTCTCGGCACTCTAATATTTTTATCTAAATTGCTACAATATGCAAAAGCGTATTCCGAATGACTATCATCTGGCAGTCTTATGTTTTGATTCAGATTGCCACAATAATAGAACATATCATAACAGTTTTGATTCACTCCTTGAGGAATGTTGATGTTGCGATTGAAATTATAACACGAATAAAACATCATACTCATATCTGTTGGCATTTGGTGAAAATGGACATTTCCATTAAAGCCAGACATATATGCAAATGCGTATTGATAATATCCGTCAGGAACATTGTTATTGTATTCATCAAGGCATTTGGCATACAACTCTATATTCGCATTATAAAACTTATTATTATATCCGTATACATTCACGCAGTATCTCCACTTTTTGGCATTAACAGGAATATTCAAGTCGCAATTGAAATCATTGCTTGCTACAAGATATTGCATATCTATTAAGTTGCCATAAGGGTCAATATTTATGGGGTGATTATAATTGTCAGCATAAATTAAACTGCCTGCGTTTGTAATATAACTCGGAATATCTACGGGGGAATTATAGTTTCTGCAACCACCAAATAAATAGTACATCGTATTATTTGTGAATATTACATTATCTCCCCAAGTTAGAGAATTAACCATTCCTTGATTATTACCATTAAAGAAATAAGCCATAATCTCCTCCTTTCTACCAACCAGTTATCAATTCTATTTGGACAGGACAGCCTTCGATATAGTTAGGAACAGTGACATCTCCATTATGAAAATATCCTACCCAATCATCAATTTTAACATAATTAACATAGCAGATACCATTGTCAATATGATAGCCAAAGAATCTGCTCCAATCAAAATCATTTCTCTTTGCCCAAATACAAGCCAAATCAAGAAACGATAATTCATAAACAGAGTTGGGTTCAAAGTTTGGGTAATCATTTATCCATTCAAAACTTCTTCCTACTCTGTTTGAGAAAGTCACATTATAGACAGTAGGACCAAAAGCAAGAGTCAAGTAACAATGAGAACTAGGGTTTATGACGATGTTCATGTTTGATGTAACATCTATAAATTTTGTCCACGAACCCAATGTACTTAACTCATCAATTCTATCTTGAACATTACCGCTGGGCTTACAATCCACATTGTTGGCTTGTAATCTGTCTATAATTATTTTTTCAATATCTTTGTAAGCCTTGTCCAGAATCTCCATATTCTTAACCCAAGTATCGAGATTCCAATATCTACTCCCAAGAGGAAGTGTTAAGTGTAAATATCTTGTGGAATCAGCCATCGTCTTCCTCCTCGTTTTCTTCCGGTGGCGTATGGTCAACTACTTCTTCCATAAGCCTACGTCTTAATAACATCATCTCTTGTGCATATGAAGAATTATCCATTATCTCTTAAACCATTTACAATCCAAATGCAAGAATGAAAGTTCATAAGTTGAATTGGGTTGAAAAACTGGTTCTCCTCCTTCCCATACAAAATCTTTTTCAGGTATAGATGCGCTAAAAGTTACTTGAGGTACAGTTGCTCCAAAAGATAGAACGAAATAAATGTGTGCGTAAGTTGCAACTGTTAGGTTTACATCTTCGGTTACTGTCATAATATATAAGTTGTCGATTTGCGAAGTCGATGCTAATTTATCAAGCGCGGTTTGAACATTATGAGCATCTAATCCGCTTTGTGAATTATCATAAGACACAAGGTCTGCGGTTACTTTCGATGTCTTTCCGCTTAATAGGGCATAGGCTTCGTCTAAAATTCTCATGTTATAGTTCCACGTGTTAATAGTAAAATACTCCATCTCCGATGGTAATTCTAAATTTAGGTTCTCGGTATATCTTGCCATTTATTTTCTCCTTTCAATTTATCATCTATATAAAACAAAAAGAGAGTCGTTAGACTCTCTCTCTGTAATGTTTTCACTTTTCAATTGAGCGAATGGCTTCCATAAAAGCTCTTCTTTCTGCTTCAGTTGAAGCGTTAGCCATCATTCTTTCAAGGTCTGCAATTTTCTCTTCACGAGTATGTCTTGCATAATTTCTTGAACTTCCATATGCATAATCTCTGTTATACATATTTCTTCCTCTTGAATATTCTTCGTCACCACGGTTACGCATTGCGTCGATGGTTTCGATGTAATATTCTGTCTTAACGGCTTTATAAACATTGTCAAGTTCTGTGGGAGTTAATTCTCCCTTTTTAACTACCTGACCGATTTCGTCTTCGAGCAGATAGCATAAGTCGTTTAATACGTGCATATCTTACTCCTTTCTTATGCGGTTCTCGTAATACGAACCGAACCATTTGAGACGTTAATTGAGGGTGCAGGGTCTGCTTCTGTAGAAATATATCTTACTGCGACAGTAAAGCAACAACCGCGTGGTACAGTGATTGAAGTCGTACTGGTTATATTACCTAATGTGTCAACATCAGTAGGAGAATAAGTAGCAATACTTTCTTCCTTTACTTCCCCATTCTCTGTGATTCCGATAGAGATGGGCACTACGGCTTCTCCGTCTTCGGGAATGGAAATGTTGCCATTAAAGGTAACGATATATCTTGCGAAACAGTTATGTGTGATTCCCCGGAGAATAAAAATTCCAGAGCCGTCATCGTGGTAAATTCCACCATTAGGGCAAGGAATAGAAGCATTGAATGGGATAGCATTGTTCAATGATACTGTAACAGGGCTATCTGCAATATATTCAGCCATTGAATCACCTCCTACATGCCACAGCTACATCCGTTGGTGCAAGAGAAGATATTTGTTTTTCCGTAAACCGGAACAGCCGGTACGGGGCAATTGCTTAATCTTGTATACAAATTATCTACAGCCGAATTCTGTCCTTGAAGGAGCTGTGCGGTCTGTGCAGTTTGAGAAGCATTAAGTGTTGCCATATTAAGTTGTGTGCGGAGATTTTCATTTTCTCGTTTGAAATTGTCTAACTCCAATGCACAGATTTTATCCAATATTGCTTGGGTCTGAGCCGTATTTGAAGCGATGATATCTCTAACACCGTTGTTTACGGTCTGTCTGTCTGAGCACGCTTCTGTTGCTACAGTATACTTGAGGTCTGCAATAGACTCTCTGTTAGAACAGCAACAATTCTGAAGGCTCATAGCGAGATTATTTAACTGACCAGAAAGATTCTGGTTGTCTGCAAATCTCTGATTCATTGAAGCAATCTGGTTAGAGTATGCGGTCTGCATAGCGTCCATAGCACGATTACAATCTGCTACTTCAGAAGAAGCAAATCCGTTAGAAATTGATGATTGAATTCCGCTAAGCTGGCTTGAAAGACCTGAAGTGTCAAAGCCACGATTAACATCATTCTGTGTTGCCGTATTCCACATATAAGGAAGTACACCTTCGTTGCCGCCAAAGCCGCCGAAGCCATTACCCCAACCGCCCATAAGAGCGAAAAGGAATAATATAACCCACCAGCCACCAAAGCCTCCACCGAAGCCGTCTCCACCATTACACATAGGAGATACGGGCATTACGATATTACCATTGTCTGATAACATAGTTTCTCCTTTCTACCAATAACTTTTTTGGTTAGCGGCTCATCACTTTTGATGAGTCGGTTTATTTACAACTTTTGCGCAAAGTAGTTGTATCAAATTTTAAACCCAAACATTTTGGCTTGTTGAATAATTTGGTTTAATGTATTTTGAGACATCTTTCCATTATTGAGTAAATATTGGACTGCCTGCTCGGGATTATTAGCATATTCTTGAGGTATGTTTACATTTCTATTCACTAACCATTGCATAGGATTGTTTTGGAATCTGTTAAACTCACTCATTATATTGTTTCCTTGCGTTGAATTAAAAAGATTATTTGGCATTTGTTTTCTCCTTCTTCTCTGGCTTTGTTATCAATTCCATTAAGTCATCGAATTTATCATTAAGAGAATTCATTGCTGCATCAAATGTATCTTTCTCAACATAATTCTTCGCTTCGATTTTCGGAGTATTATCTCTTTCTATGTAATCAAGAATCTTAAGAGGAAGCGGTCTGCCCATAATATCAACTGATTTGATATACAAGCAAGGGTCTTCCGAATCAAAAATAGGAACTGTATGACCGGGAGCAACAGGAAACGATTTCGCTCCTACTTCTCCTTGACACCAATTCATATCGTTTTGGGGATAATAGTTGTACATACTCACACCTCCGAAAAATAATATAACGGTACTTCATCTCCACAATCGTAGATGTCATAATAGTTTCCATCAACAACAGAAACTGCGTGACCATCTAATATTAGAATGAAATTACCTTTTGGGTTATCTCTACAAAAGTCTTTCACTGAATAACAGTTAGGACAAGTGTTAGGTATGATATGTTTTTTAAAACCTTGCTCCTTAAGATAAGCACCCCATACAGAATTGCTTGAGGGCATATCTTTCAATATTCTTCCTAAACGGGTGATGCCATCGTATACATCTACCCAATCGGACTCAGTTGAATGTGCTATTGCTCTTACTACGCAATCTCCAACGTGCTTATTATAAGGATTAAGATTTTTATAAACATACATATCACACCTCAACCGAGCGAGTTTTTGCCTTGTTTGCATAAGGACTTTCTCGGGTAAGACCACTTGTCTCGCTCGGTGTGAGATAATAATACAACAAATTTCGGAGTATGATTTACAATCTTTTGTTCGACTTTTTATCGAAAATATGCAACTAATTTTTTATAAGTTTTTTAGATTAAAGGTATAAATTTTATCCTTGCCCCGCAAGAAGCCATTACAAATTCGCATTGCATACCCTTACGGACGAATACTTCTTTAGAGAGAATGGGAATAGATGGACGTTTTTCAAAAGTAAATCCTGCCTGTCCGCTTGCTCCGTAGATATTAACTTGAGCAAACTCCTCATCGCTCTCAAATTCGAGCATAACATATCCAGCGGATGGGAACACATACTTATTATCTTTTGTATGCGTCTCGTCTATCTCTGTTATTTGTCCAAACCCATTACTGTCAATATCAGGTTTATCATCCCAATATGCTATATCGTCATCTGTAATAGACATGGTTGCAAAAGGAATGTCTGATAAAGAACGTACTCCATCGCCTATTTTGATACGAGGTATATCTATTCCATTCTCTGTACGATAATCGGAATAAATATAAAGCACTCCCTTACCAGATAAGAAGTCTGGTATCTTTGCCCATTCTCCCATAGAATGACAAACAACACACCTACTACAAGTGGTAGATTCTTGTGTGTTTATATGTCTTACATTTCGTCGCAATACTTCGTCTATCTTTGCTCGTATCTTACGCATATAGACGGCAACATTGGAAGCGGACATTCCTAATACGTCAGACACATAAACGTCTGTTTTGCCTTTGGCTTTTAATTCAAAGATTTGACTTTCCGTATCGGAAAAATTACACTCCATTCTGAATAAATCTAAGTCTTCTTCTAAAAATAAATTAAGCTGCATGGTACCTCCCTATTCTTTCCATGTTTTTTTAGAATACAATATAGTTTTTACAACACATCACAAAATCAATGTAATAAATATAATTACATCGATTATTCTTCTTCCAATAAAGGATGTTCAAAGTATTTGCTTTCCCAAAGCATACCTTTGTTTGTCATTAAAGCTGCTGAATGACAAGGCAATGTTGATACTGCGGCATAAGCCAATATAGTGTAATACTTGTTGTAAGCCGCTTCGATAGTCGGAAAACTATCAGTCAACGTTGCCACCGTACCATCAGCATTAGTCTGCATTTCAATTACTACGTATTTTTCGTCCATTTATTTGTCCTCCAATATTTTTAATCTTTGTTTAAGTAATGCAATTTCTTCTTTAAGCAAAGAAATCTCTTCTTTAAGAGAGTTAATATCTTCTTGTTGAAGTTGTTCCGTCTTAATTATAGGTGCTATGAACTCTTCATAACGAAGACCGTAGACGTATTCACCCGGTATTGGCACTTGCTTTTTATCATATATAGGATTTCCTTTAGAATCTCTTTGCCCTGAGAATACTGGAATATCTTTTAATTTTTTATCTTTGCAAAAAGCAGCAATGTCTATAGCCGTTATTCCAAGTTCTTCTAGTGAATCTTCGACATCTTGAGCTATCATGCCATAATGGGTTCGTCCAGAGTCTCCATCTTTAAATTTGTATGAAACTGGGTTAAGTGACATTATTAAAGTTCTAGCAAATTCATCAAGCGAAACAATATCTTTCTTTTCTTTCCTATCAGATGTTGAAATTGCAGAATTTGATGAATATATTTGTCCCCATCTTTCACTACTTTGACCAAGAGTCAAAGATTTATCAGTAAATGGCTTAAAAGTCCAAGCATTATTGTAAACGCCTAATGCTACTCTATAATTTGTTTCACCACTAGCAGAAGTAGTTGCTGATATTGTTAATTGTTGATTACCAGCTTGTATTAAAGTTATTTTTCCATTCAAATACAAATAATTATTACCTATTTGAAATTGGTTAGTACCATTACTTGCCCAAAACATTCCATTGCTCGGATTAAAATATATTCGACCTTTTCTTGCCCCCTCTACTCTATCTGCATCATCAGCATTTACAGAATATAAAACTCTATATGCTGCATTGCCTGTGGTGTTAGTCTGTGCTACATTGGCATCTGAAAAAACGGCATTCGATGGTACTGATTTTCCTATTGTATAGCCATTAAAATATCCAGCAAGGATATTACTCTTTGATGTATCGTTACTATAATTACAAAATTTATACGCCATACTACTAACAGCAGCTGCTTGTTCAGTATCAGCATTTCTATAATTGAAATAACAAATAGATTGATTACCACCACCGAAATTAATTTCGTTAGTATGAGTATATTTCAAATTACCATCAAATGCAGTAGATTTTGTTACACCATTTACTTCTAACTTATATGATGGCATTACATCATTTTCTATTAATTTTCCAATAGATACACAATTATTTTTAATTTGTAATCCTGGGATTAATGATTGCCATCTATTATTAGCAACATTTGCTCTATCTTCACCATTTACCCATATGAAACTAGACTTACCTTGTTGAGTTGCATAAACCATTGCTTCGTTTCCAGCTGTTTCATATGCTTCATAACAATACCACGATGAATTGTTTCTATGTACTATTTGAACCATATCAGCATTAAATGATAATGCTCCTGTCATAGTATCGCCAGACTTAGACACTTTTGTAGAAATATCTGGTATATCCGAACTTTTTGTAAATATGCCAGTAGCAGTTACCGAATAATTCCCGGTTGTTTTTCCGTCGATTATTGCGTATCTAGGATTCACAGAAGTTCTTGTGGACATAAATAAACAAAATAGTCCAATATTACTATTTCCGTTATTAGGTGCATTTAAACAAGCACCAATAGTATTACACCATCCAGTCATTCCAACACCAATATCCGTAGAAATATTTATTGGTCCTTCAAATGCTTTATTATTACCACTATTTAAACATAATGCGACTAAATCATCCAAAGATGACACCGTAACATTACCAACAACTCCTAGTGCTCCAACATTATTAGCACTGATACTAACATCTCCAGTCCGATAATTCTGTTCCGCAGAACCTTTTACGCCAGTTACTGAACTCGAACCGGGAAATGTATATCCAGTTCCATCAATTTCAATTCCGCTTAAAGTTTCTGTGGTGCTCTGTGGATTGGCTGAAACAACGCTCTTGCCACTCCAAGCCGTTTTCTCGGTATCAGTTACAAGTCTATGAGTTGAATCATCTGATAAATCCGAAAGGGAATCTGGAATCAAACTATCAACTTCAGTTTTGGTGTACATCAAACCTTTTAGTTTTGTAAGAAAATATTGCAGGACGTTCTTAGGTAAAATATCCCATGACATAAGCAATCACCGTCCTTACCATTCTTAACTACCGAATACAGTAGCAAACATCGTATCAATATCGCTTGTGGTTATCTCAACAAGGTCACTACTCTGTACATAACCGCTTAAGTCAATAGAAGTCTCACCAATCTTCTCATAAGCAGAGTCTGAAGATATCCAAATATACTCTTCATAGACGTTGCCTGTAGGTGGAGTTCCTGACTTCGGTAACAAATATATAACACCATTCTCACCAGTTTGAGGGAGAGCCTGTACTTTTCTAAATTCAACACCGACAACAGAGCCTACTGCATCATCAACATACTGCTTAATTACCTTATTTTGAACAGCATTTTCCGATACATCTGACATCTGTGTATCAATTGTTATTCCTTGAGGTTCAGGAGCGTATACATTGATAGTAGTTCCATCAATAGTAATCTCACCTATCTTTGTTCCCTGTGCTAAAGTCTGGGTAAAAGAAGTAGCTGTAGCACCAGCAGAAATTCCTTCAAGTTTAGTTTTAAGAGCGGAAGTAAAGTTCTCATCTGATAACTGTTTTGTTCCGTCCTTAGCAACCCATCCAGCCTGTAAAACGGCTTTGAGTTTTGTTAATATGTATAAAGTATCGACAGAGCCGATATAGTTTATTGTCTGTGACATTACATTCCTCCTCTTAAATGCCAAATACTGCGTTAAACATTCTATCTATTTCTGCGTATGCTAATTCGTTGTCTGCGTCTACTGCTCCAACTTCTTCTGCCGTGTAATTAGGCTTACTGGGTGTCTTTGCCCATTGCGGAACAGTAGGGTCTACTTCGTCTAAATCATAGGTTTCCGTATTAACCTTAATAGTTCTCATATGACCACTTGGTTCATCGGGAGGGTTAACTATAACCGTTGAACCCTCTCCGTTACCAATTAAAGTTCCTGTTTCTAATGTTGCTCCTATTTCCGAGTTCTGCGGTGCTACATCTGCTTCTAACAAATCAGGTGTTTGTATTTCTCCGTCAATGTTAGAAGTAGTTGTAATATCCGCTTCAAGAGGTTTACTATCTATTAAATCCGCATCAATATGCAGAGTAGTATTTATAGTACCGTCTATCATAAGATTTCCTCATTAAGAGTTCTACCCATTTTTATTGAGTAGATTTTCGTAGGAGCAACTCGTCCGCTATTAAGTTTAATACGGATTTGTAAGTTGAGCATACCATAGTCATATGAGAGTGTATCAGCTTGCGAAAGTTCGATAGAAATAGTTTTGTTTTCTTGGTCAATCGTTGGGTCATTAAATACCTTTTGATTGCGTCCTCTGTCATCTTCGAGAGTAACTTGTGCTTTTGCTATATCGCTCATTTCAAAGTCAATATTACGAAGATGAACCATAATAGTAGGGGTAGTTCCCCTATATATCTCCACTTTTGTGGGGATAATTTCACAAGTAGGAATCACTTATAGTCCCTCCTTATCCGTTTATAAGTTTGTCCCAAGTCTTCGGACCAACTTTACCGTCTACCACAAGCCCAGAATCTTTCTGGAATTGTCGAACCGCCTTGTCGCAACCGGGACCAAAAACTGAGTCACAACCTTTAGGGTCATATCCTTTGCTTACAAGAATCCGTTGAAGTTTAAGAACATAAGAACCCCTCGTGGTATACGTTTTTGTTTTTGCATTATATACCATACGCAATAAGGGATATTTGCTCACATCTACTTTGGTAGGTTGAGAAGGTTGCGTTGTACCAGAGTACGAAACCCAAGGAGTAAATAATCCGTGTTGTGTCCATACTCCTCTCGCTTCACCGCCTTTGCATTCGCGTCTTGTTCCGTTGGTATCAACCCAAGAATAAACTACACCGTTACCAAATGCAGGTGTACATTCGATTACATTATAGGTTTTGCCATTACGAACAACTTCTTTGGCTATATACGTGCCAACGTGTCCAGACATATACAGTAAAGAAACGGCATTAAGTTTGGTAAAGTCTTTAGAAATATTAGAGCATTGCTGTAAAAGCCTATACTCCGAACAATCACCCGTGTTACTTAAGTTTGCTTGATAATAACCAACGGTGTTGTTATTAATGTCGTAGCCGTTCAATAAAGCCTTTAAGAGATTATTGCAATCAAAAGACCTTGCAAGTTCGTTATAAGGATTATAGTTCCATCTAGTCTTTTTACTTACAATATCTGAAAATTCTTTTTGACTTTTAGGCGGTGCAACCAAACCTAAATTATACGGATATTTATTTTTATAAAATGTTTTTTTATTAGCAAGTGTTTCAAGTCTTGCGACTAATTCATCACTTGTCATAATTACTTTTGCCATATACTTCTCCTTTCAATCATTAATTTATTCATTGTATGCAAATACTACTATTGTATTATCAGCAACTGTACCTCCTGAATATGTAAAGTTTAAAGTTGTTGAATCGCTTGTAAGTTCTTGAGATGCGTGATAACTGTATCGGCTAAACTTGTCGCTTTCTACTGTTAATGGAATACTTGTTCCGTTCATGGCAAGCGTTATGCTGTTGGAATCGGTCGAATCCATACCAACAAATACAACAATATGGTCATAAACTTTACTTAATTCTATGCTAATGTTTGATACATCAATAGTTGCTCCGATTTCATATTCTGACGGAAGTCTGCTCATTCCAATAGCACCGAACATATCATAATAAGCACCGCCATCTGAGTAAGGGAAATATCCTATCAAAGTCTTATTGCTTGGAAGTCGAATAGCAATTCCTGCTGAAGCATATCTATTGCCTGATAATCCATATATTTCACTTGCACCGCCGAGAGCGTTTACAGAAATAGCACCTGTATATACATTATCTGCAATCAATCCACAAATAAATGCTATTTGATAATCGTTTGTAAATGTTACAGAAACAGGAACTGACCTTCCGCTTTGGTCTTGCACTATTGAATGTAAAATCTCTTTTTCGAAAGGAACAATTGGTTCTGGAGCTTCTTTTACATCAAACTTAATAGCTGTGTAAGTACAAGCTTTTCCTTGCGTATTTCCACCATTTACTCGATACTTAAATCCAGTATCTGTTAAATCCGTTATACCAGTTTCTCCTTCTACACTTTCTGGAGTAATTGCATAAATAACAGATTCCATCGGTCTTAAATCCCATACGGAAGCTGGATGGTCTGTTTCTTCATACCAAGCAGTGCTTAAATATGTTGCTCTTGTGAATCCATTACCAAATTCCATATCAACCATAACAAGGTCTGGTTTAAATCCACAGTCTACTTCTACTTTTTGCTGAGATGCAGTACCTGATGTAAATGAGCCTGTTGCCTTGATGTATTTACTACCACCAGCTAAAATATCATCAATGTTAGTACCCATGAGGTTTTGCCATAAGTTATTAACTTTAGCAAAGGAATCAAGAATCCCACCATCAGTAAATGCGTCAGGGTTAACAAACGGATTTTCTTGATAAACAGGAAAGCCTTGTGTTGAAACGGGAGATTCTGTTAAATCAAGAACTCCGTAAAATGTTCCTGCTTTATATTGTGTCCAACCGGGAATATAGGTATGTAATGTCATACCATCTCCCCAATCTCCTATTGCAAGTAATCCTGTTTGTGTTGTTGAATCTGCCGTGTCATAAGTGCAACAAGCCTTTAAATATCCACTTGTTATATCGCTTAAATAAGCAAGCAAATCAGTGTCCGTTATAGCAATACCGCTTGAATCTTTCGTAAGTCCGACAATATATAATTTTAAATCAGTAGCATCATTTTTGTTTTCAACAACAACTATCTTATTATCCATAAAATAATGCTTTTCATAACTACCATATTTCAAATATAATTGTCCATCACCGCCAATACTAGAAGAAGGGTCAGAAGTACCTTTAAGGATATTGGCTATTTCGGTAGTTCCAATAGCCATGCGTTTAGACTTCACTCCGTCTATATAAATTGTAGCCATAAAATCTCCTTTCGCAAAGATAGTGAGAGGTATTTCACTCCCACTATCTTAAGTTTGTTTAATGTTTGTAATTTTCTTTAAGAATGAACAATTACTTGTGCTGAAGCTTCAAGCCATATTTCATCAATGTAATAATAAGCATTCTCATCTGTATAATTTTCTGCCCCTAAAAATATTCCGTCTGTATTATATAATGCAATTAATATAAATAAATAATCCGTTCCACTGCTTATATAATCAGTATTATACGAATATCTATCTGTTCCATACTGAATAATGTCATATAAATTTTGAGTGGGAACATTTCTTCCTGTTTGTAATGGGTAACTATTTATATTTCCTGCTCTGACTTTTAGATAAACGCTATACTGTGTTACACTGCTATCCAAGCCACTCACATCATCAACTACTACACCAGCATGAGTTCCTGTGCACTTTAAACTTCCGTTTTCTACGGATGTTTTATATCCATATAAACTTAAAATATCTTGATTTTTCCATTCACCATCTTTAAACAGATATGTCCTATCATCTGGCTGTGGACTTCCGCCACTTATTTTACAAGGGTAATTAAAGGTTTGTCTCTCTCTATCCGTAGGTACATCCGCATCTGTTCTTTCGTCTAACAAATCCCAATTCGTTCCGTCAACACTGCTATATAATTTCCACGAAACAGGGTCACGACTGATTTCATCATTAGCAGTTACAAAACAATATGACGAAGTGTTTGTCAATGTGATTGTTTCACCTAAATTGATAATAATATTACACTCATTCTCTTGGACGCTTCCCCAATCTTGTGTGTTAAATTTTGTGTTAGTGTTATCATCAATTAACTTATCAATAGTTTCTCCCGAAACGCCTGTCATATCGCTTGAAATAGAAACATTACTGTTCCAAACATATTTCTCTGCATTTTGATATAATCTAAATTCAGCGATTTGTATACATCCACCAGCAGGAACACTTCTTGACTTTGTAATTTGCCATTTAAGATAAGAAACAGTCTTAGGTGGATTACTAGCATAAGTGATTTCATCAACGTTAGTACCTATAAGGCTTTGCCATTGGTCGTTAACTTTGGCAAAGGAAGACAAAATAGGGCGACTTGGCATATCCAATATGACAGATGAACTAATATCAAAATTACCAGTTCCGTCGTTAGAATAAAATTCACCACTAACTGCTTCAAACATTCCTATTTCGTTAGTTGCGTTATTTACAGCAGGAATAAAGTATTTGTGCAATTCTCCGCTTTTCCATATTTTTATATAATATATTCTCGCATTAATTGCCGGAGAATGCTGTTGCATAGTAAATATAGATACTTCCAAGCTCGCAGGAACTCTGCTCCAATTGGGGGTTGCAACACTAGTTCCATCTAATAGCAATTCAGATTGAGTTGCTTTATATATATGGTCATCAGTATCTATCGACAGACTTGCAGTGCCTCCTCCTCCAACATAAAATAAAGTATTGCCATTATACACTTGAACATCTGTGTCTTGATTTGGAGAATAAGCTCCAAAAAAAGCGGTGTTGTTTGCAGGGGTGCCTGTCCATTTGGCTTTTATTTCAAATTCACAATCTGAACTCCAATAAAATCCAGTATTAATATATGGTCCAGCCGTACTTCCAACTTCAATGTATTCTCTTAATGAAAGGTCCGCATACTTCAAATACAACTGTCCATTATCGCCAATAGAAGAAGCGGGGTCAGAAGTTCCTTTGAGGATATTTGCTATTCTTGTTTCTACTTTATTACTTTTAAAATAAGCCATTATGATATCCTCACTTTCACATTAAGATTTTCTGCTTGAGCAGGGAAGGTAACTTTCACTCCATAAGCGCTATTTCTTCCGTAAATTTCCATCTCTCCAACAAAGATACTTGCGCCACCATAAACAGTAAACGCGGTTTCACTATAAAGTCTGACATAGGAATACTGATTACTATCACAAGTGAAATCAAGTTCTATTTCTTCGCCATAAGGTGCGCTAATAGAAACAGCAGAAGATATATCTGTCCAGCTTGTTCCATCATTCGAACCTTGAATCTTTGCAGAGCCTGTATAGGCTCCATTATTACAGTACACATATACTTTAACTTCGTCTATGTACTTTGCAGTAGCAAAATGATATTGTAACCAACAAGGGGCATCTCCGTTTCCCGGAAGCCAAGCATAATACGGGCTCGCATAAGTGCCACTTGACACGCCCTTTATTCCATCGAATGCTTTCCAAGGTACCACCTCTGCCGTATCATTAGAAGAAGCCGTAACTTTGGTATCATCAGCACTTGATAAAATATCGTTTATCAATGACGGTTCATTAGCAAGTACCATATCCGTATGGCTGACTTCAATAGGGTCTGTGAAAGCCTCAAAAGTTGAATTGTCCGTTATGGCATCATCGCTCAAAATTATTTCTGTTTCTCCCGCGGGTAAGACTCCCGTTATATCTTTCCAAGGAAGTTCCTCTTCGTCAGTAACATTAATAATTCCTACCTTTTCTGCTTCTGTTAATTGGTCAAATTCTGCTTTAGTCATAGAACGAGAAACTTCAACAACTGTTTTTCCATTTGTAGAATCATCACGTGAATATGCTCCTCTGAATTGTAAATTACTTTCTTGAGCAAGAGATGTTCCATTATCGTCTAAAATAGTATGACCACCACCACCGCTACTTTCGCCTACATTTATTGGATAAAAAGCCATTATGAATCACCTCCTGTCACAAAGTCTATTCCATCTATGGCAACATTATAGGAGCCATTAAGACCATTATCATAATAACTCATATTTCCCGTAATCATTCCATCAAAGAACATAATGTACAGATAAGTATTCGTTAGATTCGAAGGAGTACAAGGGATTTCAAGAGTGTAATCTTCTTCTTCGACGGTAGAATTATTGTTCTCAAATTGATAGAATCCCGGTATCCTTAAAAATCCATCACCGCCACCAGTTGAACCAGAATATAAAGTATCGCTATTTATGAATCTTACACCAGTATATCCGCTCATCCTAAAGGTATTAAAGTGTAATTTAAGTGCCGACAGAGTAGACGGAATAGCCCCTACCATGTTGCTTATATTGATACCAATTGCACCTAAAGTTGTCCAATCGATTCGAGTATCATTTCCTGAAATCTGTAAGCCATCGCCTGTATCATTTACAGAAGATACTGCATCATCATAATAGAACCAAGATTTATCTGTCTGCAAATGACTTAAATCAATGTCATAAGTATGATTTGTATTAACCTTAGTCACTCTAACCATAACATCTAAATTCTCTGTCTGTACGGGGAATGTCAAAGTAACACTACCCTTGGCAATAACCATATTAGTAGCCTTAACTCCCACTTTGCTCGCATAAGGATTAACAACAGAGTTTGCCTTAATCTTACTACTTGTTAAAACAATTTGTGTTTGTCCTGCTTCAAGAGTTCCGACAACATCTGTCCATTCTGCTGAGCCACCGCCATTAAACTTCAAGCCGTAGATTTCTTTTACATACCAACTATTATTATTGGCTATGCATTCTAATTCATCAACATCATTTACTCTGTAATAGGTGAACCAAGCATCATTATAAACACCGAATGCTTTTGCTGTTCCTATTGCGTTCTCCATGTCTCTCGCCGAGTAAATTGCATTTTCCGTGTAATCTACTCCATTGTAAGTGTACCAAGAAACAAGCTCAACCATATCAAAATCTGCAATGCTTTGGCTTAATGATACAACTGTTTCTGTTTCAGATGCGACATATAATTGCGTTCTTTCGAATCCGCTATCTCCAGAACCACCTCCAACAATCTCATAAATATCATTTCCAATTTGAATTTTGGTTAAAGTATCTGTTGCTTCACCTTCGGGGTTAGCGATAACAGTTGTTCCACTGCTCGTACCTATATAACCATAATCAGACGTACCCTCACTAGGATATGGAGTATCATCATTTAATACATCAATAAATCTACCAACGTTTCCCTTCCACTGTGACGGAACCAAATCATATGTTAAAACATCATTTTTATATATTTTGATTTCTCCAATGGTACCAGAACCCCTATAGTTAGAACCAAATACGCATATAGGTCTATGAACAGAATGTTTTGCTGGTGTTTGTGATGTATAAGTCGTTCCATTGACAATCATGTAATCATATCCAAGCTCAATGTAGTCATAGTCCTCAGTGCTTCTCGGCGCTTTAATGTATGTATAATCGTTTGCTACAGCATAACTATAAATCGGTTCCCCGTTTTCAACAGTCATATACAACAGATAATCGCTATTACCAGCAAAAGAACTACCAATTATCGTTTGATTATCAGCGGCAGCATCACTGCTCCAAAACTTAAATTGAATCTTAAGAATATCATTTTCGTCCGAATAAACAGGTAGAGTAGAATAACAATTTCCATCTGCCGTAAGATATCCACCTTCATCAGAACTTGTAGGAATCTCATAAATATCATTTCCAATTTGGATGGTATTTAATTCACCTGTAGGAGTTCCTTGGGGATTAGGTATAACTGTAGTTCCGCTACCTCCAGATGGAATATTGTAATTAGTTCCACCTATGGCAATCTTTGTCAAATCTGTACTTGCAGTTCCAGACGGGTTTGCTTCAACTCCAACAAGTCCTGAAAGTTTGTTTTTTTCTGTAGTAGTATAGTTGTTGTCTGTGTGAACATAACTTGCATCTGCTACAAAGTTAGAGTCGTTGGTCAAATCAGATGTTTTTGTAGGTGGAGTGGGAGCATATACATTCTGAGGAACTCCGTCTATTTCAATTTCGGCAATCTTCGTTCCGCTTGATTGTATCTGTGTCCATTCAACACCTGTGGCTTCTTTTTCGACTGCATTAAATGTAATATTACCACTTGTAAGAGTTCCCATGGTGTCACCTTCATCGTAGTAAGTACCACCATTTTCAAAGGAACCTGTCTTTGCAACGAAATTAAAACAAGCATTGTTTCTATCCCAATTGATAGTTACGTTCTGATAATCACCTGTTGTCCAACCGGCAATAATTTGGGCATACTCAACAATCACAGCGGTTGTAACTGTTTCTCCGTCCGTCCATTGAACATATAAAGTATAGTTGGCTGCTGCCGAAGAACCATCAGTAAAGAATGTATACACTTCTCCTGTTGGTATATAGCCACCGCCACCCCCGGATTCGTCTGCGTTCTCCCATTTGCCAGTCGTTGCGTTATATTTAAGCACTTGTCCGTTTGACGGATTTGCCAATGTGACATCAGTTAAATCATTTAGTGCCGAAGCTCCTCCAGAAGAAGCAGGCGCATAAATAGTATAGGGCGTTCCATTGATAGTGATAGTACCAACAGCAGTTCCAGAAACTAATGTTTGAGTAAACGATGTTGCCGTCGCATTAGGTTGAATAGCAGATAATTTATTCTTTTCAGTTGTCGTGTAGTTATTATCTGTATGGACATAGTTAGCATCCGTAATGGCTAATCCAGCGAATTCGTCTATCTTATCATAGTTACTATTGATAACATCAACATCAACTCGCTCATTACCCGCGGGCTTAACTAATTCCAAATTTGTTGTAGTTGTACTCACGATACTCCTTTCCACTTGGTATCAATGAAGTCGTCCCAAGTTTTAGCACTGGCTTCTGTCCAAGTATAATCGTACATAAATTCTTCGATGTCCTTTGTATAAGAGATGGTTAAGTATTTTACATTACAGTTAATACTCGGACATACATAAATTTTACCATTCTCTTGCTTGATTTGTGTTCCACCACTTATTGCTCCGTCTGTATATTCTCCCTTAATAAGCATATCTATCTCATTGGGAGCATCGCATACTTCATTCCATTGTCCTGCCGTACAAGACACGGGGTTACGCATAACAATAGTGGATTGATAAAGTCTTTCATTGTTAATCCAAGTGATTCCTAATAGTTGTTCTATCTCGGAATAATTAACACCAGAAGCGGAAGCCGACAGAACTCCGTCAGCCACCGTTACTGATATACCATCTGGTTTAACAATACCAAAACTTTCTAATGTTGCTTTTTCTGTTTTCTTGACAAACGTATTATCAAGATGTGTTTTGAACCTCTGCAAGTGAGGTTTATCGACTAATCCTTTTCCCATAAATCCTCCCTTACATTAAATCCTGATTACCGTATAATTCAGAGTTTCTAAAGCCACTCATATACTTGTAGGTCATAAGATACAAATTGCCCGGTTCTCTTCTGTACAACGGATAGAATGTAGACATATTAATTGTCGTTGTGCCTTGGTCAAAATCGTGAGACACTGATTGAACAATAAAATCGTCAACAAAATTATAACCGCTTTTCTTATAACTAATCTTCATATTAGGTTCTACAAATGGCATTAATTTAGTTGTGATAGAAACTGTATCAGACAATCTTGCGTTCTTCCAGTTCTCGTATTCGGCACGCTCAATAGCCAATTCGTCCGAACGGATATTTGAAAACTCTCCGTCGGCTTTAACATCAAGTCTATCTCCTAATTTCTGTACAACAAAAGGAGAATCGGGTTGAAGTGTAAATGTAACGTGTCGGCAATTCAAAAAGATTTTATAATAATCTTCCGAATACTTCATAACATATCGCTGAACACCCATATCATCTATATACGGAACTTGTGGACCTACTTCCCCATTGGTCAAAACATTGAGAGCGTGCGCTTGTGCCACACCTACATAATAAATTTGGTGAGTATAATTATCATCGCTGATTCTTATCTTTGCAATTTGGAATACGTGTATCTCATTCAAATCAAAATAGTTTGCACCTATAGGCTGTTTGGTAGAAAAATCAATTATAGGCAACGGAGACAAATCATTGATACGCATCATTTGAGCCGTATTACTGTTCTCTACGAACTTAACACCAAACCTAGTAGATGTTCTGTAATCGTCAGAATATCCGTCTAATATAACTACGTAATCACTGCTTGCAATATTGGCTTTGTTTAAGAAAATAGCAGCATAAGAATCTGGCAATCGTCCCCAATTATCATAATTGCAAGTATAGAACGCTTGCCCCGAATAATATTGCCCGCCTAAACTCCAAGAAGATAAATAATCATAAGCAGAAGACAAAATTAATGTATGATTGCTAAAGGAAATATGTATGTCATACCAGTCTTCGTTTGTATTTGTATATTCTCCAAACGTATAAGTCTTCTCTTTGCTATATGTACCAGAACCCGGAACACCAGCACCCATTATAGTTCGAACCAATCGAACACTATAAGTAGAAGATTCTTGAGAAGGTGTTCCAAACCAAACTTGATATGAAAAATCAACTCTGTCCGCGTGTACTACACTATTGGCATACCAATCGGCATCAAGAGTTGCTCCCCATACTTCGCATACATTACGAACAGTAGTAAGGTCTGTAGATACATTCTCGGATATAACCATATCTATATAATCTTCATACTGAAAATCATAGTCTTCGGTATATTCGCTCGGTATCATATTTACTCTAAAAGTTCCGTACTCATCGAAGTATGCTTCATAGTTAGGATAAAGGTTTACGAGTTCGGATATAATGTCCCAGTTCGTACAACCAATAGAAAATTCAAGGTCATAAGGAACTGTATTCCACAAAGGATATCTTGCTCTATATTCTTGCCAATTCCATTCTGGATGGTCTGGGTGTGGCATACAATAATATTCGCCTATGTCGTCAACCACATATCTATTCATTCTAGGACCACCCGGCACATATTCTGTAATTCCGCAAGCTTCCAATTGTTTTGTTATATAACCTTTAATTGTACTATATTCCAATGGTTCTCCAGTTTCGGGGTCTTCTTTATACGCAGGACAGACAATAGTAGGAGCGCCACCAATTTGTCCATTGATAGTTCCGTCTAACTTTGCCATCCAATCCGACAATTCAATTGTCATCAAGTTCGTTGATGAATCATAAGTTGCATTTGCGCTCGTATAAAGAAATTCTCCCATATGGAAAGTTACACCATTGACATACAATGTTACAGTTACATTTTTATTTAACCACACAAGTGATTGCTCGGAGATATTGGTTATTTGGTCTGTAGGAGTTATGCTAAAAGAAGCAGTTCTTCGTACTGCTGAATTACCATCAAGGTTAATACTTCCCCCGTTACATATACCTTTAAATTCATCAATATATGTTCCGTCTTGTTCACTAACCGTTAAAGTAATATTGGCACGAATAATATGCTTCCTAACAGCTTCCCATTGTGCAGGCGTTATCATGTACCACTCCAATATTTACTGGGAACATTTATAAGACCGTTTTCGTACAAATCGTTTTCCGATTCGACTTCTCCGATTTCAATCCAACCGAATTCAATTTGTCTTGCACCGTCTACTTCCGCAGTAGAAAATAAACTGCTATCACTTATTCCATCAGATTTAATTCCGACTAACCACATTTCTCCAGAAACAGATTTGAGAAGTTTACCTAATCCATTGCAAAGGAATGAAACAAACTTCTCTCTGTATTCCCAGTTTTGGTCTGTCTCAAACTGAATATTGTTTTCTTCTCCAACCATTTTAAGCCATACTCCTTGAGCAGTACCCTCTTTATATTGGGCATTGCCTATAGAATAGTAACTTGGTTTCTTTGTCATTAAAGGTGTGTTTAAAACAAATGGTCTTATTGTATTGGTATTGATAGGAAAAGCATTTAACGGTGTCGCATATGTCTCTCCGCTATCCTTGATAACCAATAAGTCAAACATACATTTAATTTCAAAGGTTTGTGATTCGATAATATTATAGCTCGTCGAATCTATGTCGTGTATATAGTCAACTTTGTATTGATAAGTAACATTATTTCTACAAAGATAATCGTCAAAAGTAAATGTTAAGTCTGCCGTCGTACTTACTGTTTTGAGGTATACGGAAACAAACACAAACTTTGATGATATTTTCTTACTAATTCTAACTTTATTAACTCCCGAAGGTATACTCCCGGGAGATGTTTGTACCGTAATGCACCCGTAATGTGGGTGATTAGTACAAGATACGTTTATCGCCATATTCCCTCCTTATGCAAACATAGCATCTATTTCTTCATTCGTGATTATATCATCATCACCAATGCTACCACCTTCTCCTGTCTCTCCCGTACCGCTATTACGTGATAGATTAGCGCTAGATACTTTCTTTGCTATGATATATTTTCTTTTAAAATCTCCGTTAGGAGAATGTATCCATACGGTATCTCCCTCTTTAAAACCAAGACCGGAGCCGTTTGGAACTTTATAATTTTGATTACTTATTTTTACGGTATATGCGTCATCTTTGTCTGGTATACTGACTATGATGCCCGATATATCCATATTCATTAAATGTTCTGTTCGTTTACCTATAGCATAATCTATAGTCTTCAATATACTGTCAGTGACTGCCATATTACCTCCCTGAATAAAGAGGGAGACACGAAGTCTCCCTCCCTAAACTAATTGAAAAACTGTGTTGCCCTTCTCTGTAATTGTTCAAACTCTCTAAACAAATCACTTGCTTTACTTGAGTCTGTAATGTTCGGCAACGAAACATTAAATGTCTGATTAATCGTTTGACCCGCACCCGTTGAAAGAGCAGGGGTTAATCCGCTCTTAAGCCCACTCGCAATACCAACCGCTTGAGCGGCAATAGCATTCTGTAACGGAGAACTTGTTCCGTTAGCAAATGAATGGAGCATAGCAAACTTTTTAGGATTAAGATTCTTTAACGGAACATACTTGGATTTGAGTATCTTTTCTGTTTCTTCTGCGTTAAATATCTTTTCTCCACCCTTCATCTTCATCAAGGTAGGAGAGTCAACGATTGTGGCTTCGCCTTTGTCTTTATCAAGAACGATTTCTGTTCCTAATTCACCTACAAGAGTATCTCCTGCTTTAGCAGAATCCGTACCAGAGAATTTAGCCTTAACTTTCTTTTCAATCTTTCGACTGAGGATATTTTTGGCTTGATTCTTGGCAGCTTGCTTTGCAAGTTCATCTGCTTCTTTGTTGGATTTTCCTCTGCCCTTAAGGTTATTATATGTTTGTTTATAGAACTTATCATAAGCGCCATTATAGTCGGCTTGTTGCTGAGCGCTAGCGGCATCCGATGTCGGATACTCTTTGCCATTATAAACATACACATATTGGGGTGTCTTATTTCGAGAAATGTCTCCACCTTTAGTGTTGCCACCAGTTTGGGCGTGACCAGTATCTGAGAAGTCGCTTCCTCCTCCACCACCATCGCCCTGATTACCGCCACCGCCTCCACCAGAATTACCTGTAGGATTAGGCTGATAATCTAATTCGGCTTGTCTTGCCGCAAGATATGCGTCTTTCTGGGCTTGTTGTAAAGCAACATATTGATTTGTGAAATCTTCAAGTATCTTTTGACGGTCTGCAAATATCTGTTGCTCCCAATCTTTGCCGAGAATTTCTTCTGCTCTCATATCCTCAATAGAATGTTGAAGCACGGAAGATACTTCTCCCCACGCTTCTGATAATTCATTGAGTGATTTAATCTGTTCATCAATCGCATCAGTTTCACGTTTCATTGAATCTTGAAGAGTGGTAATTCTTCTCTGCAAATCAGAAACGGTCTTATCTAATTGCGCCTTACGGACATTTTCTTGAGCATCTGCAATACCTTGCAAGTCTGCTTCGTAGTAGAAACCTCTTGATTCAGAATACATAAGCCTTGTTCTTTGATGTTGCGCTCTAGCCAACTGGTATTGAGCACGAGACAAAGCCATATTCCTGTCAATTTCATCGTTCTCTTCTTGAAGTGCATCAATCTTCTTTTGAATTTCTTCAATCTGAAGATTGTAACTTTCTTCAATTGACTCTTTCTCTTTATCTAAAGAGTCTATCTGTTCTTTAATCTTTCTCTGAACGGCACTTATAACTTTATCATACTCGCTTACTTGTTTCTCATACAGATTTGCTATGTAGTCATAGTATTCTGATGCCGTTATCTTTCCTTCTTGGTAATACTGCTCGATTACAGCACGAGATTTATTGACGTAATTCTTAAATGTCTCAACTCCTGCATCTAATTCCGCATCATACATTGCAAGTATCTTATCTAATGTCTCTTTAAAGGCTTTCGCCGCTTCGGAACCTGCCTTGCTTGCAGAATCAACCGCTCCACCATAATCAAGGTTTAAATCAACCGTATAGTCTAACTCTGGATGTTGACCATAGATTTCGTCCAAGACATCTTGCGAAAGCGTGTCAATACTGCCTAGCCAATCCTCAAGATATTGTTTTTCTCCCGTTATGGATTTCCATTCTTCGTAAACACCTCGGTCATTATAATACTTCGAGGAATCCGTTCCGTGTTTCTTGTAGAAATCCTCTTCTCGCTTACTGAGCGCATCGGCTCTCTCTTGATATTTCTGCTGATTCTCAAGTTTATACTTAAGTTCAGTGACTTTCTTACCACCAAGGTCTGCAAGATTGATAAGTTGCAAGAGATAGTTAATGTCGTCTTGATTTCTTAATGCGGAATCTTTTGCTAATTCTTTCTTAAGAGCAAACAAAGCAACCGCTTGTGCGGCTTCGCCCGACATATTTGCTTCTTGCATCAACAATACAATTTCTTCTGTGGTTAATTTATCAAGATTTTCAGTAGACACAACAAGGTCATCTCTACCTTTCTTCTCTGCTACTTCTGCGTTCATCAACTCAAGAGTTGCACGGATTTCGTTTTCAAGAGAAGCCTTTCTTTCAAGAGATTGTTTAATGGCTTTATCTGCACTTGCTTCTGTAATACCAGATGCAACGAGTTGCTGTTTAACCCAATCTTTATTGGCTTCTGTTAATTCTCCTAATGCACTTTCTTGAATAGCATATTCTGTAACAATAGCATCAAAGTATTCTTGAAGATTCTTCTCGCCACTCATTACGGCTTCTTCAAATGCTTGATAGGATTCTAGGTTGCCGAATGTATCTTGTATTCCAGCAAGTGTACTCGCATCAATAAATTTACCCTTCTTGAATTTCTGATAAGCATCATCAAGGCTATCAATACCCGTCTTATATTTATTCAATACATCAACAGCGTTTTGTTGTGCCATTTGGTTAATGGTGTCTATCATGTCGGAGATATTCTTATCTGCGTCTTCTGCTGATATACCCAATGCGTCAAGGATATCTTTATAATGTTCATAACTCTTGAGTGTTGTTTCGTCGAGTTTACCTACTTGAGCCATGCCCACAAGTTCATCTCTGATTTTAGCCCAAGAAGTTGAATTGGTTAAATTTCCTCCAGAAGAAAGAAGTTCACCAAGTCGTGTAGCGTCATGCGTATCAGAGAACTGAACCGTTGTTTGTTTAGTCTCGTGTTCGGGAAGAGAAACATAATATTCAAGAGTATTATCTGCTGGCAATTGTGCCTTACCATTATTGGAATCCTTTGTATTGATTCTCTTATTCCTATTGTTCTGGTATATCTCGATGAAATCCAAAATCCATTGAGGAGGTTCTGGCATTGATTCTAACCTATCGGCAAGAGCCGTAAGAAGACGGTTAGTTATTTCATCAAGAGCAGATACAAATTGGTTGAGATATCCGAATATTACATCAAGACCCCTTGCTGTTTCTGCCACAACTTGCGATATCTTTTGAAATGCAAGTTCAACTAACTTCAAAGGAGTAATGGCGGCAGTAGCGAAATCTAATAAATCAAATGACTTAAATATTTCAGCAAGCAAAGGAGAAACCTCTTCCAATATATCAATAATAGTTTCCCTAAACGGACTCAACGTTTCCGTGATAGAATCCCATGAACGTTTGATGGAGTCTAAAGATTGTTGAACTTCTTCAAAAACACTACCATCAAATCCAGCCGCTTGTAAGAAAGTATTTCTTGAATCCCATTGTGTAATGAGGTTTTTGAAAGCATCTTCAAGCCCAACATCTTCGATATCTTGAATGAACTGTAAAACATCTCTAATTGAATATAAAACATCAAGAAGTTGTCTAGCTTCGTACTCGTCATATAATTCCGCATCGGTTCCTTGGCTTACAAGGCGATTATACTCTAACGCATTATCAGTTAATTGCGCTCTTTCTTTTCCTAAATCTTTTGTCGTTTCAAGAAGTTGTTCGTTCTTATCTACAGTCGAGTTGATTGTATTAAGCCATTTCTCTAACACTGTGCTTTCAGAAGCATATCCCTCTTGGTCAAACATATCAAAAGTATCGCTAATAGATTGAAGATTCGAGTCAATATAGTCTAAATCTAGTTTCTTAAGACCTTCATAATATCTTTCCTGTTCTTCGTGGATTTTAATTGCGGCTTCAACTGCATCTTCTTCAGAAGTAAATTCAGCGCCTATCTGCAAATGAAGGTCATCTGTTCTGGCACCACTGATTACCTCTTCCGCATACTTCTGTAAGTCTTCTGATGTCAAACTTCCGATATAGTTTCCATTTTCGTCAACCATAATAGGTGTGAAGTTCAACCATCTCTCGCCCTTTTCATCAGAGAATGTATGAGAGAATACGGTCTCCCATGCGGTATTGCCGTTCTCATCAACTACTTGAACAGAAGGTCTATTAAATAAATCTACAGACCCACCTTCTTGGAGTTTCTTCATTTCCTCGAAACCAGACTCGTACTCGTCGATGATAGATTTCTTCATCTCCATAAGTTCGTTTTCATATTCACGAATTTGTTCTGTAGATTCAGCCAATTTACCATTAACCTCATCTATTTCATCTTGGAATCGTGAATCATCACCAAACTTCATTTGAGATTCTTGAAGATTATTAAGTTCCTCTCGGAGTTCCTTATATCTTTCAATCTCATCATTTAAGAGTTGTGTCTTGTTTTTATCTGAATTAGAAACAAATGAAGCTACTGTGTTTACTCCCGGGAATGAACCGAGTAAAGTATTCAATGCGTATCTATATTTCTCATTCTCTCCCCAATCGCCACGGATTACTCCCGAAGCCATTTGAGTCTTGAAAGCACCTGCAAAGTCTCCCTTAAGAAGTTGTTCCATTTCTGTTGAGAACGGATTATATTTAAGTTCGCCCGTCCACGACTTCTTTTGATTAAGCGAGATAATCTCTTCTTGTGCTTCTTTTAATGCTTTATACTGTTCCGTTAAATTCTCAACATATTCTGCTTCTTTCTGCAAATTCTGCTGTTGGTTATAACTATAATCAGATGTGTCAATATTCTTAATCTCTTCAAGTCTGCTCTGTAACTCTTGAAGTTTTGAATCATACTCTGTAACCTTTGCTTCTGCCTTTTGTATTCTGTCTTCGACTTCATCAAAAGATTCTACAAAGGAATCCAAAGCCTTACTTACTCCATAAGCGGCAGCAGTTACTGCTACAAGAATCGCAACAAAGCCTATGCTCTTAAGAGATATAGCACTGCTCTTAATTTCGTCTATGTTTTCTGAAACATCTTCAGCCGCATCTCTTACTTCACCTAATGAGTCTGCCATATCTTCGGTTGCTTCTTCTATGGAATCTTTGCCCTTTACAAAACTTTGAGCAATCATTTCAAATATGGTTACTTCTCCCTCTCGGTGAGATGTCTTCGAGATTAAAAGAATGGTATTCATTAACGAATTCCAAGCTTCTTTTCCACCACTTGAAACGAGAACTCCAGTCGCTTTAACAAGTCCTTCAAAGAACAAAGATAAGTCACCCATTCGTCTGGAATTACCCAAGAACAAACTTGTTCCGAATACAGTGCCAAGTGCGAGAATGGTAGGAACCTTGTCGGCAATTTGAACAACATAACTAAGTGCCTGAGCAAGAAAATCTACAAATTTCTTTACATCATCAGAATTTAATATTTTTGTATATAATTCAGATAATTGAGATTTGAATACATCAACCGAATATTGAATTGACTTCTGATAATTTTCTTGTTCTTTCGTTGCTGAACCAGCGGCATTCTCTGCTGTCTCATATGCTTTCTCAAGTTCTTCGATGTTGTTCATAATAGCGAAAAGAACATTAGAGTTTCTCTTACCTGCCAATGCTTCTCCGAGAGATGCTCTTTCAACGTCGGTAAGTTTATCCCATTCTTGTCCGATACCCAATAAGATATCGTAAATAGATTTAAAGGTATCTTCATCAGCCATAATATCAAATCCCGTCAGTCCTTTTACAAGGTCACGGAGTTTTGATGTAGACTCTGTATAGATATCCTGTTCTTCGCCTAATTCTTCAAGTTCTGTTTTAGCACCACGAATACGAGCAGATAAAGTTTTGAATGTTGTACCTACACTTTCAGGATTCTGAACTACTGCGTTTGCAGTTGTTACAAGAGCAATTGATTCCGACAGACTTGTATTAGCCGCATTAAATGAAGCCGATGACCTCTCTAATGCTTCGCCAATACCAGCAGTATCAATAGCAAAGTTGTTGGCAACTTCATTGAATCTATCTACGATAGACAATGCTTCTTCGGGAAGCATCTCAAAACCTTTAAGGGTTGAGATGAGGTATTCACTTGCCGTATCTGTTGTCATATTATCACCGACATTCTTAAAGAGTGTAGTGATTTTTGCTAACTCTTCGGCATCTTCAATACCATATCCAAGTCTCGCCCAGTCGGCTGTTGTATTGATAACTTCCGTAACGGCTGAACCTAATTCTCTTGCAGTTTCAAAAGAGTGTTCAAGGCTTATATTTAATCTCTCTACCGTAAGACCATCTGTTACTTTTTTAAGTTCAATGAGAGCAGAGTCAATATTCTTGATTTCTTCAAACATTGTTCTTAAATAACGGATAATGTCATGAATGCTCAAATACTGCGCAATGAATTTAGCATTCATATCTTGCAATCTTTGTGCGGTTTGTCCAATGAGAGTTTTACCAATGTTGCCAGCTTCCATTTCGACACGACGACCAGCATCTAATACATTCTCCACCTGTTCTTTGGTTACTTCAGATTGACCTTCGAGGGTCTTCATTTGAAGAATAACCTCTTTAAGTTTTTCCTGAAGTCCAGTAGGAAGTGCGCCATCTCTTAATGTCTTTTCGAGTTTTGTAATATTCTTTTGAAGAACGGATTTATTAGCAGTAAGAATTGACAAATCAGGATTTTTGGTCTGTTCTATCAATGCTTGAATTTGTGCCATTTCAGAATTGTTTAATAATAACCCATTCTGTCTACGGGCATTTAATAACTGCTCTGCTTTTGAAATCTCTTCAAGAAAAGCGGACGCGTATGTATTTCTACCTTGTGTCTTGCTACTCTGTATCTTCTGTAACTCAAGAGCAAGATTATTCATCTGTTGCTGTTTGGTTACAACATCTTCAGCCTGAACATTGATTTGTTTAAATTCGGTTTCAATATCATCAAAATTATCAACAGTTATCTGTCCTTGAGTTTGAATCTGTTTTAATCTATTAAGTAAATCATCGGCAGGTCCTCGGAACTGTTGCGTAAAATCTTGATTATCAAGCAACTTTTCAAGGGAAGCAACCATAGAATTAACTTGCTTCATACGAGTTTTGTTTTCACTCGTGCTTTGTCGCTTCTCGGTATTAATGTCTGCGGTTGCCTGTTTAGATAACTGTCTAAATTCTTGATTTAAGCCATCTATAACGTCTTTGGTAATATTGCCCTGTTGTTGAATAGCCCTGAGTTTATGAACAAAATCATTTAAAACGTTTTGGGTGAGAGAAGAAACTCCTTGTTGACTTCTGAGAACTTTGGTCTGCGCAACCATTTTATTGATTTCGTTACTGCGTTCTGTTTGAAGTTGATTTTCTTTTCTCTGTTGTTCAACTGATTGCTGATGAATCTTCTGCTGTTCTTTGAGTTGTCCATTTACTTTTGCAGTATCATTAATGTTCTTCTGTGCTTCAATAGAAATTTCGGTACATTCATTTTTGATTTCCGCAAATTCTTTATTGGTAATGCGAGCAGAGTCTTTGACTTGTTCAAGGCGTTTAGCCATATCTTCAACTCTTTGACGAACAGAATCATCAACAAGATTATCGTTAAGAAGAAAATTATTCATTCGAGACCAAAGATTTGTAGCTGTTGCTTGTCTGTTTTGGTTCGTTATGTATTCCTTTTCTTCTTGCTGTCTGCCTTTCGCTCTGGCTTTATATTCTTCCTCGGCTGCCCTTTTCTGTTCCAAGCCATATTCTGATGCCTGCTTATTAGCATATCTTTTAGCAAGTTCATCTATCTGGTCATCTCTTCTTTGCATTAAGCGCTCTGCTTGTTTTTCGGCATTAATCTCTTTATCAACTAAATCATTCTTCTGCTCTTCTAACTCAATTTGATTTTTGTTTAGTTCTTCTGCTTCTTTAATTCTTTGGTTATTAAGTTTCTGTTGCTCCTTAACAAACTTGATATAATTTCTCTTACCTCGTTTGTCTTCTTTGGCGGCGTTCGCTAAATCTTCTTCCAACCATTCAAGATACTCCGTATAGAACTTTTGAGCATATTCAAGGTCAGACATATCCCCTTGTTCTTCCGATACTTTGTATTTAGCGAAATCATCGTTGAATTTTGATGCGTGAGATATTTTATTAGCCGCGTTTTGCTTCTGCCATCCAGTAGCCCAAGTAGGTGTAGTCTCGGAAGTAGAAACACGGTCAATAGGAACTAAAGATTTAAAGCCCGTTCCCTCACCAATCATTTCATTCTCTGGAGTTAATGATATTTTTCCAGAACTTATGATTGAAAGGATTTTTCTTACTGCATCAGCGATATCTTGTAAATAGGTATTATCCGTATTCTGTATTCCCAAGAAGTTGTTAATATCAGCAAGAGATAAGTCTTCAGGATTTTTATAATCTAATGTCTTAAAGAAATCCGAAAACTCAACACCTTCGGGAGCATTTTTGTCAAAGGCTTTCTTTAAGGCTAATTGATTGAGAAGAGTATATACGTTATCTTCGTACAGTTCCTCTTTTTTATCATAATCGGGGTCATTTTCATCGTAATGTCCAAGCTCGGCTTTAACTCTGTCAACAATTGCATTGATTTCATTCTTAAATTCTTTACCAAGGTTCTCCTTTGTCATTTTTGAGAAATCATCAATAATCTTTTGATATACTTTTTCCCCTACTGCGAGAGGATTGACAAATGCCATCTGCTTTCTTCCGACAATTAATCCCGGTCCAGATGTTTGATATTCCTCTAAATCTCCACCTGCTCCTGAAGGAACGACATAATCCATGGGGTGTGAGTGAATGGAGAATTTATCTTCAAGAACATTTGATAATTTTTGCAGTTCGGCAATTAACTCAGCAGATACTTCTTCTTCTTGTCCGAAAATATACGGGTTTGTGACCGCCCCATTCTTTCGACTTCCGAATGCCCCTCTTTCTCTCGTAACACCGTCTACAGATTCTGCGGATTTAAGCATTATATTCTCTGCTTCAACCCAACCTTTTATCATTCGAGACACATCATCAGATATGGGAGAAGGAGTGTCTGATTCGGTACTGCTTACAATTTTTGATACATCACTTCCTATTGCTTTAATGTCTGTATCAACCACATTGATTTGCTGTACGATTTGATTGTTATCCGCTATATTCGGAGATTCTATTTGTGGTGCATTTTTCGGTGTTGCAAAATGCGCACTCATTAAATCATCTAACGAAAGTTGTCCAGTTTTGTTTGAGACTTTATTGTCGGGGAAATATTCTTCTACCAATTCTGCGAGTTCTTTTTGAGTAAACTCTGTCTCCTGCTGGGTGGTTTTAATCTCTTGATTTAATTGACCAGTGGCTTCTTCGGTTTTTTGAATCTCCTCCGTTATTTCGTTTTGGGCTTTTTTCTCTTGTTTCAATAACGAAATAACATCTTTTGTAGACATTTTTCTTTTTGCTAAGGCTTCTGCTTCTTGTTTTCTCTTGAATGAATCCGCAACGTCTTGTGCGGTATATTCTTTCGCAAACATTTCTTCTAAGTTGGTAGACAGAATTTTGCCCTCGGAAAACGTTTGAGATACAAAAGGATTTCCTCCGAGATTTTCATACTCGTCAATATATGAGGTTAATCTTTTCTTTTGATACGAAGTGAATTTGCCTGCTTCTTTTGCTTTATTGACAATTTTAGTAATATCAGATTCTACCTTTGAGAGCGACCGCGTGTTCTCGATTTCTTTTTTGTTTTTATCAATTTCGAGTAACTGCTTGTTAACTTCTCCTAATTGTTTAGCAACATCGGCGATTTTGTCTTGAGTCATTCCATAGTAAGTGGAATAAGCATTAATTGTCTTTTGTCCACCTATCTGATTAACATCGTAATTGTCACCCGCTATTTCTTTATAACGTTCTACCAACGCCATCATTGTAGCGCTTAAACGCACCTTATCTGTTAACCCAAAAGACTCCAAAGGCTTTTCGGATTTTTTATTAATTCTTCCTACTATCTGCTCAATTGTAGTATAATTATTCCTTGCTTCGGTTAATGTGTCGTTATACTTTTCTATAGCTTCCTGTTGCGCGTCTACGCTAAGGCTGTTTCCTATCTGTTGTTCATACACAGCCTGCGTAGCTCGAAGCTCTTCTTCTCTCTTTACTAAATCATTATACCTCTGTTGAAGAGCCAAATCTTCTTTCTTTAAAGAGATACGATGTTCGTAAATATCATTCATGCGCTCTTCGAAGATTTTTTGTTTATCAACAGTCTGAACAGTTTCTTCTTGTTGAGTATTGAGAGTTTCTTGTAATTTCTTCTCTCTTTCCTTTTCTTCTTGATAAAGAGTCTTTCTATTATCCTGTTGCCTGTGAATGTTCTCATCACGATTTTTCAATGTTCGCTTTTGCTCATCATTAAGTCTAGAATAATTCTTTATATAATCGTCAATTCTATTTTTAAGTTTCTCTTCAACGTCGGTAAAATAACCACTCTCCGACAATTGCTTAAGCACATCATAATCCGTAGGACTGTTTTCCAAAAAATCCAATAATTCTCGGATAGACTGGAAACTAGTTTGAGCAACACTATTCAAATCTCTCAAGAAAACATCAACACCCATAAGAGAACTATTTTTAGTATTAACCTTACCAAATCCCATAAGTTCTCTCAAGCGTTTCAGATTATCTCCAAGGTCTCCTTTAATCTGCTCATTAATATACACCCCAGAAGAACTCTTGATATAGTCTCTTACAGCTCTATGTTCAGGGGAGCCGAAATCTTCCCAAGCCATTTTTTTGTCTTTATTACTAGCAAGCAGTATGGAAGATTCTCTAAAATCCGGGGCACTCCCTTTAAGCATATTTTTAATCTGGTATTCTATCTCTAAAGCCAAATCTTGAGCAGTCTGCTTGGATTTTAATTTGGATTGAGACATAAACTGTTGCGTAATCTTTTGTGCTTCCTGAAATGGAGAACTGAATTTAAGCCATTCTTGACCCGACATTGCCTTAACTTCTTTGACCGTCTTTTGCACATCGTCGGTAATTGCCTGCGCAACATTATCAGTCTCTTTTAATTCAGTATTAAGTTCACTGGTCTTCTCTGTAATTTGTTCAATTACTTTTGGAGTTGAAACACCGAAAAACCAGTCATCATCATCACTGTAAGAGAGAGATGATGCATCGAGCATCTCCTCATCTTCAAGAACGGTTTGTAAAGCCTTTTTCTCTTTTTCTATTTCTTCTCTTTGCGTTCTTATCGCTTCTTCACGAGCCAATTGCAAATCTTCGATTAACAACGATATTGCATCTTTTCCAGAAAGTTGACCATTCGCAACCTGTTCTATTCTCCATTGATAGTCATACATCTCTTCGATGCCTTTAGAATCAGCCGAATTTAAACGACTCTTTTCTTTCCAAAACTCATCTAACTTATCTCCATATTTTTCAAATTCGTTAGATGCTGTTTTAATGACAGCAGTTTCTTCTTCCAGTGATTGAGTCACGGCTTTAGAAGATGTAACAATTTGTTCATTTATTTTAGAAAAATCTTTTTCGGCTTCAACAATTTTTTCGACCTCGGTTTGAATACCGCTCACACCTTTATCAATTACGGTCTTTTTTGTTTCTTCGGTTTGTTGCTTCATTTCCTCTACGGCTTCTGCAACGTCTTTTTTATTTTTGCGAGATTTGCTTCCTTTAGCGACTTCATCGGCTTCATTTATGGAAACTTCCGAAACTTTTTCCGTGGCTTTGACTATCTCTTTCTGGGCTTTTTTAGTTTTCTTTTCCAGCTTTTCCACCTTGTCGGCTACTTTGTTAATTGCTTCGCTTTCTTTTTCAAACGCTTGCTCTTGCTCTTTTACAGCACCAGATGTATTTTCCACGGAATCCTGCAATTGTTCCAGTTTCACTACTTCATGTCCAATGGTTCTGTCGGTTTCCTCTAAAAGCATAGCCATGGCTCTTTTAGCAGACAAAATTCCCGCAGATACCTTGTCTTCTATCTCGTAATAACGGGGATTATCCATTACTTTGTCGAAATCTTTTGAACTCAAAGATTCAAGTTCTTTATTAAATGCGTCCATTTCCGCTTTAATATTTTGTTTCAACGAAGAAGTAACTTTAGAGTAGTCCGTAATGGTATCTTCAACTAATTGGTCTATTTTAAAGTTAATTTTGGTTACGACATCAATAACGTTCTTACCAAATATTTCAGCATCAGTTTTAGACAAACGAGCTGTGGACCTCAAATTCTTAAAATATTCTTCGTAGGCAGTATCGGACATCGAAGTGGCTTTTCCACCTGCCCCTTTATATCCTGTCTGGCTCAACGCATTATTAATTTGAGCCTTACTTATACCCTTGGATTGAGCCAAAGATACTGCGGCAAGCATTTTTTTGGCTCCCTTTGCAGTCAGAGTTACTTCTTCATCAACCATCTTTTCAATTTCTTTAAGGATATCTTTAGAATTTAATGAGATGATATCTGAAATATCTATGCCTTTTACTTTTTCTTTAGTGATTCCTTGTACGACTGCTTTTTGTACTGAATCGGCAACCTTTTTGGACAAGTCCTTTAAATCTATATTGACTTCTCCTACTTCGGTTTTAAATTGTTTTTCTACCGCTTTAGATAAACCATCGGAAATTCCTTCTCTTGATGCTTGAAAAACCGCATCACTTATTTCTGCTTTAATTTGTTTACGTAATTCCGAGTAATCATGTATATTATTCATTGAAATTGTTCTCCTTTCGTCACAGCAACATATAAAATAAGAGTATTAGAACGTTGCCGTGAGTGGGAATTCACAAAGGAAATGTTCTAATATCCCATTTGTTTTAAATGATATTTAGCAGATTTCGCCGCTATTGTATCAAAATTTTTATTAAATATTTCAAATGCTTGTCTCATAGTTACATTTTGGCAAGAAAAATATTCGCCATTGTAACTGCCAGACCACATTAAATTGCTTTTAAGAGTCCACGATTTTTTGCCTTGTTTTATATTTTTAGGGAATCTAATTCCTCCAAAAACATAATTCAATACCTCTTCCGCAGTGTTGAACCGATAATCATCTTCCATCGGTCCACTCATTTGACCTCCACCGTTTGGTACATATCCTGAATCTTTCGGGAGATAAATTATCAGTTTAGGTTTTTGGGAAACTTTACGAATGTCTTTTCCGAAATAAAGATTTTGACCTTGTTCAGTTCCCGGTCTTCCTTCCCAGTGCCTGACGTATGAAGTGGTTTCATATAAATAAAATTGTTGAACAAAACTATCATACATCGTTACTGCTTCCTTATACATATCGTTATTGACTTTGCGAATAATTTTATCTACATCTTTGTCAATGATATCAGAAACATCTTGTGTATGCCTTTTGGCAACATAATCAATTTGGCTCTGCATAATTATTTCTCCTTTCTTTAAAACTTATAGTGTGAGTGGGGATTCGCACCCCACATAGTCCCGTAGCATCAACTCTACTAACCTCGGTGTTGATATACAACCTAGCGTCTACAATCTATTCCGCCATCACACAAAAACTGTCAATGGCTATGCCAAAGACAGGGTTCAGCTCTACACTTGGTAGAGAGAGTTATTCCTGTATGCCAATAAAACTCTTGAGCGTTTCACTGAATTTTTCTTGGTCTTCGGAAGTTATGGTTTCTTTCATCAAAGCCGACATTTCTACAATAGTCCTTACGGCTTTGTCTGTTAAATCAGAAACAAAAGCACGAGTAGAAGAATTTTCTTCGTGCCAAGTATCTATCGCGTTCTTATTGATTAAGATAAGTTCGTTAACCTCTCTTTCTCCAATAAGGTCACAGAACACATCTATAATCTCAAGTTCCTGAAACGCATCGTAGTTATCAATGATTTGAGTTGCGCTAGTGTCCGTCAACTCTAAATCCGTATAAAGAGTAATAATTGCGTGTGTGAAATTCATTTTATTACACACCATATCAATATACTTAATACCATTTGCGTTAGTCGTTTCACAAGCCTTTACTAACCTCTTAAGTACGCCATTCTTCTCCGCAATAGGAGCATATGTCCTACGCAAATGTTTGTGACAGAAATCGACTTGTGCTTCTGTCTTATGTAAATTTTTATAACCCTCTATAAATTCACTCACTAACATCCTCTTTCTCCTTTTTAAGTAATCGTATTTCGTTTTTAAGTTCCTTGATTTCCATCTCTTGCATACAGATGCAAGTCTGGTCCTGTTGTAACTGTTGTAATAATTTGTCAATGCGGACTCTCATCTGCATAATATTTTCCGTACTGATAGCATAAGCATATATATCTTCTGCATACGGAATCATTTTAGAGAGATAATCACACGCATCCAAATCATCTACAAGATATCGTTGTTTTGATTTACCACGCAGACCATCGGGTGAACACACAATAGGTTCAGGAATTTTCTTTCCCAATGCGTGTGCTTCTTTGACTATATGATTTGCTCTACAATGGTCAGGCACAATCATAGTTAGACCAGATTGTTCACTTAAATCAATAAGGGTACGGGTTTTGCCCATACCCCTTTCTCTGATAATTTCTATCATCCGTTTACTCCTTTGCTATCACCAAAGATAGATTCGTACAAAACTCCTTTAATAAATGGCGACACCAGTCTTTTTATCATTCTCAACTACTTCTTCGGGCAACGAAGCACGTATCTTCTTGAACTCTTCATCGCCACCATATTCTTCAGTTCTTACTCTGTCCATAAAATCAAAGAATGTAATTTCTGGAATGATATCAATAAGGTCCTGCGCTTTACCCGTCAACTGAACAGTATACATCTTCTTTAATACTTCGTCTTCAATCTGCGACTCTATCTGTTGATAGCATTCGTGATAAAATCTCTTTGCATTAAAGAAGTTCTGCTCTGCGAACACGGGCTTCTTTGCAAGACATTCTACATAAGTAAAGTATTGTCCAATCATAATCTCGGTAACAAAACGGATTAATGCTCCGTTAAACGGATTCTTCTTTCGACAGAACTTAACTGCATTGATAGCCGCAACGGTTGCTCCCCATTGACATAAGTCAAAATTATATTGAGCAATACCTTTATCATCTATTCCAATTCGAGTAATTGAATGTTCTGAACCAGTTCTCCATAAATAAATAGGCGCGTCTATTACGTTAATCTTTAACGGACTTCCATCAATAGACATCCTAATCTTCCAGTTAAACTCTCCGTCTTCCATTGCTCTTAATTCAGAGAATTTAATGTCCATCTGTTTAAGAAACTCCATACGGTACATTCTCGCAAATACCCATGGATGAAACAGGTCATTACGGGGTACTGTTCTCACACCTTTAGGGTGATTAGTAATCTCTTGGTAAAATATACCTTGAACTTCAACCACATCTTTGTTAATTCCACCTTTTAAATATTCAAGAGAGAACGTAGTAAAGAACACATCATCTGCGTCTATCCAAGTAATCCACTCGGTCTTACAAGCATCTGCACATCTCTGTCTTGCCAATCCCGGTCCTGTGTTCTTTTCACAATCCAAGATTGTAATATCAAGGTCAGGGAATCTCTCTTTCACAAATTCATAATCATCATCTGGATTGTCTTTTGCAATAATAATTGATACTTCGTCTCTTATTGTTTGTATCTGTATTGATGCTAGACAATCACAGATATGGTCTTCTGCTTTGTAGGCTGGTATACCTACTGTTAACCATTTTTCCATATTGTTCTCCTTTTATTCCTTAATTTCCTCGATTTCAATTTCTGTTCGAGGGTTTTCTTTGTCATAGCCAGATTTAAAAGTCAATGATGTCAAGTGTTTCTCGTCATCATCGACTATAAATCCAGCTTCGGTAAATCCATCTAAAATGAATTTAGGTGTTTGGTTATCTAAATCATGTCTCGCTTTAGTAGGGAAATAAATAGTTATGGTCATAGTGAACCTGTCAAGTAATTTCCCTTGACACCCTAAATCGTTAACCCACCATACAGTGAAGTCTTTCCACTTTTGTTTAAGAGCATTCATCTCAATTCTCTTTTTAGTAAACCACACATTGATTGATGGGTGATACGGTTTTTCAATAGGAACTTTCTTTGCCTTCGGGTGTAAAGCAAAGTAGTATTCATTGTATTTTTCAAGTGTTTTGTTATCTAATACTAACTTCATATTAGTCCTTTCGACTTACAAGCATTTCCCACATTTTGTCGTCAACTTCTCCCGTGTCTTTAATGTTATTGTCGAGTTGATATTTCTTAACGGCAATGTACGTTTTAGGGTCAAACCTCCCTGTCATATCTACTTCATAACCCAATTCGGCTAAAATAGATTGGAGCATAGAGACTCTAGGTGCGTCCGAACCTTTTTTTAAGGACGGGTACATTGTTCGTTTTACAACCACAAAATCTTTTATGTCTCCATAGCAAATATTTAAGTTGACTCTTGGCACAATGCCATCAACTCTTCCACGAATATCATATTGCCAAATTAACGGCTCACACACATCATTCGAAGTTGCTAAATGTGAAAACCACAAAGGGTATTCTATTCCGTTAAATTTACTGCGGTAGTAATCTCGGTCTGCATAATATCCTACTTTATATCCTTGCTCTGCCAATGTATTTAAGAATAACCGAACTAATTCTGTACGGTCTTTCTTTGTTCTACACTTATGATAAGTTTCGGAATCATTTCCCCAAACTCCCCATACTCCACAGGTAATAACGTTTTTGTATGGATAAATCATTTCGTGACATTTCTTTGCATTGGCTACAATATCCTTTTCGGTTTTGCCATACAAATACCAATACACTCCAACTTTTAATCCGACACTTGCCGCACCTTCAATATTTTTTCGGAATCTTGGGTCAACAATATCCTTTCCCCAGCCTGCACGAATAAGCACAAATTGGATGCCAGACTCTTTGACCTTATCCCATTTGATGACCCCGTGGTAACTGCTTACGTCAATTCCTTTTAAGTCCATATCCTTTTACTCCTAAATAATTACTTCTTAATAATTTGTGCTATTGCCTGTTTAACCTTATCATAACCACACATAGCAACAAGCCAACCCAATATTGTTAATACAATTGATTCTGTAACATAAACTGCATCTACGTTAACTTTCATAATTATCGCATAGCATACACAAAGTAATGCTGATGCTACGATAGAAACAATACTGGATAAAATATTGGAACCAATTTTTTTCTTGAAATCTCCAAGCAACTTTTTAACTGCTTGAGTTCCAAGAGTAGTGAATAAAGATACTGCTAAAAGACCGGTTAAGAAAATCTCTGTTGTCATTGTTGTTCCTCCTTTAATTTAATCCATCTTTCATATAATTCTTTTGTATCTTCACGACTAAACACATAAACTATTTTAGGTTTGTGGGTTTGAAAATCCCTAGTTAGATAGATGTCTAATGGTTCTATTCCCTCTGCCCAATAAAAAGCCGCTTGTCGTTGGTCAAGAATACGCACTGCGCCTGTCGTTTGATACTTCTTGTTTCTGTACTCTGACGTTACTTCATTCATATCCATTTTCTCCAAAAGTAAAAAAAGGGCATACGTCTTTTGTCGCACACCCTATAGTAAATTATTCCTCGGCATCTTTTTTAGATGTGTTCTTCTCCGACTTGAAAGATTCAGAGAACTTTGCAGGCTTGTCTGCTTTCTGGAGTTCCTTGATTTTTTGTTTGAGAGAATCTTTTAATTTAGCGAATTTTACAGAGTCAATGGTTCCGATTGCTTCAAGAGCCTGTTCCTTTGTAAGACTTCCGCAGTTATAACTAGATACCGTCTCAAATACTTTTTTGCAAGTCTCGTCACAGAAATCAATACGCCAAGCAGGTTGAGGATTAGAGCTACGATGACTGCACTTGAAGCAGAAGAAATATTCTTCGCCACAAGCCAAGCATTTACGATTATTTTTCTGCATTGTTTTCTCCTTTCAATCAATAAAGGGGGCATTAAAGCCCCCTTATAAAAATTAATCAGACACTTCGGGAATGATGAGCTGATAAAGAATCTTCTCAGTATCGCAGTAGGACTGCTGGCACTGAATTGTGAAAGGATGATTACCATCAGTTGTAAAGCTAAGGTCAACGTTAGCGTCGAGTTTAGCATTAGGGAATACGAGGTAAGCATGGATAAGAGTTGTGGGGTCACAAACGTCTACACCAAGAACTTCCATAATGAACTTACCAGCCTTAGGGAAGTTAACCGCATCGCCCTGAACTGCTGTACCACCAGCAAGGTTGTAATCATACATTACGAATAAGATATCTCCTGCGGAAAGACCAGTAGGAGGTGTAATTGCATGAGTTGCAGTATCATATACGAAAGTAGTAGCACTTGCAGTAGTGTCCTTTGTATATGCTGTACCAAGTGTTCCATCACCATTCAACTTGTAAATTGTTGAAGGTGCTTCGAGAGGAGTCTCTGTCAAAGGATATGTTACACTTGTAGAGTTGAGTTTAATCTCATCAAACATAGGTGTTTTGATGGGAGCGCTTACGCTTGCTTCCTGAACTTCTACACCGTTCTGTGCAGCGAACAAGCCAAGGTCAAATAAAGAGTTCTGTGCAGAAAATTCTGCGGACTTACCTCTGTTGAATACTGCGATTCTTGAGCCAAGAGCATCAACTGCTTCTGCTGTTTCGGAAGTAATATTCAACGAAGGGTCTGTAATCTGGTTGATAGACCACATATAAGAGCCATCTGCGGTAGAGAACATCATACCACGAATAACTCTATCAATCGCAAAGTTATTAACTTTCATTTGTTTTTCTCCTTTATAGTTTTTCTTTAAAGAACTATGACCGTCTCATCCAATCAAAGTTCTTTTTGTCAATTTTACTAGTGTCACAGAAACCGCTATAACTTCCTTGAAGAAGTGATGTGGAACTAATATAAATACTAGCGCCCTTAACGGTGTCCATAAACTCATAAAGAGTGCATTCCTTTAATTCATTAGACTTATATTTGAACCCCGGATATCGCATCATTGCAGATATAAGGGGAATTAACTGACTCGCTTGCTTTTGGGCTTCTTTCGCCGCCTTTTTCTTATCGTCTCTATCAACCATAATAAGAACATCTTTCGTGTCTTTATTTTTGGCTCGTTTGATTTTCGGCTCAAGACCGTGTATCTTACGAAGATATTCGACAATCTTTAAATAGGCTAACTTATCTATTGTCTGATTTGTTTCGCTGTTATGCAGACAAATCTCGTTGTTCTCTGGGTTAACTTGCACTTCCATATCCGCAAGACTTAAGTCTTTGAATATGAGTTTCAAATCGTCCTTTGTTAAACTTCGAGTAAGCATTATAAACAGTTCAAAATCGTCCAATGTCTCCCAATCAATACCCATATCCCACAGGGTGCTAATCATATCACTCGGTATACAAGTAATATAATGAACTGCGGAAAAGTATTCGTTTTCTCCAAACTCAATAATATCTCCGATAGTAGGCGAAATCATTGTGATGCCCTCATTAACTTGATACTCATAGCCACTGAAGTACATCTTTAATTCGTCAATCATTCTCTCACCTCGTTGTTAATGACGCGAGTTATATTATCGGTTCTTATGATATTGAGAGGAGTTTCACTCTGGAAGATTAAAGTCCTACAAGCATAGGAGTTATCTGATACTGAAGTTTTATCCGAAACACACACAATCTGTTGTCCGAAGTAATTGCTCCAGTTAAATTGGTCTAATATCAAGGATGCTATCAAGTCGTGTCTCGCCAATCCGGTGCTTTCTTCAACAATGTTTTTTTGTTCGCACAAGATAGTAAACACTATTTGATTATATTTCATCACATTATTGTATCTCGAAACTCTTTCAAAGTTCGTCTCATAACATACATAATTCTGTACGTTTGTTTGAGTGGGATAAATAATGTAATATGGTAAAATGTTCACGTAATAATATTCGTCGGGTTCAGCATCTGCTTTCTCCAACTCCTCATTATTCAATACGTGAATTAGAGTTTTGTTGTTAAGCAACAACTCTTTTATTTTTTCTTTGATTCGAATGTCTTCGTTATCAATATTTTCCCTCCAAGCTCGGAGTCTCTGTTCGTCTTCATCAGTCCATTCCATAACACTCCTCCTTAAAGTCCTTTAATATCAAATTCAACACTCGACTGCACTGGTGTCCAATGCGTTTCTGCCGTACTTGTTATGACTAATGCCTTGCCAATATAAGAACCATCACCCATAAACTTAACCTTCATTTCGGTCAAACTGAGAGTAACGACATCTATTAAGCCGCTCGACTCATCAATCGGAGTAACCGTATCCCCATCTTTAATGGCAAATGTCCATACGCAACCGTACGGCGTAATCTTTTCGTCATCACGATAATATTCCGTTAGGAATTTCTTGTAGCCACCTCCGACTTTAATCTCGGGTTTTAATCCGCTATACACAATTTCGGAACGCAAGGACGGTAATTCTTCATACGAATCTGTAGGTTCTGCTTGTCCCTCGGTGTAATAGTCTGCCCACATTCCAATTACATTTCCGTCATCATCTAACTCAATGTAATCTTTATGCTGGTCATATCTATCTTGTGCCAAAGTGACTTTCGTAAGACCATTTGCATCTAACCTATTTACTTTTGTGATATGCCAAGCACGAGGTTCGGACAAAACTTTATTATCTATAATCATTCGCAGATTATAGAATAAGTTTTCAGTATCACGAGTAAGAGGTAACAAGAACTGCTGTTGGTCTTCTACTTTCTCGATGTTGTATTTTATCCATATACCGCTATTGTACGAATTTTGGCTACGTAATACTCCACACATCTGATATTTCTTGTTTTGATATATCCACTGAAATACCTTGTCACATCTCAATACCTCATAGGTAGAGAATTGCGGGTCATTATAGTTTGCAGTATCAACCACAAGCCATTTGTTATACTTACCGTGATTATCTGGAATAAGCACATAAAGACCGCAAGGGAATGATGCGTCATACCTATTCTTGAAGAGTTCTTCATAATATGGCACAATATCGTCCTTGCCGTCCTGACTTGGCTTAAACTGGATATGATAAGTAATCGCATCTTTGGCATATGTTTGTGAACTGTATACTATATACTTTAACCAAACCGGTATCTGTAGTGATTCGTCGGGAGTAAGGTCATTTAAACGAAACGGTTGAGGGTCATGTTTAAAGTCGAAGAGATAGCATTTTCTAGTTGCCAAATCGTTAAACCAAGTGGCTTCGACAATTTGGTCTGCATAGGTCTTGCGGATTTCTCCGTTATACAATCCCTCTCTCTCCATTCGTTTTTTGTAATCCGATAAAGCAGACATTATCACACCTCCTTTATCTTTTGAACACTTGCTCCTGCATCTAATACAAGTTTTCTATATGTCTCAAAATCTAATTCGGGCTTATTGAGTTCTTCTCTCGCTTCTTGAAGTATGATGAGAACATCCATTACCTCGCAAGGATAAGAGAGAAGACTATTAAACCCATTGATTTTATACATAAGATTATCAAATGCGCGTTGTATATCCACGTCGGGATATTGCCCTTTTGTGGCAGGGTCAGCCAATAAAAGCAAAAAGAATATTTGCTTTCTCATAGTCTCTTTTATGTCTTTAATTTGTTGTGATTTAAGTTTCCCGTATTTGTATTTAACCATTGGTACCTCCATTAAATGGATTATAAATGTACCCTCTGTCCCTTATTAAGTCTCTTTGTTTCTTAACAGCCGCATCGTACATCGTTTGCAACGTGTCCATATGGGCTTGTTGAGAATAAAACTTTGATTCTTTACTACTCGTAATCAATTGTTTTTGATTGAGTCTGGAATTAACCATAGGCTCTGTCCATTCAATTAACATACCTAATGCGAGCATTTCCGTAACAAAGTCCTCATCTTGACTTTCGTCGGTTGTAACATTGAGGTCATAAGTAACCTCTTCTAATTCGTCGTCTAATAAAAGAGACGAAAAGAGTCTGCGACAATAGGGTTTAGATACGGTTGAATGTAAGTAACCAGCCAATTGCTTGTTACCGTCTTCTTCGGGAATATGTAAAATATCACAATCAGTAATTTTTCTTAAAAGAGTCTCGTTGATTTTCTCATAAAGCAGAGATGCCATATTAAACACCTCCGTTTCTTTAATTATTTGCTAATGTAAGAAGCATATTTGTTTTAAAGATTCCATCAAGGACTTTAATCTTCTGTACGCTGTCCAATTCTCCTGCGTCTATTTTGGTAGACACAATTCCCTTGAGACATTCTTTACAGCCTTTGGGAAGTTTCTCTATCGCTTCAATCATCTGGTCGTTGTCCATTTCAAGAATGGCTTCAAAGTCTCCTTCGTCTGTGTAGAACTTATTATAAAACTCTTCCAATTTGGGAAACTCTTCAATAAAGTCAGAATCAAGTACGATGAATCTCGGATAGAATAAGTAATTTGTAGGATTAGCACTTTGTGCTTCTCTTCTTAAATCACCGTACTCTACGTATTCAACCATACCATAATCTTCAAAGCGAACTTTATTTCCACTTGCTCCGATAAAACTTAATCCCCCACTTGTCACAGACTTGCAGGGAATTAAGTCTTTATCATTGAATTTGGATTCCTTAACGTTTTTGATTGTTTTAGGCTTTACTTCCTTCTTTTCTTCCTTGACAGGCTCTTCTGTCTTTTTAGAAACACTCTTCTTGGGTGTCTCGTCAAAATCAAGCATTACTTCTTCTTTTTTAGATTTTGCCATTTCCTTTTTCTCCTATGTAAAAATTACGCAGTAATTGTCCATACACCAAAGTATTTTGTAAGTGTAGTACCTACACCAATCTTTCTCTGGATTTCGTATGTCTGCTGGTCATTCAAAGTTTCGCCAATCTCATTAACTTCGAGAATTGTCTCGCCACCGTTAATGTATTTGATGAACTTGTTGTCTTCACCAACGGGCATGATGAATAATTTAGTATTATCAACAAGACCGCCTGTTGCAGCACTAAGGTCACCAAGGTTGTATCTCTGGGGCATTTCAAGAAGGTCTGTACCTTCATAGTCACCAAGAATACCTGTGTGAGCGATAGACTCTTTCTGTGAAGCAGCCATCCAAGTAACTGCTGTGCTATTGTTAACAAGGTTGTTCATCTTCTTAAGAGCAGTCTTTGTACCCATAATAACTACGGGAACACCACCGTTAAGAGATTCAACAACTTCGATGATATGGTCAAAGTCGTCCTTGTTAGCGGCAACTAACGCACCTGAACCTGTAAGTCCAGAAGGAAGAGGAAGCGTTGAAGCGGCATTAGCGAACTTGGAGTAAATAAGTTCGATAATTAAATTAGCGAATGCCTTTACTGCGGCATCAATGAAAGCAGCCCAAGACTTCTTTCCTGTAAGGAAAAGTCTAATGTCCTGTCCAACTTTAACACCATAGTATGCTGTAGGAACAACAAAAGGTTCGCCGGGAGCGAGCTTCTGCTGAATTAAGTCATGATGAGAACCAGAAACTTTCTCAACCTGAAGGTATGTTTCCTTCTCTACCCAGAACTCGTTTACATCACCGTCTGCAAGGTTGATTTCATCAACATACTTGTTGAAGATATCAAGACCTTCGAGACCCTGCTGTACCTTTACTTCAATAATCTCTTCGATTACTGCGAAGAATTCACGAGCGCCCTCTGATTTGAGTGCTCTCTTAATCTGCTTATCTGTAGATTTCTCATTAAGACCTGTGTACTCAAAGCAAAGTTCTTTGATTTTCTCATCAACTTCTGATTTGTTCATAACACGTCCAAGGTCTTCATCGAAAATTTCAATGCCATTAGCGGCATCAAATAAAAGATTTCTAACTGCTACGTCTAACATTGTCTGTTTACCTCCTTTCCCCTATTATGCAATCACGAGTTTCTTATTTGTGATTGTTGTGATTGCTACGCCAGCATTGAGGTTATTTAAGTTACCGCCAAATGCTTCCTTGGATACCTCAAAGATATCACCAGCATAGAGCTGATGCGCTCTTGCTACTTCGCCTGCTTCAAGATAGAATCTCTTCTCGCCTGCGATTGATAAAGGTGAGTCATATCCATTGTCGGGTACATTGTAAACAAGCAGAGCATCGAAACCGAGGTCTGCAAGAACTTCAACATACCAGTTACCATCTGCTGCCTGTCCTCTAACAATACCGTTGAAAGAGTTAGCGGCTGCTTCGTCATAGTTGTCAAAACTATTGTAATTACCTCTCTTGACAATATTGCCATTATCTGCGGCTGAAGAGAGAGTTACGTTGTAGATGTGTCCACCGTAGTTCGTAGCCAAAAGCTTCGATACGTTGGCATCTGCATGATTAGTAGTAAAATCTACTGCCATCTTTTTTTCCTCCTATAAAATTTAGTTTAATTAAAAAAGAGCATCGAAGCTCTATTTTTCAATACTGTTTGTTCCAGAGAACAAATTTCCGTATCTGTTGGGTTTTGCCTTTTGAACGGGAATAGAAACAAAGTTTGCTTTGGTCTCTGTACGTGCCTCTTCTGTCTGGACACTAAACTGACCATGTTTTGCATAGTCGAGAAGAATCTCGTCTGCTTTTGCTCTTACTTCCTCGATAGATAAAGTAAAGTGAGATTCCTGTTTCTTTAATTCTTCAAACTCTTTAGTATTCTCAATTTTGGAATAGTCATCAGAATTAAGAATCTCCATCTTGTCGGGTTCTTCTTTATAGTTCTTGAGTTCTTCTGCCATTTGTGCATAATTAGCACGCATACTATCAAGAGCGTCGCGTTCTTCTTGTGTTACATACTGACGGAAGATTTCAACTCTTTCTCCATCAAGAATAAACTCGTCATTGTCAAAATGGCAATTCTGTCTGTAGTTCTTTCCAGTGAACCAACCGTACATCTCAACATAGCCGTCTTCTTCAAACAAATCTACGTCATACCATTCATTGTCTTCAGCACCATAAGTTGCGGAAATCATATGATATACGGCATTCATCTTTTCAGAAACGGAGAGACCAAATTCTCTATTTACTCCATCAACGGTAGTAATGGAATATGTGATTTTCTTAAGTGCTTCTGCATCCGAACCATCATCAATGATTTGAGGAGCCTCTCCGTCGCTAGAATCTCCTTCATTTGCTCCAGATAAAAGAGCACCGGGTTCTGCCCCTTGAGGTTCACCGCTAGGCTCACCACCAGATTCGTTATCAGCTTCACCACCGTCAACAGTTGCGTCTCCTTCAGGTTCACTAGAGCCACTTAAATCAAAAGTCTCTTGAACTGCACCTTCAATTTCTTTCTTCTTCACTTCTCCTTCCTCCTTTCCTAAAGAGTCGTTTATATTAAAGCGAGAGAGAGTATTATTAAGATTCTCAAGCACTTTAATCAATTCGGCATTCGCTTCGAATGTCTGAGGTTCTGCTTTGAAGTCTGCAATATCTGCTCTACTTCCCAACATACCCTCTTCAATTTCGGTTCCGTCTGGTTCGCTACCTAACAGTGTAGAACCGCTTACATAGAACTTTTTAAGGTCAAGATATTTTTCTTTTGCATTATAAGCCATTTCTTCAATATGCAATTCGACAGAGTTCTTACTTCCACCTTTGCGTTCAATAATCTCTGCTGTTTTAGTATATTCTCTTGGAATATAAGCATACGCAAACACGAAATCTTTGCCTGTCTCCTCGTCGTATTCAATATAGGGTTGTTCATCGGGGAATCCCGAAAACGAACCTACTTGCTTTTCGATATATTGAAGTTCCTCTTCTCCATTTTCATTCTTCACAACTTCCATATCGTGAGAGTGAAAATCCCATTCTCCATTATCTAACTGATGGATGGCGGCAAGAACGGGTCTGCTTGCGATTGTCGGTAAAGACTCTTCGCCAGATTCTCTTGATACATTGCTGCCATTACGGTTCCTACCCAAATGGAATAACTTATATTTAAGTCTTAACATTCCTCTCTGGTTAGAATCATCAGTTTCATCAATTTCAAATGTAGCAGGAATTTTAACGGCTAATTCATATCCCGATTCGGATGAAGAAAAATGTTGGAAGTTGTGTTCTACACAAAACTTAACCAATTCATCCATCGTCAAAATTGTTTTAGGCATTGTTAATTCCTTTCCTATACACAAAGATTATTCGTGTATATTACTTTCTCTTTATCAAAAGTTTTTACCTTTGATGTATCGTTAATAAATACAAAGAACTTACCGCTTTTGGATAATTCTTGATATCCACTCTCTCGAAGTTCTTTAGCAACTTCTTCATCAGAAGTCTTTATGAAATATTGCATATCCTTTTTCTCCTATGAATAGAACGTGATTCCCATATTAACTTCGTCCCAATCGGAAATATTTCCCCAATCCGTCCTTCTCATTTTGAAGGTAACGTATAATTGTGTATCGGGATAACTTTGTCTATATGAGGTTAAGTCATATGTCTTACTTCCTCCATTGGTCCAACCGGGGTCGACAATTCTATTGTGTTTATTGTCTTCAAATATATAAAGTTGCATGGAATGTGTTACATTAACATTTCCAATACTACCAATAAACATAATAGAATTAACATCTGCTCGCAATGGAATTGCATAATAGCCAGATTCTGTTGTAGTGTTCTGTAAATATATAGACCTTATATCAGAAGCATTTGCGTATAATATGGCTCGCTGTTTATCGTTTAAAGTAACAAATGCGTCTCCATCTTTATACACATCAGTAACTTGATTTACTTGCATGATATTGCTCTTGTCAATCTTATCAACCACAACGTGAATAGGAGTAGAAACCACATCATAACGCTTATCACGAATTGTAATATAACATTCTCCGGCAGATAAGAAATTTGAAAACATCAAATAAACCGTATGTTGAGTGTCCCAATAAGAACCGTCTATAATAATATTTTCAACTTGATTTGACCAGTTGCCTATAATTTCCAAATCTTCAGGATTGGGAACATAATTGAATTTCAATCCAAGCACTCCAACGGTAACATTTTCATCAATGCATTTCATTAGGTTGCCTTGTGGTATAATTATTTTTTTTGGCTCTATTGTAGTGCTTCCATTGAACACTATAAACGTAGGAACTTTTCGTCCTGTTGTACTTTCGTAAATAGTGTTGATATGTCTTTGGTGCATCATACTTTCTGTTGAACCACCACCATCAAGCAGATAAGCAAATTTAAAGCCGTGCTTTACACAAGCGTCTTGTGCTTCTTCTACTGTCCAGCCGTCAGAATTGTCATAATTACGTCCTTCACAAGTCATAATTCCATAGTCACCATTCCCAAATTGTCCGATGATTTGTCTCTGACAATTCTCCGTATAATGACTAACATTATTCCACTCACTGCTAGGAACTTTCTCATAGTCACGAATGATTTCCATAAAGCCGCACACAGCAGAGTAAATACCATTATTAACCAAGGTTTGAGCATCTGCATCATATGCGGCATACCCAAGAGTGCCTTGTCTGTTAATCGTTAAAGGTCTGCATTGACTATGGGTGGCAGACGGAGAGTTTTTAATTACCGTTCCGTTTTCTATGACTATACCGTCTGGTGTAACATCTGTTGTGTTAAAAATACCAGCATTAATCGCAAGGTCAAAGTCATAAATGTTTTGCAAATCTTTTGTTGACATAGTTCCGGTTTCTCCAGATTCGGGACACAATACCAAAGGATATTGTTGCGAACCGTCAAGTTTATCTCGGTATACTCTTATCAAAAAATAATTTGCTCCACCATCTTCATCATATATAAAATCTATGTCGGTGTTGTCTATAAAGGATTTTTTCAAAATCAAATCGGCATAGTTCTTTGCAAGACTTAATGTTTCAATATCCATTTAACCACCGCCTTTAGATTTTAACCCAAGTCTGTGAGTTGTTAATCATATACGCTTTACTTCCACTTCCATCTCCTATTACAAAACAGGAACTGCCAACACTTACATCAGTAGGAAGATTCGCAACATCTGCGTCCGTGTCAGCAATGAAATAGGAAGTGCCGTCTGGTTTCTTATCGACTAATTTTATCATTTTAAAATCCTCCTACTTTTTATTACTCATTTTTGTTCGGGTCTTCTGTAGGTAAGTCCATGAATGATTTTCTAATCCCGTCCATCACGCCGTTCAAACCTAAAGAATGATAGTTTATATATACATTCTCAAAGTTTTCTTTAGCGTAAATGGGTGCATATCCGAGGTCGTTATATTTATTATAACTTGAAATCATTTCAGCGCGTAACAATGCTTGAATACCATTTCTAATGGCATCTTGTTCCTTTTTATACTTCTTTAACTTGGTTGCAAAGTATGTAAAGGTAGCACCGAACACGGCTGTCGGAATACCAAAAAAGCTTAACCATTGCCAGATTGTCATCATCCTTTCCTCCTTACTTAAATATTTCTACTGCGGTCTCCTTCGGGTGTTAAATCACTCGGGTCTTTCTCGGGTGCGCCTTGTCCAGTTTCTGGGGTGTACCCATCATTACTCGTAGTGAATGATGAACTCAAAGGGTAAATCATCTTGTCTTGTAATTTAAGCACTTCGGTTTCTAGGTAAATCTGAGCGAGTTGTTCTTTTTCGCTTACACCAATGAGAGTGCCGTAAGCAAGTCTATTTGAATATCCGTATTGACAACTTTCGAGCATACTCTTTGCGAGTTCCTCTTTCGTATATACGGAACATTCGAAATGCTTTACTTTCGCAGGCTTCGTCATCATATAACTTAATTGCATATTACAGAAGCCATTGATTTGCGGAATTAAAGGAGAAATGGCAAATTCAGTTTCTGCCTTTAACCACGCGTTAAAAGCGGCGGTGCTTGTAATTTTATTTGCATTTATAACCGCTCCACCACCAGCGGTCTGCAAGATTTGATTAGATGAGATTTCAACACTGTTAGTGTCTTTGTCTACGCTCTTCTCGAAATCAATTGTTTTAAGTTCTTTGCCGGGAATAACACCTTTACCTACATTTTCAGGTATCTGCCCTGTGTCAATCATTCTCTGGAAATATGCAGAAGCCAAGTCTGGACTGACTTCGAAGTCGTCTGCATCTTTTGCCCCAGATAAAACCTCCATCGGCATATAAATGAGTTTGTAGATTGCTAATGCATCGGCTTCAGACTGAATATCAACAAGGTCTTCCAACCCTGCCAATTGTAAGAACAATGGCAAGAAAGGAGGTATATTCATATTATATGTGTCTGTTCTAAACTTAAAGCATACGCTATATTTCGCAGGACAATGTACGTATTTATGAGACGGGTCTTTTTCATACTCTGCATACATTTCTTTAAGAGGAGAGCCTATCATTTCGATAAGTGCCTGTTTGTTGGCATTTCTCCATTTGGACATATCTACAGAGAATCCGTAACAACCATAGTCTTCATATACGCCGTCTATTACACATTCATCTGGGTCTAACTGATAAAAGAAATTACCTTTATCCCCACGAAGAATTATTCCGTAATAAACATCTTCTCTGAACACCGTAATAAGAACAGGTAACATATTATCTTGTAAGTTTAAAACGTCAAGACAATCAAGGGTATTGCTATATGAACGCAATATGTCTTTAGCAGAATTGCTACCTTCTTTTGTCATATCGTAGTTAGGTGAGACTATCCTGCAATCAAGACAAAACATTGACGCATACCAATTAACCAATCTAAAGAAAATATTAGAGCGGTAATATAAATACCTTGCCGTGTTCCTCAAATTCTTCTCATTGTTGCCAGTGTTCTTAATCCACTGCTTAAGTTCATCTTTATTGATGGCTCTTATTGATGGATTAATGATTTTATTTACATCTCGCAACCGTGTGAGTGTTGAGTCCATAGCCTTTTTAAACATTATAGTATTATTTTCGGCAACCGTATGGTTGTCTTTTAATTCAGCCATAAGGCTACCTCCTTCTTTGTTTTATACATTTTCATTCGAGCGATTTCGTATCACACTGACGGAACCGCCCAAACGAATAATGCTATATATTATAAACGGTGACTCGGCACGGCTTGTATTGAGATACCGTATACTCCTGAAAAAGTTGCTTGTTTCGCCTCGGTTACCAACCTTAACGCCACCGTTTAAAAACTGTGTCTTGCCGCCCTTATTAGAAATTTATCTAATAAAGACTGTGTGCTTTCTGTTTTTGGTTTAAGACCTAATTCGAGTTGACACGCACACCAATAATTATATGCCATAGATGAATAACGGTCCTTACGCATACCGGATTGTTCTCGTACAGATACAAGGTTTCCCTTTACTTCGTGTTCAAGTTTAATTAACTCATATACCGTGAGAGTGGTTTGAACGTAAGGATTCTTGATGAGTGCTTTCTCCGCATCAGAGAATGTTTTAAATTTCTTGAGAGTCTTATTAAGAGATTCGTCACATTCAGTTTCATCAATAAGCATATTTACTTTTCCGTTCTGGATTCCGTTTCTCAACAACAAACATATCTCGCTGTTGAATTTAGGATTGGCTTTAATAGACCAACAGACTTTATTCGGGTCTTTAACCTTACAACGTTGAGCCATGTCTGCATCGTTAATACAAGTAATCGCCTTGTAAACCTTACCAGTCTCTGGGTCGTATTGGTCTTTAACAATAAAATCGTAAATTCCTAAACCCACGCCCATCGTATCTAGAACTAAATCAGTACACTTATAACAATAAAAATATCTCATTACGACAAGACCTACTTCGTCAGTAGTCTTACCCTCCAATGTTTCCGCATAACAGAAGTTGGATTGATAACTTACATCGTCTTGTTGTACGAGTTCGTTTATGAAAATAGCAGTCGCGTCGTTCTTCTTTTTCTTCGTTGTTTGCATTAAAGCAACATCGACAGAAAGAATACGTCTGCCATTATCAGAAACATTTGGCACTGGATTGTTTTGATTATAGTATTTTAACGGCAACAGTGTGTGTTGTATTTTACGACAATGATTTACATCTTCGTATTTAAACAAACTGTCTCCGTCATCTCCGAACCACATACAACCCATTTCCATGTCGAACAAGGTTTGGTTGAAATTGGATTCACTCATTTCATCTTCAATCTGTTCACGAGAAAGCAACCCCTCTCGTATTGAAAGTTGATAAGGGAGTCCACAAACAAAAAACTTCTTCATATCGTCGAAGAAGTTAATGACATAACCTTGTACCTTTTTATATGCCCACGAACTCTTGAAGTAAGCAGAGGACATATAAATTTCCTTGTTTCTTTCTACAAGATGAGCATATTCTGGTTTGTCCAAGTAACCGGGGTGTCTCGGTGATGTTAAGAATTTTCTTAATACCAAGTCAACAACCTTTTCGTTTATCATTCTAAATTCATCACAGATTAGAAGATTAGCACGACAACCACGAGCGTTATCCGTACTAGGTCTTGTTCTTATCCACGAGCCGTTAGCAAAAACAATTTCTGCGTCTTGGACACCTATAGAGCATTTGGTTATTTCTCGTCTTAAGAACGCGGACTTTGGCATAAGTTCATCTTGTATCTTAAGCAATACTTCGTTGGCTTGCTTTAATGTACCCGATACTACGATTACTTTGGTGCCGGGATAAAGAATACAACGAATTACTGCAAACAGTGAAGTTAGGAATGTTTTTCCAAGTCCTCTGGCGGCAATAAATGCAAAATAGTTATATTGCATCATAGCCCACAAGAGAATGCACTGGAACCATTTAAGTTTTATATTTAAACATTCCTCTGCAAACCTATGCGGATTGGCTCTATAATAAGCCGCTCTTTCCGCAACGGTTTCCATAATCTTTTGTTCTTTATCCTGAGCAACTTGTTTGGCAGTTTTAGTCATCTAACTTCGTACCAAACAACTTATCAAACAGTTCTTCGGAATATTCATCGTTCTGATATTCCTGTCTGTTGACAGTATATTTTTTCATAAATTGGTCATACCGAGAAGAAAATGCATTTTTTAATCCCATCATTTTCGAAAGGTGTCCTTTGAAGAATACATCTATTAAAAGACCTATCCTATCAACGTCCTTAAATTCTTCTAATGGCTCAGGTATGGGTTTCTCATTTTCCCACTTCTCTATTAACTGACCGAACGTCTTTGCATCTGTTAATGCGTTAGCCGCATTCTGTGATGGCTTTAACTGTGACGAAGCCAATAACTCTTGTAAAGTTTTATCTGCTTCTTTAGTATCTTTGCCATCTTTCTGCAATTTGTCAATTTCAAGTTCCTTGAAACAAATTCTCTTAAACAGTAATTCCTGTGTTTTTGTTTCACACGGGTTTCTCGCTGTCCAATCTTCATACTCCTTTTCCAAGAACAACAAATCGACATTGTTATAATCTCTGCCGAATCTGTCTCTGGCTTTTCGAAGAAGCTCCTCGTTCATTGCGATTTCTTCTTCTGTGAGTTCTGTTGTTTCTATGGAACTTCCAAAGTCACTGTCGCTATATGTTTTATTCTGCCATTGAGGTAGAGACATAATAGCGGTTATGTAAGTAGCAAAGGGTGAGTTACGGTTCTTTTCCCTAACTCCGTCCTTTGCCCCTTTTACACACTTTTCATAGAAATCATCATCGTAAGGCTTATCCAATATCTGCAAAACCTTTTGAACACTCTCTTTTGTTTCAACGGGAGTGTCTCTGTCTTTCTTTCTCTGCTCTGCAATCTTTAACAGACATTCCTTACAAATCGGATTCTTGCCAGTAATATAACGATTATCATTATAAAAAGCGGTGTCTCTCTTTTTAAAGTCACCGCATACTGGACACATTAATATTTCTTTGTCCAATAACGAATTATAGGTGTTGGATATTTTATCGTATTCTTCTCTTAAAGAAGATACACCCCTAGCCTTTAATTCATTAACCGACAGGGCATACTGTAACGATGCCATATCCTTTTCCTCCTTTTATTCCTTTCAATCCTCAGCGAGCGCAGACGGGATTTGAACCCGCGACACACGGCTTAATATCCGTTGCTCCTGCCGAACTGAGCTACTACGCTACCAGAGAACCTCATGTTCTCGCCCAAAAGGTGGGCAGACCTATTTATAACAACGCCAGAGTTCATTCGTCTCCAACGGAGTTATCATCTCCCCAATCATATTTTGGGTCTGTCAAGAGCGCAAGTTTTTCTCTTAATCTTAAGGCAGTAGTAAATTTAATATCTGCTTTGTAATTAGTCATTGTTGGCAAACCTGTTCTGGCATCGATACATTTTCTCGGAGCCCTTTTACTCAATTGGAACTTACCAAAGTTCGTTATCATTATCTCATTGTCATTTAACAGTTCTTCAAGCATAACTGCAAATGTTGCTTTGACAATGTATTGTACTTCTCCAACGTGATAGCCAGTTTTCTTTGCTACTTTACGAGCAAGTTGTTTATAATTTAGCATTCCCATTCAACCCCTCCCGTTAAAGGAATGGAGTCCGTTAGGAAATAAGTACCAACATATTTAAACTTTTTGTTTCCTTTTTCGTCTGTGAACCATTGTTTGCCATCACATTTCACATTAGAACACGCAATGATATTGGTTCCGTCAATACGCACGAAAGGAGAACCGCACGCTCTACATTTGTTTTCCTTTTTTTCCTTCATCTTTTTACTCCCTTTTCTCACTATCGGGGAGGTCGTTCGCCTCCCTTCTATAAGTCACATTAAAAAATTTTCTGAAACGCCCTATTTGCAAGGGGTTGAGACACCTCTTAACCTTGATAGTGGGTCAAAGGGTGTCCCAAAAAACCTAAATTTTTGATATTTTTTTATATATTTTTTGTTGAAAAACTATTTGATTTTATTTTTTTCCGTATACATTTTAGAAAGTTTTTTCCATTTTTGTAAAACATTCTAAAAATAAATCTGGATTAACTGTATATAATGTCTTAAGCAGTAATGACCTGTTCTTATTTAGTTTGGTCTTTATTGTTTTCTGGTTACACTGTATGCCCGGTGTTATAAGAAAGGCTCTATTGATTAACCAAGCCATAAGACTTTTATAATTACGGGATATATACATTGCTCTTATATCTTCTACTAACTTAAAGAAGTTATATTGCAGTACCAAATACTCCTCGTTTCCCTCGCCTATATTATATTTATATACAGACAAAGAATATTTTTCTATCATCTTCTCAACTTTCTTGGATTTCTTTCTATCAGAGTCCAACGGTACGGGTTCGAAGAATTCACTCATAGGGATTGGTGGTCTTGAATCTCTTATCTTTGAAATCTCTACATCGTATAAGAAGTTCATGGGACACTTTAATTGTTTATTTATATTATCATAGTTAAAGTTCTTTTTAACTATTGAGAAGAACTTGGGGTATTTACTGTCACTGACTCCCAAGTCTTTCTTAATGCGTTTGATTTCCTGCGGTATGTCTATATCAAATGTTCTTTTGGTATTATCAATAGCCGCCTGTGCCACAACACTTAATATACATACATAATCATCATACTTCTTATCATCATAATTATAAGTATATGACAATGATAACTGCGCGAGGTTAGATGATTCCCCTATGGCAAGCTGTGATGCGGCAAGTTTATTATCAATCGCTGCAAAGTCGTCCATCGTATTGTCATAATGATTCTTTTCCTTGGGAATCATATTAACAATTGTTGGGTAATTCAAATAGCAATACTTCGCGTGAGCGACTATATCTTCTTGGTTCGTTGTGTAGATTGAGTCGGAGTCCATATCCGAACCGTTATTTCTATCTTGGAAGTCGGTGTGTATCATATTAACTGCGATACAAAGTTTACCGAGATTAAAGTATTTCTTAATCAACGGATGGAGATTATTATGCAAGTACCCCATATTATTACGAGAGTTAAACGGTGAACGAAACTCTGCAAGGTATTCTTTATCCAAGAATCTCTCGGAATAACATTGAATACAATCTTTCTCGGTTCTAAATGTGGGGTCGTCTTCCGGATTCTCCCCCACTGCATGAAGCAGCATAGCATAAGGACTGCCTACTATGGTTAAATTATCTGCGTTTTGAATAGACCTTCCGTTCTTGAAGTCCAATACATACGCACGGATAATGTCTCTTTTTCTGGCTCTATAGTATTCGCTTCTTAAGAAGTCTGGATTTCTCTTTACCAATGCCACTAATACTTCGTGGTCATTACTGAAGTTGGCAGTTCTCTCCAAATACTCAAGGAATATATAATCATCTGTTTTGAGTCTTTCGATGTATCTTATGCTCTTATCAATGACATTAGGCATTATCTCTTCCGACAATGAGTTAATCATTTGATACGACATTCTCTGTACATTTCCGAGTTTGCTATGATGTGCGGTCTTTACGATGCCGAACATACAATCGTTCTTTCTCACCCACTCTGACCAATAATCAAAGCCTAAATCAAACTTAATCCATTTCATACTCTGGTCTGTGGTTACGAGTTTTATCTTCTTAACCCTTACATCATTCCCCCACATATCTTTTACTGTGGCTTTCTCATAGTCTTCCCTAAAGTAATCCTTAAAGAACAATTGGAGATTCGCACTAAACGCGGCACACTTACACATATGATGTCTTAAGAGAATATAACCATCTCCCCATTCGGGAAAGATTGACGCATCAATTAAGCCTTGTCCGTCGAAGATAGTATTCTTTACTTCGTAGTCATTGATTCTCTCTGCGTAACAATGTTTCTCTTTATCTGTTTTAATAGCCACTATATTAGTCTTGAATTTGGAATCAAAGTCTGGAAGCACTAAAATCTCCTCTGGTTTGATTCTGACTTTACCGACAATGGTGGAAGTAATCAAAGACGAGTATGCCCCTATCTCAACTATGGGTGCATTTCTCTTTTTTAGTTTAATGCCCATATAAAGAAAGTTTCTAGCCTTTTTATAAAGTTTCTCTTTGATGAACATACACTTGCCTGCTTTGGCTTTGCCCGGTGTACGATACAACATCTTATATGTTATTGTCTCATCTCCCTTACGGGTATGATATGTAATAGGCACACCATTATTGTAAAAGTATGTTCGTATCTCGTCCTTTGAAACTTTTTTATATTTCTCGGGATTATTCTTAACGTCTAAATACAAAGCAGAGATTTTCTTTCTTCTGAGTCTTTCGTTTTCTCCTTCTCCGAATGACTTTGCCACTTTATATTTTAGTCTTGCTTCTTTCGCTACTTTGATTAAATGCTTGATTTCATCTTCAGGTCCGCGAGTTCCATAATTGAAATCCAAACAAATAACATCACGAGTAGAATCATTCTTTACTTGCAAGCCATTATCAAGTAAAAAGTCTGTGAAAAGACTATTAGTTAACATTGCTTCTGTGTAGTCGTATCTATCTCTCATTCCTAACATGACTCCATAGATAGACCCTGCTTCATAGTTGTTAATCTTATATCCAAATTCTGACATCATAATCCCCTTTATAATACATTTAATTCTATTAAAAACTCGGATAATACTTTTTGTAATGCTAAATCGTAATCGTTATATCTTTTCTCTGCCTGTATATCTAATGCTTTCTTGACTTCGTTGTTTAAAAGTATTCTTTCGTTCTCAAGTTCCTTTATAACGTGCCGTTGGTTATAAATGATTTGGTAACATTGGAATACCCCCTCCCAACACATCTCTTCTTCGACTATGTGATTTATCCTCGCATAGTATTTCTCTTTTATGCCATTAGAAAAATATACTTGGTATTCGGATTGATAACCCAATTCGTCCAACACACGCTTTTTGACATCTAATATGTATTGGTGTTCTTCTATATTGGCTATCTTATAATCATACGTTCCGTGGCTGTTTAAATAATATATCTTATATGCGTCACTATAATCTATAAGCAGTCTATTCTTTAAACTCTTGAGTGATGATTCTAGTATACTTAATATCTTACTGTCCGTCCGCTTATAAAACTCATAGATATTATATTCATTCGCTATATCCAATAACTTATTCTTATTTCGCCTATAATCTATATATCTGTCATTTACTAATCCCAATATCTTAATCAGTTCATTTTTATTCACATATACTACAGGCAAATCTTTTTGAGATAAATAATACAGTAAAATATTCTGTATGAATTTAGTATACTTACTATGTACTGTACTTGGTAATGGTTTCTCATATTTCTCTAATACAATATACCCATTAGTATTTTTATCTTTAAGTAAATCTAAATATCTATTTACTTCTTTTAATTGCAATATCTTACTTTTACCAGTACATATATTTAAGTTTAATAACTTACATAACTCTCTATAGTTTTTAATATACATACCTTCTTGTATATTATTAGTATTTAATTCTAATATCATATATCCCCTTTATATTATTATTTTCTCTCCTGACGGAGAAAAAATAATATACTCTATACAATAAACTTACTTATATCACTCTTACTAATATAGTTATACTAACTTATATAATATATACTTACTCTATAGCTATGTTATATTTATATTAATACACTTACTGTATACATAATATACTTACTCTTTATATATAGTATATTTATATATATACAGTTACTCTTTCATATACAGTAAACTTATATATACAGTAGTGGTTAAAATATATACAGTATATTTATATATATAATACACTACTATTCAGTCAAAGGTGACAACTTTTTGTATTCCGGAATTTATCGTACCACATTATCTTGTGTTTTTCAACAAAAACCTTATTTTTTATTTTTAAATGTTATACTCCACATTATAACATTCGGGTTAGTTTAGACTACCTGTCAAGTATTTTTACTTTACACCCGCGGTTTTACAATTATTGCTATTTTTTACATTTATTGCTTTACAAATATTGCTCTATTTTACAAATCTTGCTATTGGCATTTGGGTGTACAAAATCGTATCGGATTGTGATGGGATATGAACATTGTTTAGCTGGTGCTAGCACTTCCCATAAAATAAGGCATTCCACCATTTTAAATACCCCCTATTTTTATATAAAAAATGACACTTTTTACTATTGAATTTTGATATACTATTATTGTAATCAATATGATTATAGTATATCTATTCAATGAGTCACGGCTCACAAATAGATAGCATAAAGTCACGGCTTTAATGCAACTATAAAGATAAAGATTATTTATCACGGCTATTGATAATACCACCCACAAATAACCAAATTTTCTCTAACAACTAAGGTATTCAAAATCGCTTGGTCTCTTGCTTAAGGGCTTTTGACTCAGTAAATTGATGATTATTAGGCTATGAGAATAGATAGAGATAAGGTGGACACGGCGAAACGGCGAGCAACTAAAGTAACCAATAGCATCAATTTAATATCGGTTTGAACTATACTCTTTATGAGAGCGAGTCCACTTACTCTATAAAATGTGGGCAACAAGCCAACGACTCAAATTTTACGGCTTTGCGCAATGACCATAAAGAAGAAAACTCTGTTTAGAGGGCAGATGGACTCATAAAACCACAATACCACTATTGAATCATTATTGAATCACGCAACCATTTTAGATTAGTGGAATATCCACGGAAAGATAAGAGGAAAAAATTATGAAGAATATTGATATGTTTAAAGCACAGAGAGAATTCGCAGATAGAGTAGCAAAGTTTGTAGACCTTAAAGTATTAAGGGCAGAGTACGCAGAGGACTATCGCGTGCAGACAAGTGCGACCAAGAAGTTAATCGAATCAACATCGAAGACATTAGAGGGCAGTATCTTTGCAGAATCTATCCCCGAGCGACTTGCACAGTATCAGGCAGACCTTGACGCGTTTAGAGTAGCATACGAGGAAAGACTCGCACAGATGGATAAGTTTGAGTTATCAGACGATGAAAAGGCATTACGTAAGGCTCTTAAAGGTGTATCTTGCGATGATACTACTGTTATCAAAAAGGCTTTGCAGGACTTTTTCTCGAAGTATGACCTTGACATTAAAGGCACAGACTTTGAAAAGTCGCTACTGAATACCCTTGGGGGCAAGGTGGACATGAGAAAATTCGTTAAGTCCGAGGGTACAGACGGTGTATCGTTCAACACTTCAGGTGCATTGAATCTCATCTTCTGGGTAACGTTTAACTACATGGTTAGTGCAGGCACCATCAAAGCCGCTATGATACCCGATTGCCTTAAGGCGAAGTATGTTAAAGACGGCAAGGTCAACAAAGAGGTAGCAAACGCACAGAAGTAATCTACAATTGAATATGGGTATGGGCGAGGAGTAACCTTGCCCTTTTTTGTTAAGTAACTGTTTAAGGTTGCGTGGTTCAATAGTGGTTTAATAGGCTCTTAATAGCGATGTATTGCGTGCTAATGTGTATCCTGTACGCAGTATCTCCGTAAGACCATAAGGATAGGAGGTGATTACCACGCATAAGAGTAACATTGTGGGCATTATCATAATGGTAGTGTCAGTATTGGTATTATTAGGCTTTGGTGTCAGAACATGCATAAGACAGGTGTATTTTCTTGAGACATGCATAGTCGAAGTCGAGGACGGTGGCATAGAGGTTGTAGGCGAAGACTCGACGGGTAATCTGTGGGCATTCAGACCGAGTGAAGATGTGCAAGTAGGCGATGAATACATTCTGTTAATGGACAACTGTGCCAATGACTATTTGTATGATGACAGAATAATTGTAGCGGTTAGGAGGTTTTTATGAAAGAACAAAAGGCACCATTGACTCGTATGCAGAGAAGATGGCTCTTAAATTATTACTGTAGAAAAATACTGTCGGCTCGTCAGATTCAAGAGACTTACGGGTGGACTATCGAGGAGTTGAGTCTCATTCGCCCACACTCCGAAGAACATTATCTGACTAGATGTCCGAAGTGTCAGAGCAAGAATATTGCTATGAATCGACACTATACGAACATGGGTATATCATGCGTTAATGCGGTATGCAGAGAATGTGGCACATACTCGCACGCAAATGACTATGAGACTGCTATGGTGTTATGGAATAAAGGTAAGGTGTATTTGTCGCACTAGAGAGGAGAATAATTATGACAAATATAGAAAGAATGAGATTAAGAATCTTAAAAGGAAATCAAAAGTTAGTCAATACCCCAGAAAGTATTTTCAGGGATAAAATCGAGTCTTTGAAAGTCAGACTCGCCAAGGCAGATGCAGAATTTCATCAGGATAACTATGACGATGATTACAATGGAAACAGAATCATCGCAAAATTAGCGGAAATAGAAGTTCTCAAGAGGGAAATAAGATACACGGAGAATAAGATTAACAGAAGAAATGGGTTATTAGATAAACTCGCACAGACAGGGAAACTGATATAGGAGGAAAGCAGAATGTTAGGAATTATCTTTGCAATGTTGGAAGCATTATTGGAAATCGTAGTATTAGTGATTATTATCGCAGTACCTTTCGTGTTGATAGGGTTAGCTTGTGAGTTAATCCGTAGACGCATAGGGAAATTAGAGTATAAGATGGGTACTAGTAAACAAAAAATCCATCGGAAACTATATGATTTCCTCATAAGGTTAGGCTATGACAGCAACACCGCATACAATATGGCTACTCAGTTTACTAGATGGCAATAAATGGGAAAGGAGTTAATTTATGTACAGACAGTACGAAGACCCAAGGGAACTGACTAAACAGTTAGACGAGAAAAGGGCTCGCTATGAAGAACTCGCAGAGAGAGTAGATAAGGGAGATTTAGACTTTGATGTTTTAGTAGATGCCCACGAGGATATTGCGGAATTAGAAAACCGCGTGAATTTTGCGTGGCAAGATGAAGAGTTCGAAGAGAATTATAGAATCGAGAACCCTTATCACGCAAACCCTCTCGATGATGAGTGGGACGATGATGACATAGATGATTATACATTTGACATTCCGAATGACGCATTTTAGGAGGGAAAACAGATGAAGATGACAATGTATTTCGTGGTAGAAAACGGAGCAATCCGTAATTTTATGACAGATTCCGAAATGGAATTGGAAAAGGCAAGACTTCGCTACGAGCATGTCTTTATGACTCGTGATGAAGCAGTGGGATTTCTCAAGAACCCACCCAAAAAGGCAAAGCATTTGTCTGAAGACGAAGCGAAAGAAATGGAAATTGCCCAGTTCAAGTTCTATCTCGAAATGGAAAATATCCAAGGGGAAGAACGCAAGAAGAAATGGAACAAGTTCTGGGACAGATACAACAGAGTACATTGGAAAGATAACCAACAGAGGAGAATGGCTTATGGAAATTAAAGGATTCTGGGTTGGCTATAGTTACAAAGGATACGTTGGCAAAGATGTAGCCGGAGCAGATGAAAACGGATATATGGAATTTGCTAACGATAAAGACTATGAGGATTGGGTTAAATAGGAGAACGGAAATGAATAAAATACAGTTATTACTTCTCATCAAACAGTATACCGCTATGCTTAATGACATAACGGAGACATTGAGAGAAATGACACTCAACGGACTTGAATTCTCTAAAGAGTTCTCGGAGATGTACGCACTTGGGAACGATGTTTCACAACAGTTAGACGACTTCAAAAGGGAATTCGAACAAGCATAGAGAGGAGAACGGAAATGATAAGAATTAGAGTCGAAAAGACTAAATACGGGCATTACGAAGCACATCTTCAACTGTATGTTGGGGGTTGGTTTGACGAGCCACTCGGAAGAATTGGGAAAGGGAATTCCATAGGTAGTGCTATAGCAGACTTAAGAAAGGAAATGGAATTTGAAATTTCCTCTATCCGTAGCCGTATAGAAGAATCGTATGGTTGTGATGTGGTTGATAACGACGGAAACAGAGTCAGTTATGGCTTAAATATCACTTTAGCAGAACTGTTGGGAATATGAAAGGAGAACAGATATGAAAGAGTATGACCTTGATATGAATCTTGTGCTTCAAAAGGTTTTTAAAGAAATGCGTAAACAAGAAGAATGCAGAATCAACAATGTGAACAACGGAATTAAGAAAGGTTGTGAAAATTGTTCTCAATGGGACGAATATTGGGGTTGTAATAAATGCGAAAATTTATAAAAAGGAGAACTAAAATGACAATTGAACAAATTCATAAGGCAATAAATATTTTGTTTATATTAACATCGGCAATTGGTATTCCATCTGCCCGTGCCCTTATAAGTGGTATAAACAATTGGAACGAAATCGTAATCACAATAGGACTTATCGGAACTGTTTTAAGCGCATTAGCATTTACTTTTATGATTAGTTTGATGTGGACATTAAATGATATAGAAAGAGAGGAGAACGAAAATGCCAATTAAAGACCCATATTTATCAAGAGAAGAGGTTTTGAAAATCATAGATGAGTACGAGCAGGCTATCAGTGACCACCATAGACACATAGCCGAACTCGAAAGGTTACTCGAACACGAAAGGGAAGTCAAAACCTTTGTCGCAAAAGAAATACATAAACGAGCAAACGCAGATAACGAGATTAAGACAGACGAGAACGAGTTTTTTAAGTGTACAGTCAATGGAAAACTCTTAACGACAGGACAACTCGCGGCAATAAGCGAATATTTCCGTGCTTGTTCTGAAGCCGAAATATTGGAAAGAGATTATGGAGTAAGCCACGAAGATTCTCTCCGTATGGGAAAAAACATCATAATTCGCATTGAAGAAAACGATGATATGTATGCAGAAGCATACGCAAAAGAAATCGAACTCAAGCGAAAAGAGAGAGTAAAACAGATAAAGAACACCTTGTCGGATATGTACGGAGAGTTAATGAGTGTCGGAACTGACGAGGAAATCAAAGATGAATTGCAATTTCTGAAAGACTCATTAGCAAACTTCAAGAGTAAAGGCAAACAGAAAGGAGAAAACGTATGAGAGAGATTCCCATTCTGAACGGAACAGGCGGTACTATTTACTTGCCTGAAACACTTAATCCACTGGGTTAAGGTAAATTAAATAAGTGGTCTGTGCTATCGGACACGCATACGGGCAAACAACGGAAATCACGGAAAGTGAAAGGAGACTGACAATGAAAGACGAAATGGTAAAAGTTCTCTTATACAACAACGGAGATGTGGAAATCGAATCGGCACAGAGTAACCAACGCACACAGCATATGTGCTTTGCGGGTAACAAGGGTAGTGGAGATATGTACTACTGCAAAAAAGGAATGGAATCATTTTATCTTAAGCGAATGATTTCTAAACGCAAGAAAGAACTTGCAAAACAGATTAAAGAGTTAAAAGCCGTAGAGGTTCGTGTCAATAAAAAATTATCTGAATTGGAAGGAGAATGATTATGACTGAAGAGCAGAGAACGGAAATCATAGATAAAATCATAAAATTACGAACTACGAAAACTCCATACGATGCAGATGATGACAGAACATTTATGCGGAATTTCATCGAAAACGGTACAGACGGAGTTTATACCGTACTCTATTTCCTACTGAGTAGAATTGACAGTTTGGAAAACGAAAAAGAGAAAATGAGAGATTTGGCTATCAAGATTTATGAATCATGAAAGGAGAAAAATGATGGGCGGTAAGAAAACTTGCAAATATTATAAAACTTGCGGTAACACAGAAAACTGCAAAAATTGCAAGGGTTACGAAAAAGACAAAAAGACAAGGAGAATAAGATTATGAGAAATGACAAAGCAAAATCCATTAGAAAAGCAAGAAAAAATGTTAACAAGGCAAAGGACAAGTTCTTTAATTCGGGAGATTCAATTGACGCAATTGATTTTCTTTTAAGACAAGACCTCTTGTCAGACGCATACGACAACGACACCATGAAATATTACACAATGTAAAGGAGAACGATTATGAGATTCAAGTATAGTGTCGAAACAACAATGAACAACGGAGACCTTATTTTTAGACCGTTCAAAGTTAAATTGTTTGCAGATATATATGCAAGGCGTATGCACAAACAAGACGATGTGAAGAAAGTAAAAATCGCTTTCAGATAGAAAGGAGAGTAAGATGAAACATTATGCAATTCGTGTCAGTTCCGTCTTTAACAACGGAAAAGACACAAGAGAAGAGGACTGCCGTAATGCATTAGACGCATTACATCGTAAACAGTATTATGAAAAAGACGCTTCTGTATTGAGTGTCGAAATCGTTGAGCGTTAATAAGGTCACTAATGGTGGTGGCTTTTTTTAAATTGAAAGGAGATTTTATAATGAGTACAATTTTTAAGGGTTCAGAGAAGTTTGAATTTGGTATGGACGGAAAGATTATCGGCTTGAAAAGTGAAGAAGTTACAAGACTTGCAGAGAAAGTCGTAGAGTTATTCGACTGGTGCGAGTGCTATCCTGACGCAGATTTAGATGCTTGCAAAACAATGATAGCAGAATGGTTTGATAAGAAAAAGGAACTGATTAACCTTTGGGTTAAGAGTCCTTTTTACAACGGAGAGTATGCGATAGAGTTTGATAAGCCGATTCACAGAAGTTTCGACATAGACACTTATAGAACATTCCTCAATATTGCAAAACGTTGGGAATCATTCGTTCTTGAGAAAAAAGAACAGAGAATCGGAACTTATACTTTGGGTCAATTAACCACACACATAAGCAGACTCTCAGATAAGATTACAGCATTGCGAGACGCACAGAGTTACTATTCCGGAAATCCACTGAATGATTTGATTCTTGAAGCGAAAGAAGATAAAAAACGATTTAAGGCTTTAAGAGATAAATTTGAGGGAGATGAGTATTCTCCATTTGATGGTCGTATGTACAAGACAGAAGATTATAATTTCCATTATGACTTCTCGAACTGTATGTCAATCTTGTATAATCACCCGAAACAGTTCCTCGATGAAGAAATGGCGGCAATAATTAACAGTTACATGGCTGATTTTAAGGCAAAATCGGGGCAGAAAGTTTCGAGAGTAGTAAATAAGTTGTGCAAAATGGCAGGCTTAACGGAATTCACAAATAAAGACCTTAAAGACCTCGGTGGTCGTTATGCGTATGAAAATATGGAAGATGATAAGAATGTCTACAACTTCGAATTTGCGAAGTTTGCAGATGCTTGTAATCCGTTCTCAACGCAAAAGCACATCTTCATCTCTCTGAATCCGTTAGACTATTTGACAATGGCTTGGGGAACTGATTGGAGTTCTTGTCACTCAACAGATAAGAACAACAAACATAAATGGAGTGACCGTTCGGGAGCAAGTTATAGCGGTTGTTATTCGTCTGGTTGCGAAAGTTATATGCTTGATGAAAGTTCTGTTGTGTTCTTTATTCTCGGAGATAACGCAGTAGAAGAAGCAAAAGAAAAGGGAGAACCCGTTCCTCGTAAGGAAATGAGACAGATGTTCCACATCGGAAAAGAAAAGTTCATTCAGGGTAGACTTTATCCCTTTGACCAGACAGATAAAGGAAATCACGCAGAACCCGAAGATTATGTTCAGTACAGAGAAATAGTACAGACATTGTTGTCGGAGTTATGGAATGTGCCTAACTTGTGGACTAATAAGACAAATAAAAGGTACGGTGGAATTTGTGGTGAGAACTCATACCAGTACGGAACGCATTACCATGATATAACAAATTATGATAATCCGAATGTTTCTTTCTTGAAAGAATATACAGGAACACCACGTATCATCGTTGGTGCAGACCCTATATGCCCTAAATGCGGAGAAAGACACGGCGATTCAAGCAATTCATTCTGCGAAAGTTGTATCAACGAAGACGGAAGTAGTAATTATTGTGAGTATCACGAGAGATGGGAAACCTGTGACGGAGAAAACGTTGAAAATTACGGTTGGGTTTGCGATGATGCTCTCGAAAATTCTGGAGACTTCGCAAGATGTGACCATTGCGACGAATGGTTTTACATAGGTCGCTATGATGACGGAATTCGTTCTGATAGAGACGAAAGATGGTTCTGTTGTGAAAGTTGTGCAGAACGAGAGGGCTACTATTGGGTAGAGATGGCAGAAGATTATCTGTCGGAAGATGATTTTGAGTATTCCGAAATTGACGGCGAAGATTTGCCGACTTACGATTTATCTTACTATGATTTATGCTATGCATATTACGAGGAAGATGAGCGGACTATTGCAAGGCAGTCAAGTTGTGTAAGATATGACGGAAATTGGTACGGCGAGAACGTAATGGTGGAAACTGTTGATGGATTGATTCCTGAATGGGAGTCGGTTGAAATCGTTTTGAACGAAGACGGAGACACTGAAATCGCTCACCGTGATAATCCTGACATCGTAGAGTATGACGATGAATACTATTACGTCGCAAATTGCGTGGAAACTGTAGACGGAGATTTAGTTCCCGAATGGTATGCCTGCAATATTGACGGAGAATGGTATGACCAAGATGTTTGTACGGAAATCGACGGAGAATGGTACAAAGACGAAGACACGATATATTACAAAGGTACTTTCTATTTGAGAAAGTTAAGTGTAATAGTAGACGGAAATTGGACTCCGTTGGATATGTCGGAAATGGAAGAAGTTGATAGAGTTGTAGCATAAGAAAGGGGTGAAGCGTATGTCACAGGAAGTATGGTTTAATAAGAAAACTCAAAAGAATGTACAGTATTTAGGCAGAAAAAATAAATTGATTCCCGAGAACGAGTGTTTTGTAAAGATATGCAAAATGCCACAGAAACAACTGAAAAATGTTTTGGCGATGTATCTGTATGAAGTCGGTTATGAAGATGTTCACGTTGGAGACGGATTCCTATATGCAAAGGGAAGTATTCCTTTCTGTTTGACGGCACATATGGACACGGTTCACGCGGAAGTGGTAAAGACAACATATGAGTACAATAAGAACGGAGATTATCTTCTTTCATCTCCTCAAGGAATTGGTGGTGATGACAGATGTGGAATTTATATGATAATCAAACTTCTCGAAAAGGGATATAAGCCGTATGTTGTGTTCTGCGAAGATGAAGAGATTGGTTGTGTGGGTTCAAGGCAATTTATAAAGACATCATACATCGACGAAATAGGCAAAGAGTGTAAGTACATAATTGAACTTGACAGAGCCAACAACAATGACGCAGTGTTTTATGATTGCGACAACAAAGACTTTGAAAAGTTTATCACGGAAAACACAAAATATAAAACAGCAAGCGGAAGTTGTTCGGATATAAGTTATCTATGTCCTGCCGCAAAGATAGCCGGAGTTAACCTCTCTTGTGGATATTACAATGCTCACACACTTGGCGAGTATGTAAATATGACAGAAATGCAGAGAACACAAGACACTGTAGAAAAGTTGCTCAATACGGAATGTGTTCAGTATGAATATATTGAGAAAGAATATGTTCCTTACTACTACGGAAAGACCTATGGAAGATATAATGATTGGTATGATGACTATTATGAGTCTGGCTACTACGGAAAGACAGTAGCGACAAGTACATCAACCAAAGGAGCAACGGATTATTTACTCCTTGAAGTACAGTACATAGATAAAGACAACGAAGATATGATTGCCTACGGAGAAGGACAAACAGAAAGCGAATGTTGGGAAGACTTCTTTAAGACCAACCCGCAGATTTGTTTCAATGATGTATTAGATTGGGACTTCACGTAAGTGAGGTCCCTTTTGAAAGGAGATAAAATCGAGAATGACAATTACCGTGAGAGAGTTATATGAATGGGCGAAAGACAACGGAGTTGAAAATTGTACCATACGCATCAACATGGGCAGTTATGGTGTCATATATCATATTCGCCCAGAAATAGCAACAGAACACAATTACGACGGAACTGAATACAAAGAAGTCGTATTATGAAAGGAGAAATAAAATGAGTTTAAGAGAAGAAATGGCAAGATACGAACAACTAACAGGTGAGAGTGCAGAACCTATAACGATTAACCGATTAGGTGCTTATCTTGACGGAGTTGACAAAGGAATCGAAGAACTTGAAAAGTTAAAAGCAGAATTTGAAGAAGATAAATATATTTTATTAAATCAAACCACTGCTATAAAAGTTATAGACAATCACATCAAAGAACTGAAAGGAGAGAACAAATGACAAGAGAAGAAAAGGTCAAAAATTTATTGACCGAACTTATTGATATGATAGACAACGGAAGCCAAAGAGATTTAGATAGAGCAGATGAAATAGCGAAATATATAGTAGAAGTAATTGGAAAAACACCTTGTTGTTCAATTCCATTTTTAATGCACATAGAAATGGATATACCAATATCAGAATGTCAAAAAGCATACGAGATTGCTATGGAATATTTGAAATTTCAATCAAAGATAAAGGGGTAAGACAGGAGATATTTTGTAGAACTGAAAGGAGAGAACAAATGGGTGATTTAATCAGAAGAGAATCATTAAAACAGAGAATAAATCTCAATTACAACAGTCATCAGTACATAGACACGCAGTCAATAAAAGATATTATCAATACAGAGCCGTCTGTTGAAGATAAGACAGTTGAGGAACTTAAAACAATAAAGGCAGAAATCGAAAAACTTGAGCATTTGAACATAGAAGATGGTTCAGACGGATATGACAAATATGTAGAACAATATGAAGTCTTAACGATTATAAACAAAAGAATAGCAGAACTGAAAGGATAGTAGATGACAGTAACATTTGAATTTGAAGTCAATAAATGTGAGGAATGTCCGTATTACGGAAACAGATATGAATACGGCACAAGAACAAATTATTGTAAACATAAGAACGCAAGTGGCGGTAAGAACGGAATCAACTGTGAGTCGGCATATCTAAATGTTGGAGTTAATCGACTCCCCGAAAAGAGCATATCTGTACATTGTCCCGCAATGGAATTTGTTTAATTGAAAGGAGATTAAATAATGAATAAAGGTAAATGGAAGAAAATACGAGGAGACCTATTAACTGAAAAGGCTTATGGTACTTGCTCTATTTGTCATAAGGAATCCGAATTAAAAACAGAAGCATATTCATTATCGGTTGATGTGATTGGACTTGATAAATGTCCAAATTGCAACAGCGATATGGAATTTTATTTTCGCAATTTTTGTGAAACTTAAAAGGAGAACAAAGAATGAGAACAGAATCTATAAATTATCGACAATAAAATATCAAAACTGAAAGGAGAATAAACAATGTACGTATCACAAGGCAAAAGATATATCAGATTTGATAGTGAAGATGAGATGAGAGATTATTTTACAAACAAAACACATGGTAGCCTTGAAAGATGTTTTGAATATTATAAAAACGAAACATACCCTCTGTTTCTTAAAAGAGATGAAAGCCCCGATACTCTTTGTACTGTCGGAAATGTGTATTGTCCAATCAGGGAATTTGAATTGGGGTGGTTGAGAGATGAATACGAAGATTTAAAACAACTTTTTGAAGGAGAATAAATAATGACAATCACGTTAGACACAGTTGATATTGTAATGTTGATTACAATTTCGATTGCACAAGCAGTTGGACTTATATTGGCATTATGGAATTGGTATAAATGTTCAGAGAAATTACACGGGGGTGTAAAGTGTTAATAAAGAAAGGAGAAATCGAATGAAACTAATAATTGATATATCAGAAGAAGATTATAAAAGAGTAAGTACAATAGTTGATATGGGTTTAGGAACTAATGTTGATGAAGCAATCTGTAACGGCACACCGCTTGAAGAAAAGATAGGACATTGGATAAGGCAAAAAGGAGCATATGGACTTGCAGATACTTGCGAGTGTTCTGTTTGTGGAAGAACGATTTATGCAGGAAATGAAAATGATTTGAAAGATTATCCCTATTGTCATTGTGGTGCAAAGATGGAAGGAGAGTGAAAAATGGAATTTGATTTTGCAGAGTACAGAAAAGAATATGAACAATGCGAAACAGATTTAGACTTTTATAATTTCCTTGCTTGTACCGAAGGTTATGGTGAAGAGCAAGTTAAAGAGATTATGTATGATGTTTGTGGTGGAGACGATGCATATTATCACGCATTAGAACAAGCGAAAGAAGGCGAATAAAACATGAAACTGATAATTGATATGGATGATAAAGTCTATAATGATTTAAAGAACAGGGGTTTAACAGGTATGCTTACTTCGAAAGAATGTGAGTGTATGAACAAATCAATTTGTAGCGGCACACCACTTGAAGACGAACTCGACAGATTAAAAGAGAAAATAAATTCAGAAGATGTTAATTGCCAATATGAAGAAGATTATGTATACAGTAGTGGATTGCAAAAGTCAATAGAGGTAATTAACAATCGTATTGAAGAATTGAAAGGAGAATAACAATGGATAATTTAACAATTAAAGAGGTAACATTAGAGGAATTAGACAGAATGTGCAGACCTGTATATAACGAAGACAAAGAGGAATGTGTTGAACAGTTATTCAAACTACTGAAAACAACTCGAAGTTTTCATTATTCGTTAACTTCAATGAGATATACGACTAATGAGTACGGAGAATATGTCTTATTTGGCATAGAGGATATTGACGGAAACGTTGATAATTATAGAGTAAATGTTACGGCAGATTCATGCGTAGCACTTATTCAAGATGTATGGAAACAGTTGTATGAAATAGCATAAAGGGGGTGTGTATATGTTTGAAACAACAACAAGGGCAATTCAAGAAGCGTACGAAGACAGTAAGAAAATCAACGAATGGTAGAAAGGAGGTACACAATGGAAACTTTAGGTAGTCCTACAAAGGAAGTTCAGTTTGCAAAGCCGACAAAGACAACTGGATTATGCAAATTGGATAAGATTATGGTAGAACAGAAAGCGAAAGGAGAGAATTATGCTGATTGGCAAGCACAACGTTATCCGGTTAGAGCAGAAAGACCACAGAATCGTTTTAGCATTTAGTAGAAAAGGAGAAAATTATGGCAAATAACACAGAAATTAAGATGGACATTATTGAAGATTATGGAGTTATCTCGGAAAAGAACGGATATGAACTCCGATTGAGAAAGATTTCTTGGAATAACAGAGACGCAAAGTTCGACATCAGACCTTGGAAAGAAGACAAGTGTGGCAAGGGAATTACACTTACAGATGAAGAACTTAAAGGTCTGTTAGACAAATTAAAGGAGCTCGATAAAAAGGGAATATTTAAAGATGTAAAGTAAAAATACTTGACACGGTTGCGAGGGGCAGAAATGTCCCTCTTTTTGAGAACAAAGAATAAAGGAGAACAAATATGAAAACAGTAGAAATTAAAGAAACAAAAGTAGTTGGAACAAAATATGTAGCAGATGACGGAACTGAATTTTATTCCATCGAAGAATGTGAGAAGTACGAAAAGAGTGCTTTGTTTGTTATGAGAGCGAAATTAAAACTCATAGCAGATACAAACGAAGAAGATTTTTCGGTTGGCGGTTGTTATGATGATGCAGTTGAAGTGTTTGATGTTCAGACACAGGAAGATTTAGACAACTTAAAAGCATATTTACACCTTATGTTATCAATGCACGGTGTACGAAACTTTGATGATTACTTTAACGATTCGGAATACAGTTTTGGAAAGGTAACCGCCGGACATGAAGTTATTGTTTGGTGGAGTTATGACCAAGACCACTTCTGGATATACGGAGATGGAAGCATGGATTCTTATGTCGATTATGTTAAACAGAAAGCATTAAAGGCTATAGACAGATACAAAGCCAATAAAGAAAAGAAAGAAGAGAAAAAGGAGCAGACATGTTAACATTACCATCAATAAGCGGATATTCAGTTGAATACGAATCGGATGAAGTAAGTAAACGAACAGGCAATAGGATATGGAGAGAAGTTCTCTGTACGAAGAACAAGAAGGAAGCGGAAGACAAGGTAGCCGAATTGGAGAAGACCGGATTGAATGCTCGGATGTTTGAAACAATCTTTTAGAAAGGAGAGCAAGTATGGACTTGGGAGCATATGTACGAATAGAAGATTTAGAACCAATAGCAAAGGCAAACGGAATTGACTGTCCAAGATTAAGAGGGTATCGTCTTATGAAAGATGAAGACATTGCCGATGTTTCTCAATGGTTGAAAGGTTACGATGTCCTTTGTTTAAAAGGGCTAATCGAACAACATTGGGACCCAAAAGAACATTGGTATGAATTAAGTGCTTGGACCGATATTTGTAAAGAGTATTACATTGGCAACTTTGCGTCCAAAGACAAAGAAGAATTTGTACGATGGGATAGAATCCACGGAAAGCACAGAAAAATGTTAAAGACCGCTATTCATAATTATAAAAAAGCCTGTGAAAGACAGGCAAAAGTCTTTAATAAATATGTCGGAAGAGATGATATTCTTTATATCCACGCAAGAATAGGCGGTGGCAACTGGTCATATTATTACAAAGACGTTGTAAATCAACCTTGGTTTATAGAAAAGGTAGATGACGGATTTGACTCAACTTATTGTGACATATATGCAAGGATTAAGAAAGGAGAGTAAGTATGGATACGGCATTTGCACAACTTTTATTGCTTGAAAAATGTAGCGAGTGTGTCCCTCAAGACCGTATCTGCATATTAGACGAGTACACATTTTCTTGTGTAGATGACACCGAAACAAGTTTTTATTTTCGCTACGATTACGAAAACGGAACACTAACATTTATAGGAAACAAGGAGAACTGATATGAACATTGAACTCGACATTATCAAACAGTATGACGGAGACTTAGACAGAACTACATTTGATGTATATGTCTCGGAGAACAATTCTTCGGGAGCCGATTATAAAAGCTTAACACTTGAAGAAATTGGAAAGATTGTCGTAGACCACATTGCAAACAGTATGGACTACATAGAAGAAAAAGAACTTGACGATTAAATAAAGATGAAATGTAAAGGAGATTAAATATGGCAAATTTAACATTTAAAACAAAAGTTGACTTTGGTAAAATCGGCGGTAATAAGAAACTGACATTCACATCTTGGAATGGGGGGGATTATAAGTTCGACATTCGTGATTGGTATGACAACGGAAATGTTGGTAAGGGAATTACTCTTACAAAAGAGGAATTAAAGGCACTGTACGATTTACTTCTCGGTATAGAAGACAAAACGGAAGATAAGACAGATGAGAATACCGATAACGATTTTTCAAGTCTGTTTGATGTAGCAGACAACGAAGCAACAGACAACGATGCGGACGATGATATGACACTGTTTGCAAGCGAAACGAGCGAGAAAACATTCCCCGACAAAATACAAAAAATATTTGACGCATTAGACAAGATGTTCGATGGGTTTGTAACAGAAAAGGATTACGGCAAAATGCCATTTGCAGACGGAGATAGGCTTCAGTATTATGTTAGGTTGGGCAATAAGAAATTGCCTGCAATCAAAGAAGCAGACTTAAAGAAATTAGGCGTAAGTCATTTCATTACCAACAAAGGAAACTTATATATTTACACATTATAAAGGAGAATAATATGGTAATTGTAAGAGGTTATTTAACACTGCCGTTCTCAAAAGGAACTATGGGAAGTTTGGAAATTGAAACATACAATCTGTATGATGAGTGTCGTGAAGATATTGATTATAGGCTTACAAGTTGCGAATACGGAGACGTATATGGTGGGCTTGACGATAAATATGCAGGTGATGAAGATTTCCTTGACTATTTAAGCCGTGCAATTATTTGGAACCCCAGAATCAATCACGTTGAAGTTGAAGACAGAGATGAATGGGGGATTGATGTGGCTTACCATTTAGATGTTGATGTTGATTATTACTACAACTTGTATAAAAAAGGAATTGGCAGATGATTGGTAAAGAATTAGCATATGCACTTTACAACGGAATAGTCATTTGGGCTTGTGGCGGTACTCTTATCGCCATAATGCTCATAATGATTATTGTTGAGGTGTTAAGTATTTGGTCAGATGATTAAAGGAGAAACTATGAATTGCATCATTGACAGAACAAAATGTACCTTGCCACTTGGGTATTCTCTTTTCCATGCTCGGTTTTCTTATGGGAAAGAAGTTAATTGTTTAGTGTCTGCACAAAACAGAAAACAAGCAAGGGAAATAGTTAACGACACTTATAGTTACTTGGGACCAAAAATTATATACATTGATTTTGTAAGTAGTGACAATAAAATCATATACGACAGAACAAAGCAACTTATTCTTGGTGAATTAAATATTGTAGAAGAAAGGAGAACGATATGAGAGTTGAAGAAATGAGTTCATCAGAACTGTTTACGGAAATGACAGACAGACAGAGAGATGAGATTTTTAGAATGGTATGGTTCGGAAACGTTGAAGATGACGTGGAAACATACATCAATGACTTTTACGAAGACACATTTTCCGAAGAAGATGTTGAGGAAATTGAGGAATGTGTTGCAAATGATATTGTTTATAACGGAAGATTAGACTGTTGCATATCATATTGGGATAACATTGAAAAGTTAATTGAAAAGCACAGATAAGTAAAGAATGGAGAGGAAAATATGAACGGTTTGGAAAAATTTAAAACACAGATTAAAGAAGAACTTGATAAGTTGAAAGATGAGAACAAGCGAAAGTTTTACAAGGTAACAACCGACAGACTTGTAGAACATATTGAGAGCGTATGTGATGACGAATATGACGGTCTACTGGCTCAAGAACACAAATCATTTCCTCGCTTATGGGAATATATGATGACAAAAGCGAAAACATTCGAAGTAAATGGTACTGCGTTTGTTGATGACTCTACAGTATTTGGTTGGGTTGATGAATATGTAGGACTCGACGATAAGGAAGAAGTCGAAAAAGAAGAAAAAGCACTCGCTAAAAAGACAACAACAAAGGCGACACAACCTACATTTGACGCTAAAGCAGAACTCGCTAAATTAAAAGCGAACACGAGTAAACAAGTAAGTATATTCGATATGTTTTAAGGAGAAAAAATATGAAGATAACCAAATCAATGCAAAGATTTCTGAAAGAAGATGTAACACCAGATTACATTTTATATTCAAAGGCAGATAAATATGCATTTTGTACACATTGTCAACACGAAGTAGACCTTGATTTTAAAGGCACAAGACCTAAAGCAGAAGTAACTTGCCCGTCTTGTAAAAGGAAAGCGATATTAAAGGCAAAAGGACAAACAAAAAATGCTTTCTTTGATTTCGGAGTTGGAATCATACTTGATAATATAGATTCTTACTCACTGATTGTAAGATACTTCGATGTTGAAAAGACATACAGAAAAGACGGAACGTTAGCCGATGTTGACATTAAAGAATGTATGAGACAGACATTCGATAATGACGGACTGGCAGAAACTTGGGATAACTCTTGGACATATGGTTGGAGAAAATGCAATATAAGACAGTACGGCAATTGGAAAGGAGCGGCAGGTGAACCGGTATTACATATAAACAATAATTGGAAGATTGCCAATGTGTACACGAAGAACTTAAAGGAAGTAATCAAGGGAACTGCTTGGGAGTACAGTTGTATGGACTCGATTTTTAAACAAACAAGTAACTTTACTGGCTCTACTGTTTCGAGTTTTTTAAAATCATATTTATCTTCACCTATTGACGAATATCTTTACAAGGTAGGTTTTAAAAGGCTTCTTGATTCATCATTACACTGTAGTCTTCCTTGTTACACAAACAAAGAAACCTTACCACAGATGTTATCTGTAGATTCAAAAAATTGGAAAGCATTGTTAGCAAACGGAAACCCGACTGTTATGGAGTTAATTAAGAGACAAAGAATGACACAGTATAATTTCTCTGAAGAAGAATATGAAATCTTTGAGAAGTATTTAAACGACAGACAATATTACTACTACAGACCAAACACTGCAACAGAGTATGATGATTTTAAAAAGGTATTTCCAAAAACCCTTAAGCAGTTTGCTAAATATGCAGACTCACAAGACGGATTTAAGTTAAAATTCTATATGGATTATTTGAATCTTTGTAAAGAACTGAAATATGATTTAAACAACACATTTGTTCTGTTCCCTAAAGATTTAAAATTGGCTCACGATATGGCAACCGAGCACTTTAACAGAAAGAAAGAACAGAAAAAGAAACGAGAATTTAATAAGCAAAAGAAAAGTTATCTCGCTCTTAAAAACAATTACATTGATAAGTTCTCTTTTGAGGAAAACAATCTACAGATAGTTGTTCCTGAAGATTGCGACGCTATTTTAAGAGAGGGACAGAAGTTACATCATTGTGTTGGAACTTATGTGAGCAAGGTAGCAAACGGAACTTCAATTATCTTGTTTGTAAGGAGAATAAACAAAACTGATGAACCATATTACACGATGGAAATTCAAGGAGATGAGATGATTCAGTGCAGAGGTTTTAGTAACAAACATTGTACAAGAGAAGTTCACAAATTTATTAAAGACTTCGCAAAGAAAAAGAAACTAATGATGAGAGATATAGCATAGAAAGGAGAGTATTATGATTGTAATTTTAAAAGACCACAACACAACAGAACCTGATGTGGTCTTCATTACTGAAACAACCACAGGCAAGCAAATTCAAGAGATAATTGACAAAGTGAGAATTACTTGCGGAGACACAGACAATTACGATTTTGAAGCAATTACGAAGCAATTACCAGACGATGTTAAGTTCTATACAGATTGGGATAACGAGTTTGATGTAATTTATTGGTAAAGGAGAATACAATATGAAAGAAATGTTTGCAACACTTATAATTAACAATGGAAAGTACACAACCGAAAGACAAGAGGGAGAATACGATTCAAAGTCTGCTATGTATTTTGACAAAACAAAAGATGGTTGGAGAGCAACAGACAAATATACTGGCATGGCTCTAATATCTGGTGCATCTACGAAAAAAGAATGTCAAGAAAAAGTATCACAAATGATGAGTAAGTTAACTGCTTACAGAAATGAAGAGAAATATCTACACGCAGTAATCAACTTCGAAGAACTTCTCGAAGACGCAGAACAAGAGAAACCATTTTAATAAAAGGAGAATAATATGAAGAATACATTAAAGATTAAAGGTTACAAAGTTAAAACACATATAGGTAACTACAGAAACAACAACAATCTTGCTATATCATTGATAACAGATATTGGAGAGCCGTTTGCAACACTGACAGTTAACATTAACACACTCGCAGATGATTGTCTTGCTTCGGTAGACACCAACAATTGTCCTTGGGCAGAAGATTTCATAAAGGATAATAAGTTAGGAACTCCAACAGGAATGCATCAAACATCGGGTTGGTGTTCATATCCCGTGTATCGTTTTGATTTAGATGAAGTTAAAAAGTATAGTTAAGGAGAACAATTATGGGAAAGAAAAAGAACTTTTGGTATGTATTAGTTATGACTAACGATGGACCGAGATTTGTTACAGATGTGGCTTACAATCCGCACAAAGAAGCGAAATGGGAGTTGGATAAAAAGCCTTTAGAATTATCAGAATCTTCCGCAAAGGATATTTCATTAGGGTTGTTATTAAATTTCTATATGGCATTACCTGTATGCTCACCTATAGAGATGACAGAACACCCCTACAGATATTCTTGTGGACACTTTGAATGGATAGACGACAGAAATGCCGATAGAAAGGAGGTGTAATTATTAACGGCAAAGCATTAAACAATTTGGAAGCGAACAAGGTACTTAACACACACGGATTCTACAGAGTAAGAACAAGTGGTAGTCACGTAATTTATAAAGATATGAACGGAAGAACATTTACAATCACAGCAGGCAAACCACTTTCACAAAAAACTTGGAAACGCGAGTGTAAAAAAGTAGGAATCGAGGTTTAATATGATTGAAAAATTGAATATGATTATTTCAAAGATATATGAAATAAAAAGTATTATCCCGTCTGTTAAAGATGCGCGCCCAATGGTTTTTGATGAAATGGAAAACAACTTGGACAATATGGTAGACGACATCAATAATGTGATTAAGGAGATTTATTATTATGATTGAGTATATTGCTTTCAGATACAGAAAAGATTTGCGTTTCAGAAATGGTTTTAACCCACTGACATTCGAATATGTTGGTGGGTTTTGCCAATCCGAAAATGAAGCGAAACAATTTGTAAACCAAGATTCCAATTATGTATACGGAATCGAGAAGATAACAAAATATGGAGATTGATTATGTTTATTTATGAGATTTGGCTTGATGACCAACTGGCAGGAGATTCTGGGGACGAGATATTTGATGATGAAGTCAGTGCAGAATTAGACGCGGAATATTTACTTGGTTATCTTATGGAAGAATACAACAGACCGGAAGATGATTTTGAAATCGTAATGTATGAAAAAGAAAAACCAAGTAATCCACCATCGGAAAACAATGGAAAATATTATGTAATATGTAATAAGTTTGCAAAGGAGAGAAAAAAATGAATTTAGGATTAACAGTTAATGAATTATTACTCGCTTGTAAAGAACAGGTAAGAAAAGGAAACGGAGACAAACACATTATTATTTCAAACGATGACGAAGGCAACGGTTATCATACTCTATTCTATGCATTTCTTGATGATAAGAACGAATTAGAATATTGCATTGAAGATGAACACGATGGAACTCATACCGTTGATAATTGTATAGTTTTAGGATAAGGAGAACAATATGAACATTAAAGTTTTTGATAGTGAATCATTTTGCGGTTACAAACAGATAACAACATTTTACAGTGACTTCAGTATTGCAGACCACTTCGGAGTAAATGCAATTAAAGACACTTACAAAAGAGCATTTAAAGATTGGAAGAGAGATTATAAATATCTCACCGAATTAGTGATGGTTCTTAATTGGAAAATATGGGAACATCACGGAAGCAATGATGAATATGCGAAAGTATATAACGAACTCTGGCAGGAAGCAGATGAGTATGCTTGCACTCATTTAAAGGGAGACGAGTTAAATTATTTCTACTCAACAACAGATTAAGGAGAATGATATGTCGGAAGAATATACAGTTGAAGTATACAAAGAATTAAATGAAGTAGAGAAAGCAAATTGGATTCCTAATTGGAAAAAGCAAGTATTTGTTGGAAATACATACGAAGAATGTGAACAATTCATTGAAGAGAATCCAATTGATGAGCCATACTATTATAGTGTTTGGTGTATTGAGTATGACGAAAATAAAAACGAAGTTAGGTCTTATCCCGTATATTGAAAGGAGAATAAAGAATGAAAATAGTTATTTTGATTGTAATGTTTTTCTGTCATATAGTTGATGATTATTATTTACAAGGTTGTTTGGCTAATATGAAACAGAAATCGTGGTGGCAAAAACAGACATCTAACAAGTTATATAAATATGATTATATTATGGCTTTGTTAGAACACGCTTTTAGTTGGTCTTTTATGATTATGTTGCCTGTGCTAATTTATATGATATACACCAACGAATTGCATATAGGATTGTATGTTGCTATGCTTGTCGGAAATTTAATAGTACATTCCATTATTGATAATTGCAAAGCAAACTATTTATGTATCAATTTAATTACCGACCAATGCTTGCATTTTATTCAGATAGCATTAACGTGGTGGCTATTTATTTTATAAGTAGAAAGGAGAATAAAGAATGAAAGAAATTCTAATTAGGCTTGAAGATGAATTATATGAACAATGCAAAACCACAGAACTAACAGAAGAAAACGAAGGCTTTGATTTTCATATCATTAAGAGTGTTGCAAACGGAACTGTGCTACCTAAAGAACACGGAAGATTGATAGATGCTGATGCATACAAGGAAAAGGTTTTTAGAAAATTCCCTTGCAATGATAGAGATGATATGAATATACGAAGATTAACAGAGATGGCAGTTCTTAATGCACCAACAGTCATAGAAGCAGATAAAGGAGAATAAAAATGTTAAATATACCAGATTGGAATAAAGACGATTACGATAGAGAAATGGAAGAATATCCAGACTATGAAGATGAATGGAATTTAAAAGATTCAATACAAGACAGTATTTGGAGAGGTTGCATTGAAGATAAGTGAGGGATAAATATGACAGAGTTGGTAATTAAACTTAATGATGAAACCTACAAAGAGGTAATTGACAGAACAGAATTTGATACTTTGGTTTTAGGAATAAAGCTCATAGAAGCCGTACAGAATGGTACGGTGCTTCCGAAAGAACACGGCGATTTGATTGATTCAAATATTTTGTGTGAGCAATATGAGAGAACTAATGGCGATTTATATCAGGCATTAGATTTAACACCAATAATTATAAAGGAGAACAAGGAAATAGAATATGACACAAGTAGAACTGATTGTCAATCTTATGAAGAAGCCTTTTGTGAAGCAAGAGATTGTGGAGAATGTGAATGTAAAGTTGAGGATAAGGAATGAAAGTTTGGAAGTTTAAAAAGCACATTGAAATAGATAAAACAATCGGTAATTTTCACATAGAAACATTACATTATGGTTCTTTTGAAAATGGTAAGCCTACACATTGGACGGAATTGCATTGTTGGTATGAATGTGATTGTGAACATTGTCCGTTATCGTGGGAAGATAGAAGTTACGAGGGCGAGTGCAACGATTGCGGATGCTACATGGCTAAAAAGGGATACGATGATGCACCGATACTGATATGTATGTTGCCAATATGGATAAAGAAAATACTGTTAAGGCACAAGCAGGGAAGTGAGGTAGAAAAATGACAAATAAAGAAGCAATAGAAAAATTAAAGGGAATACTTACAGAAGCCACAGAGTATGAAAACTCTGTGTGTTATGTAACGGAAGAAGATAGAGAGCCTTTAGAAATGGCAATCAAAGCATTAGAACAAGAGTCTTGTGAAGATGCTATAAGCAGACAGGCTGTGCTTGAATACATTGAGGGAAGTTGGGCGGAATTAGGACATAGTTCGGAAAATGAGTTAGTGTGTCAAGACATTAAAGAAATGCCGTCTGTCACACCACAGCCGAAGATGGGGCATTGGATATATGATGATGAATATTCTAATTATTTTGACGTAACATATAAATGTTCTTGCTGTAAAAGAGAAATCATTGTCCCATATGAAGTGAGAGATGAGGTTTACAAAGAATACCCGTATTGCCATTGCGGAGCGAAGATGGAGGTAAAAGAATGAAAATAACACAAGCAGAGGGTAATGGACAAGGACAATGCGCTTTATGTAAAAAGCGTGGCAAGTGGAATGTTCAATGGATGTGCTTTCTCTACAAGATAGAGGGCAAAGAGGGAGTTTACTGTAAGAATTGTGCTGACGAATTGAAAATGCAGGATGCCATACAAGGCAGAAAGTGAGGAATAAAATATGACTAAAGCAGAAATTAAAAAGATAACAAATGAGCAGTTAATTGTTGAATATGTAAAAACATATTCTCATTATGACACTAACTTTGTTACTCAAAGAGGAACCGATAGGTTATTGAAACATTTAAGAGATTTAGAATCGGAACTGTTAATAAGAGGAATTTTATCCGAAGATTCTATTAAAGAATTAAATATGTGAGGTATAATATGAACAACAAACGAAGAAAAGAATTAAAAAAATTAATATCACAACTTGAGGAATGTGTTTTATTCTTACAGTCATTAATAGATGAAGAACAGGACACATATGACAACATACCAGAATCGTTACAGTATGGTAATAAGGCGTGTATTATAGAAGACACCATATACTCAATGCAAGAAGCCTGCGACAAAATATCAGAAGCAATTGATGATATAAAAGAATTGTAGAAAGGAGTTTATATGCAAGGGAGATTAGAAAATGAACTGAAAATGCAACAGTCAACATCAATGATGTTAAAAGATATGCCAACTTTTGTAAATGAATGGTATATCAATATGAAAGCGTCACGGAAAACCGCGGCTTCCTGCCAAGATTATATAAGAAAAGTTAAAAGATTTCTTTCTTATATCAGCCCAGATGTTTCTTCAATAAAGCCAGAAGATATTACTTTGCAATCCTGTGAAAGTTATTTAATTGCCTGTCAAACAAAAACAAATTCAGACGGAACAATAGGAATGACATCTGATTCATATCAGCAAACAAACTGGTATGCATTAAATAATTTTCTGAATTTTTTGTGTAAAAGAAAATATATACAACATAATTTTATGAATGATATTGACAGACCAAAAAATAAGGACTTCGATAGAATACAGGAAGAACGAATATTATTAACACAAAAGGATTTCAACAATATCCTTAAGGCTGCGAAGAATGGTGCGGGGAGTCTTAAAGCCAGAGCATTTCAAGAGAAATTAAAAAACAGAGATATACTTATTATTCTGTTATTTATGACAACTGGAATGAGAAAAACTGCGTTGTCCGAGATAAATATACAAGATATAAACTACGAAACATACTCGCTCAAAATTATAGATAAAGGCAATAAACATCATTTTTATCCATTGAGCGAAATGGTTTTACAATATCTTGAATTGTGGCTCGTAGATAGAGAACAGTTTTTAAAGGACGAACGTGATGCGTTATTCATTTCGGAAAGAGGTACTAGATTAAGTTCTCAAGCCATTGCTAAACTTGTAGAGAAATATTGTAAAGAAGGACTTGGATATAAAATATCACCACATAAATTAAGAGCAGGCTTTTGTTCAATACTCTATAATAAGACACACGATGTAGAGTTTGTAAGGAGAACTGTTGGACATTCAAATATAGCTACAACTCAAAGATATATAACTACTGACAAAGACGAAAAGGAAAGGGCAATAAATATAATGTCTAATGTTCTTAAAATCTAAAAGGAGGTATTAAATATGATATTGGAAATCTTGACATTATTTGGTTTGCATACCATCAACAGAACTATTAAAACTCAATTTGGTAAAACAGATTCTAATAAATATGGTGTATATCTTGATGGTAATGGAGATTATAGATTAAAACAAAATTGCCATAGAATTGTTGACACTTACAATGAATACGGAGAAAAAGTCATTAATAATGCTAAATATAATTATACTGAAATTAATATTGACGACATAGAATCTAAAAGGCGAAGAGAGGAAGCGATAAAGCAAAATAAAAATGTATATTTATACTGGACCGACAGAGGAAACACCGGGCAATCACATCGTTTTGGCAATGACGATATAATTGGAAATAGATATAAAAATATCAACAATGATAAATTATATGTGATTAGAAAAATATATTATAGCCCATACAGAAATGAACTGAATTCATTTATAAAAGACTATACTGGATATTATTATATGGATATGGAATATAATATCTGCGGTCCTACAGAGGAAACGGCAACTATAGATAGACAGACATATGGAGAGTCCTGCAAACAAGTCTCTGAATTCATAATGGACAAAGCCAATAAACAGATTTTATCTGGCATAGAAATGGGATTTAAACCAAGCGTAGGTCATAACAACATACTTTATTTAGATGGAGCTTTAGAAAACAGATATAAAAATGCATCAACTTCTCTTAAAAGAAAAAGGTAGTTATAATATAAATGGAATATTAATTATTATACTATAGTTTAATAATTAAATAAATAATATAATTATATATATTATATTATATAGTATATATTTATTTATTATTTTATTTCTCTCTCTTAAAAGAGAGAAATAAAATAAATATAGTATAATAATATATAAGGAGTAAGTATATGTTAAATTTATTCTTAAATGAATTATATAAGGCTAAAGAAAATAGAATTAAAGTTAAATTCTCTATAACAGATAGAGATAAAACAAGTCAATGTCATTTTATTCCTGACTCGATAGAATATGACGGAACTTTAGTAATTGTATTTAATAGTTCTCAATATATCAGAATAAGAGATGTAGAGAATTATACAATCACTTTAGATTCTAATGGCTGTAATTCATATTCTTTAAGTGACAGAAACAAAGGAATTCAGATGGTGTTTATTTTTTAAAAAAGTTGTTGACATGGTAATGATTAGGTGATAATATAATAACAGAAGTGAAAAGATAAAGGCAACGAAGCGACTATACAAAAGAAATTAGTTGTTCTCCTATTAACCAAATATGCGTTGCCTTTTATTTTTTACTCGATTTAGAAAGGGGTACATGATATGGAATTTAGATTATTAAGAGCGGATGAAATTGAATGTAGAATAGCAACAGTAAAGAAACCCGAAAAGGAAAACAAAGGCGGTTTAACTTTATTGTTATATAAAGATGCAAGAGTTGACCAAAATCTTTTAGACGAAACGGTCGGTGCTATGAACTGGCAGAGAAATCATCAGTTAATTGGAGATAGATTATATTGTACTATTTCAATATGGGACGATGAAAAGAAACAGTGGATTTCAAAACAAGATGTAGGTACTGAATCTTATACAGAAAAAGAAAAGGGTCAGGCATCTGATAGCTTTAAGAGGGCAGCATTTAACTTCGGCATTGGCAGAGAGTTGTACACTGCACCGTTTATATGGGTGCCGGGAGACAAATGCAATATTCTTAATGACGGAAAATGTTATGATAAATTTGAAGTAAAAGAAATAGGTTATGATGACAAAAAAGAAATTAACAAATTAGTTATCATAAATCTTAAATCAAAAGAAGTTGTTTATACATTTGGAACTACTAGCCCCACAAAAACAAAAACAACAGAAAGTAAACCCAAAGAAGATAAGCCTATGGCAACATTAGAGCAGATAGGAGAACTTAAAACTCTTATGAAGAAAGATGGAGTATCGGCAGACTTCCTACTTAACTCTTATAAGATAAAGTCATTTAAAGAGTTTACAGAAGAAATGTATACAAATGTTACAAAGAATTGGAGCAAGGTTGTAACTGCATACAACAAAGTGTAAAATATAAAAGGAGACAACAAATGAAAGATTTAGAACATTAAACTAACCAAAAGGGGAAAGCCGTATGGCTCGAAAGAGTTGCAAGGTAAAGGTGTATCGGTGTAGGTAGGATATACGGCGGTTAGTGAAAACAATATCGGTGTGGCGTGGAGTGAAAAGGCTAAAAGAACAATGCAAAAGTTGGGGGTTAACTAATACCCTTGCCGAGTCACACCGAGTTGTTATAAATGAAAGGAAAAACAATGAATAGATTCTGTGACCGTTGCGGTGTCAAACTAACAGAAGAAAACAATAAACAAGGCTTCAATATATGCGATAAATGCAATGAAGAACTTGAAAAAGAATGCGAAAAGGTCTGTTGTAATTGCAGACACAATATACGAAAAGGCGAAATCACAAACATTGAGTGTTATTGCGAGATAGATAACCATCATATCGGATATGTTAGTTGCTTTACAGACAAGTGCAAAAGGTGGGCGAAAGAAAAATGAATGATTTAACAGACAAGAAAAGAGAAGGAATTTGCCCTACCTGTAATAGTTTTGGAAAACTTACAAAATTTCCTCCAAAGGTAATAGCTAAAATGGAATCAGAATACGAAAAAGTTTATATTGAATATTCTGAATATAATTGTCCGAATTGCGGTGCAAAATGGAAAGAAGAAAACACTCTTTAAAAGGAGAAAAACAATGAGTATGAGTTGTTTCGACTGTCACGATTATATGGACGGATTTAACCGTGGTAAAAGAGAAGGCACTATTGAAGAACTTGAACAAATAAAGAAAAAAATTCATAAATTAGCCTTTGATGATAATGACGGAGAATATATAGGTGTCATAGACAACGATGATGTTATGGATTTAATCGACAAAAGAATATCAGAACTAAAAGGAGAAAAGAAATGAACAGAGTATATGGAACAGATGGAAATGTTTATGCAACTTCAATTAGTAACGGCAAAGAATATACGTCATCAAAAAATGAAAAAGAAGATTTTGCTATCAAAAAACTGAAACAAATTGAGAAAAGATTTGAAGAAGAAATAGAAAGAAGTGCAAACACAAATCGTTATCGTGACGGAATAGCCTTTTGCAAGGCTGTTATTCATAATACAATAACAGAATTAAAAAGAGAGAATAAAATGGAATAGGAGAAAACAAATGTCATATTATGTTACACCTTCTGGTTGGTATTTTGGCTATGGTGCTTATAGTACGAGAGATATAACAAGCACACAATTAGTAATGATTCGGACAAGCAATAGTTATACCATTCATTGCAGTCTCTTGTTTTAAAAGACAATAAAGAAAATAGTAAAGGCGAAAACAAATGGAATTTAAAGGTCATCTTGTTAGTGTTGCTCGTAACTTATCAACTGGCAAATACAACATAACCTTTGAAATGGACGAAGGAAATATAAAAGACCTTGATAAGTTGAGTAGCAATAAACAATTAGATATACAAGCAAAACAACATTACGATAAACGAAGTCTTGATTCGAATAGATATGCTTGGGAGCTTATGCAGAAGATAGCAGAAGCAACATATCTTGATAAATGGGAAGTGTATATCAACTGTTTACAAAGATATAGCAGAGCATTTACACACTTGATAGTAAGGGAATCAGTAATACCAAGAATTAAAGAAATGTTTAGAGTATGTATTGATTTAGGAGAGGTTACTGTAAACGGACAAACAGGTCATCAGTTACAATGCTACTTCGGAAGTTCAACCTTTACTACAAAAGAAATGAGTGTCTTTATAGACGGAATCATTTCGGAGTGTAGAGATTTAGATATACCAATTATCCCTGATAGCGAAATAGAAAGGCTTAAGCGAGAATGGGGAAAGTAACCAAAAGTATTATTCAAGATAAAAAAGAATGTTATCTATGTGGTTGTTCCCAAGAAGAATTATTGAGTGAACATCACATTATAGAGGGGCGTGGACGAAGAGATTTATCAGAGAAATTCGGACTTAAGATTTGGATTTGTTATAACTGCCATACATTAATTCACGATGATAACAAAAACGAACTTGAATTAAAACAACTTGCTCAAAGAACATTCGAAGAAAAGATAGGTTCAAGAGAAGAATGGATGCAATACTTTTGGAAATCTTATTTATGATATAAGGCTTTGTGCTTTATATAAATGCGTAGTGAATGCGTTTCCACCGGATTGAGTGAGAAACCATCGAATGTGGGCTTCAAAACCCACCTACGCAATATGGCTTAAACACTGCGTGATTTTCCCTAAAGACATTAAATAGCCCCTTAAAATGATTGTTGTTGTTTTACACGCACCCCCATATATTCTTAAGTGCCAATAAGCAGTGGCTTAAGAATATAAAATGGAAACATAGTTCAGTTGGTAGAACGATTGACTGTTAATCAATAAGTCACAGGTTCGAGTCCTGTTGTTTCCGTAACTTAATTACCGCATAAAAGTGTACTCCGTTTCTATGGTTATTAAATACAAAGGAAAGGTCAAACTTTTCAAAATCACATATCGGTGTTAGATGCGGTAGCCGATGTGTTGGGCTATAGCCAAAAGGTAAGGCACAGGACTTTGACTCCTGCATTTGTTGGTTCGAATCCAACTAGTCCAGTCATTGCTTATGCAATATAGGGACATAGTTCAACGGTAGAACAGCAGTCTCCAAAACTGTAAATATAGGTTCGATTCCTTTTGTTCCTGTTCCCACAATCTATGCGGGCTTGTGGGAAATTAAATGCTATCCATAAAATATATGTTCCATGGTGGCAGAAATGGTAATGCACGATTTGGTACCAATTCGGTTGGTTGAGAAATACCTTGTGAGGTTCAAATCCTCACCCATGGAAACTGCTTGAGATGTCCGACTTGCTTAGGCTCTCATAAAAACCTAAACCCAAAGTTACAGGCAAAGAGCAAGTGTCTTGTAAATGGCAAGGGAAGATTGATAAAAAACGCGGGGAGGTGTGCAGTGATTATTGACCTATCTCGATTTAGGCTTAACACTGACGGCTTTAGGGTTACCCTTGCAAATTGCATAGTGGCGGAAAGGTAGTAGACGCTAAACTCACTGAATAGACCAAGTTGCCTTATGGCGCGCTAGTGGTGTAAAAAGTATAGTCTTGGTTATGTAGGGTTCGAATCCCTACCTATGCAATCCCTTATGGGAAATGAACGATAATTAAATCAGAAAAGGAGAACAAAAAAGTATGAATCGTGTAATTTTGATGGGACGCGTATGCAAAGATGTTGATTCAAGAGGTGACGGTAATAATATGGTTGCAAGATATTCACTTGCCGTAGACAGAAGATTTAAAAACAAAGACGGTGAATATGATACAGACTTTATTAACATCGTAGCCTTTGGTAAGAGTGCAGAATTTGCATCGAAGTATTTTGCAAAAGGAATGAAAGTTGTAATTACTGGTCGTATTCAGACAGGTTCTTACACCAACAAGGACGGACAAAAGGTTTATACAACAGATGTTGTTGCAGAAGACCAAGAGTTTGCAGAGAGCAAAAAATCTTCTGGTGGAGAAACAGAATCTTCTGGACAGAAAACAAAAGAAGTTAGTTCAGATGATGACTTTATGAACATTGACCCGAGTCTTACAGAAGAATTACCTTGGTAGTTTAGCAAGTGTTTGGTAAATATAAAGAAGTGGATATAAGTAAATGGTCCGCTTCTTTTGTTTACCCCAAAAGGAGATAATATGAAATTAAGAACACAACTTTTACAATTGAATAGCGAAGAAGATGTATGTATTGGTTCTCGTTCTGCTTTCTTTTTTATAGGAAAGCCACAGGTTTTTCTGGATAACGAACACATATTTAATGACAAATGGTATAAAACATTTGTTAACAGTGTTAGAACGGCAACAATCGCATACAATAATTTGTTGGCTTCACCGCCTGATAAAGAAGCCAAAGTTACAAGAAAAGAACACGATTTTAAAACGGGTAAAACAATGGAAGTAGATGTGCCGTTTGAAGATGTCGTTAAAGATTACAATGACAAACTCAAGCAATTACAAGACAATATAAAGTCTAGCAATAAAAGAATTGAAAAGTTTAAACCTTTTAGTGAAAGAACTGTTCTGGAGTGCTACCGTAGTATAGACAACGACAAAACAATCATTCTTGTAAAAGGCGACGAAATGGCTAACTTCTGGTTAAAAAAAGAATTTAATTCAATATTTGGTGGTCTGAATGAAAAAGTTAAGAGTTGATACCCCTGCCGGTATGTGTCCAATGATGACGAAACCGCCCGCTAAAAAGGCTCGTAAGAAACCAAATCCTTATAAAGCACCGATTACAGTAAGAAAATACTATAATGGACTTGGTGATGGAATAAGAATATTAAGAGATGATTTACTTAATCTCATCGAAGATGAAGAAATAAAGAGTATCATTTCCGAAAGAGCGAGAATAATGGCGGCGGCTCAAAGCAAGAGACTTACTGAGCTTGAAAAACAAAAAACAAAACAACGAATAAAAAATTGGGAAGAAAAGGAGTGGGAAAGTATTTAATGAGTGTATTTGTAGTAAGAGAACATGGAGTTCCAATCTTTGAGGGCAATGCAGAGCAGGTAGCAAACCTGCTTAAAGTGCCTAAGATGGACGTATACGCAGCAAGCACAGAGACGGTATTTAAAAATCGTTATACTGTTTATCAAAAAACCGAAGAAGAGATAACGTCTCAAACGATTAAAGAGCATCTGTTTAATCCTGATGGCTCACGCAAATATGAATATAGAAAAGGCTATCCAAACAGATATAAAGATGCGAGTTGTGTAAGATTTACAGCACTGTAGAGAGGAGACTGATATGACTTTTATATGTTCTATATGCGGTAAAAAATTTGATGGATATGGCAATAATCCTTATCCAGTAACCAAAGGAGAAAATGATAGATGTTGTGATGATTGTAATGCAACACACGTTATCCCCGCAAGAATCAGTAAAGAAGATTATTGTTGGCAAACAGGAAACTATTTAAGTGACTGTGATTGTGAAATATGTGACCATAAATATGAATGTACAGGATATGAAGGAGAAGAAGATGAATAATCAAGAAATTAAAGCTGATAACGGCAAACCAAGATTAAGTCTGGTTCCAATGGAAATTATAAGAAATATTGCAAGGATAAGAGAGTTTGGTCTTAAGAAGTACAAAGAGAAAGAATCGTGGAAGTCTGTAGAAGTAGAAAGATACAGAGATGCATTATTAAGACATACGCTTTTATATATTGAAGACCCTTACGGCTTAGATGATGAAAGCGGTCTGCCACACCTTTGGCACTTGGCTTGTAATGTTGCGTTCCTTTGCGAACTTGAAAAAGGAAAGTTCAAAAATAACAAGATTGATTTATCTGAATTTAAAGAACACAAAGGCAATGTTGATTCAGATAATTACGACTGGGATAAAGGTGATTACATAGTATATGAAAAAGATATGGAGGAGAAAAAATGAATTTATACGAAATTGACCAAAGATTATTAAACCTTGAAACATATGGTGTTGATACAGAGACCGGAGAAGTTGCTGTTTCCGAAGAAGACTTCCAAAGAATGTATGAAGATATCCAAATGGATATGGAAAATAAACTCATCAACACTGCTTGTTACATTAAGAATGTTCAAAGTGATATTGAGCAGATAAAAGCAGAAGAAGATAGACTTAAGAAACGCAGACAGTCTAAAGAAAAAGCCGTAGAGAGATATAAAAAGGCTATGGATAATGTTATTAAACATCGTCTTAATGATATTGATAACGACTTTGATGGTTGTAATAAGTGGAAGATTGATGACCCTAAAGCAATTATCTCTTATAGAAAGTCTACTAAACTTGAGATTCTTGATGCGGATTTAATTCCAAAGAAATACAAGACCAAGGAAGTAGTTACAAAAATAAGCACAGAAGATATTACAAAGGCTCTCAAAAATGGGGAAAAAGTAAAGGGAGCAGAGCTAGTTAGAAATCTCAATATGCAGATTCGATAAATAGATTAAAGGGGCGAAACAAATGCTTATTGACAAAGACAAATTAGAACAAGCAAAACGGGCTATAGCCAATGAAACACCAGATTTGATTGCAGATTTATTAAATCTACAACAATATGATTCGAGAAATCATAAGGCTTTATGTCCCGTACATAGTGAAGACACTCCTAGTTTTGTTTGGAATCCTAAAGCATTAAATTTTCACTGCTTTGGTTGCTCTCACAACGTTGATATAGTGGACGCATATATGGAAAGCGGTCTTACATTCAACGAAGCTTGCGAACAAATCTTTGAAAAGGCTGGGATTTCTTATACATTTGGAGAAAAGGGTGTTAGAACTAAATCTCAATATAGGTATCCTAAAGAAGAACCTATAACAGAAAAAGAAAACATAACAGAATACTTCAAGAAACGGTGCATATCAAGAGAGACTCTTGATTATTGTGATGTTCGTGAAGATAAAGGTGGAAACGCAGTATTTAACTATTATGATACTAATGATGTATTAACTATGGTTAAATACAAACTGAGTCGTAAACCACAAAAAGGCGAGAACAAATCATGGTGTCAAAAGGGTGCAGATACAACTCAATTATTATTCAATATGAACCGAGTTAACCCTAATCAACCTCTACTAATTTTAGAAGGGGAGCCTGATTGCCTTGCCGCTATTGAGTCAGGGTATAAAAACTCCGTATCTGTTCCTTTAGGAGCAAATAATTATGGTTGGATAGAACAGAATTGGGAGTTTCTTGAACAGTTTAACTCAATTATACTTGCTTTTGATAATGATGAAGCGGGTATTAAGGCTCAAAAAGAAGTAATATACCGATTAGGAACTTGGAGAACTGGTGTTGTTGACATACCTACCACGGTTGAGTTTAATGACCGTACCGTTACAGTAAAGGACATTAACGAACTTCTCTACTATAAGGGCAAGGAAGCGGTTTTAGACGCAATTGTTAACGCAAAAGACTCTCCTGTTCAATCTGTTGTGGACTTCTCTACTATTGAGGATGTTGATATAGATAAGATGCCCGGAATTTACACTGGATTTAAAGAAGTAGATAAAGTCATAGGTAAAATATTTTACTCAATGATTACAATCGTCAGTGGTCTTCCATCATCTGGTAAAAGTTCATTCTTAAATCAGATTATAGGTAATGTAATTGATTCTGGAGAACGTGTTTGGATATTCTCAAATGAGATGAACTCAAATATTTTATCTAACTGGTTAACATTAGGACTTGCTGGTAGAGGAAACATTAACGAATACATCAGTACATACACTGGAGCGCCATATTATAAGACACCGCCTGAGATAAAAGAGAAAATAAGACGATTTTATGACGGGCAGTTGTACATTTATAAAGACGATGCTCCGAATGATGAAGATTCACTCTTTGTTAGTATGGAAGAATGTGTTAGAAAGTTCGGTATACGGACTCTTATCATTGATAACTTGATGTGTATTGCTCTTAATAATGCAAGTAATGATAAGTATGATGCTCAAACGGTGTTCTTTAACAGGCTAATTAAGTTTGCAAAGAAGTTTAATGTAGCAATTATTATTGTTTGTCACCCAAAGAAACTTCCTGCTGGTGTAAGAGAAGTTGATATGTATGATATTAGTGGTTCGTCAAACATTATTAACCTTGCTCATTTGAGTTTCGCATTAAGAAGAATATCTAAAAAAGAAAAGGAAGACCCTAAATGTCCTTATAACAGACACGATGTTCTGTTGTCTATCATTAAAGACAGAGTACAAGGACGTAACGGTGTTGAGATACCTTTTTATTATGATGTTCCATCTCGTAGATTCTATACGAATTACGAAGAATACACGAGAAACTTCAAGTGGGATAGCGAAAAAGCTAATGCTAATCTTGAAATTCCAGAGAAATTAAAGGATTATGCGATGGAAATATATGGAGATAAAAAAGATGAACAGAAAAGAAATGTATAAAGATTTAGACAAATATAAAGCAACTAAAAAGAGACAATCGGACCGCTACCGACAACGTGGCGGTGCGTATCTCTATGATAAAAGACCTTATACTAAAGCCGAAGATGAAGCAATTTTAAAACACGAAGTAAGTGATTTGGAATTATCCAAACAATTACGAAGAAGTAGAGGTGCTATTCAACGACATAGATGGGAATTAAAAAAGAATTTACTCCCACAAGAGTCGTTGCCGTACAGTGAGTTAAAGAAAATGAGAGGAGAGTGATTGGTATGATATTTATTAGTGCCGCTGACTTTCAAAAAAATATGCAAGAACTTATAGAGAATAATAGTTACATATCAAACGGAGTTGAAAAGGAAAGAGACTTTGAGAACTTTCATAAACAAGCTGATGACTTGATGTGTAGAACATTAAGAACATTAGGATATGATAAAGGTGTCGATGTATATGAAAAGATACCAAAGTATTATTCGAAAGGAGAGTAAAATGAAAATAGTTTGGAGAGAAGATTACGATTTACATTCTGATAGATGCTATAAATCTCCTTGCTGTAGTGACTGTTCTCAAGAATACGGAGCGGTTCCTGTTTATTTATTAAAAGATGGACAAAGTTGCGAGTGTGTTAATTGCCATCAAGTAGCCATAGCAGATAAAGCACAAATTAAATGGCTTAAAGATAGGCAAGGAGAAAAGATAGTTCCTAACGATTATTGCTTTTCTTGTAATAATTACACTATGGAAACCCATATGCGCAAAAACGTAGTTACAAAGAAGTGGCAATCAGCGTGGGGAGAATGTAAGAATTGTGGTGCAAGATTTATTGTATAAGGAGAATAATATGACACGATTGGAAGCATTAAGACAACAGAAGAGAGAGATTGAAGCAGAGATTAAGAAACTTACTAATAAAGTTGTAGAAGTTGGACGATGTAAATTTCATCTTGAACATTACGCATCAAGACCGGACGAATGGATAGTCACATACAAATCTCGTAGTTATTCATTTAGAGGAGACGAAAAGAATAAACGACTCATAGCACACCCAGATAAAAAGGTTGCTATTGAACAGATAACAGAAGTCATCAACGATTTACAAGCATTACAATCCAAGTTGTTAGAAGATTTGAAAGGGGATAATGATGAAAACAGTATGTACAATTCTTAATGCCGATGAAAATACCCATAAAGAAAACATTGATATAGATTTGATTAAAGATGACAATGTTTTGGCAATATATCTTGAAAACAAAGTGATATGCCTATTATGGTCTGATATTGAAAAGTTAAAATGCGACAAAAAAGAAAACCTTACAAGAATAGTTAGAAGAGTTTTCCATTATTATGATGAGAATCACGCCGATTATAATTGGACAGAATTTAATGAAGCCTGCGGAATAATAATGGATTTAATTGACGAAAACATTAATGAATAAGGAGAAGAACACAATGAAAGCAGAACTTATTTTAAAAGATGAAGATATAGTTAAATGTGTAAAATTGGAGTTAACACCCACAGAATGCTTAGTGCTTAATCAAGCATTGCGTGATTATTTATCTTTAGACAGACACGAAGAAGATAAACAGATAGCAACAACAATGTTGGAAAATATGCGTGAAGATTTTGAGAAATATAGGGAGAATAAAAATGACTGATTTTTTGATAGTAAGTTTCAATAAAAAGGAAGAGACAAATGAAGTTGGAATATGCGTAGCAAGACAGACTCAAAAGAAAGACGGAACACATACAAATGTCTTAAAAATGGAATTAGATGAACAAGCAGAACTGTTATATAAAGCATTGACAGACCAAAGTTTTAAGATAAAGGAGAATGAAGAATGAGAAAAGAAACTGTTAAAATTACTTGTGATAGATGTGGTAAAGAAATTCCTGATTGGTTTAGTCCGTCTTTTTATATCTTCAAAAATAATAGAAAAATTATTATGACACGAGACACCGATAGAGGGCAAAAAGAAATAGATTTATGTAAAGATTGTTATGAGTCTTTAAGACATTGGTATTTCAGAAAAGATGAAAGAGAGGTTAAATAAATGAGTTACAATAGTCCAATAAGTATAATCAGCCAAATGGTTGATGACCAAATCAAAGAAATGCATAAACAGGAAGAAGCAGCGATAGTGACAGAAATTACAAGAAAGATAGGTGTTGATATTGATAAGGACGAACTTATCCGAGCATTGAATTATGATAGGCATCAATATGAAAAAGGCTATGTAGATGGCAGAATGTTTGGAAGACACGAAGTCCTGAGTAAAGTGAAACATATAAGTAACTCGCAAGCAATACAGAAAGAAAGATTTGGTTATTGTGATGAAAAGGGTACTGCTGAATACAAGGAATGCATAAAAAGACACGTATGTGATGAAATAGGTAGATACCTGTATGAAAATAATCTTGTATCATTTACAGAATATGATGGTCTTGATAACACTCTTATCATAAGAGCGGATGTGCAGGTCTACGATGAAAGAGAAGGTGTTGAAAAATGAAACTAATAATTGATATATCTGAAGAAGATTATAGAGAATGTAAATTCCGAAAAGATTTACTTTCGTTAGATGGGGAACCGACAGATTTAACTTTTAATATGCGAATGGAAACTACTATAGCAAACGGCGCTCCACTTGAAGGAGAGTTTGAAAAGATAAAAGATGAGATACAAGACTATTCTTTATGGTCAGCTAATGGGAATAGTGCCGAAAATGTATTTCTCTTAACAAGAGATTTATCGGTAAGCATAATAGACAAACATATTGCCGAACTGAAAGGAGATAACAATGGAAATGGCTGAAAAATATTTTGAACTTAAGTATTATGAAGAAATCATAGGATGGATTATTGTCGGAGTAATAATAGGTATTCCGGTTTTATGGCTTGGCATAGCAATAATAAAAGAAAAACTTGAAGATTGGTTTTAAGGCGAGAATAAATGGTTACACTGACACAAAGTTTACAACATTGGTTATGGGAAAATCATAAAGATATAATAGGACTTATAATGCTCGGACATTTAGAATTGTTTACAGAAGATATGAAAAAAGAATATTTGGAATGGTGTCAAACAGAAGAAGGTAAGCAATATTTAAAAGGTGGAAGTAAATATATAGAAGAAGGAGATAACAAATGAAAACAAATCAAGAAGAAATAATTGATGCCATTAAGCAAATTAAAGAAGAAGCAAAAAATGCCGCTAATGGTAAAACAGAATATATGACTATGAAAGAAGTATTTAAAGAAGATTGTGAGCTGAAAGGGAAGAACAATGGGCGAGAATGATTTAGATGTAAGAAATGAATGTCATTATTTAAGTTATAGACAGGATTGTGATGGAGATTATGATACATATTGCACATCTTCAGAAAGTTGTCCATATAAGACAATTGTTAAAGATTGCGATGGAGATTATGTGAGTTTATGCGCAATGCATTAGTATAACCAAAAGGAGAAAACAAGAATGATAATTTATAAAACACGTACAGTAGTCGAGGAACACGAAGTTACAAATGAAGAATTAGACGAAGCACTATTTGTAACGCTGAATCCGACATTTGATTCTAAATGGACAGACGTGAAAATACAAGAAGCAAAAGAACTTGTGAGATTAGCATATAAAAACGGATATAGATTAAGAGAAGAGAACAAGGAGAGCAGATGTGATAATTGCAAAAATAACACAGACGAATTATCGGGCGAATGCTATGAATGTGTAAAAGGTATTGAGGATTGGTATGAACCTTTAGAGGAGAATAAATAATGAGCGATATTGAATATTGGATTATATGGTTCGGGCTTGTTTCTCCGTGGGTGCTAATTGGTGTTTATAGCATTTATTCACTTAAAAGAATTTTAGGGGAGGAGAATAAAAATGACAAATAATGAAGCAATAGAAACCTTAAACTTACACAATCCTTTTATGTCGAATAATACAATTCTTTCTGAAGCAATGGATATGGCTGTAAAATCTCTGGAAAATTCAAATAGTGTTGCAATTAATACACTTGAAGAACTTCTAAAAGAAATTGATGATATGAGTATTTTAGACAATTTGATTTGTGTTGAAGATGTATTTGAAAAAATATATGAGCATATAGCAGAATTGAAAGGAGAATAAAGAATGACAAACAAACCAGCTCCAAAACTAATAAGGGTAGAACCTAATAAAATATGGTATTTAACAACTTATTATTTTGAGTGTGTTGATTGTGGTTCAGAGTTCTTTAGAAACAGATACGATAGTAGAACTAATCCTTATTGCGGAATGTGTCAAAGAAAACACGATGCAGAAGCACAGAGAGAACGCAACATACTTAAGTCCACTGAAACAGAGTATTGGAAAAGAGTAGCCAAGAGTTATGAAAGAAAAATTGAAGAACTTGAGGGCACTAAAGAAGATATTCGGAAAGACCATTACAAAGAATACCAACATAAATACTATATGACAGTCACCAAAAGAAAAAGATTACAAAAGGAGAAACGAAATGACAAATAACGAGTACAATGAAATTATTAAAAAAATTGATTTCGAAGAAAAGTGGTTGTTTGACGTATATACAAAACAATACAGAGTCAATGCAAAAGATATCGAGATTGCTATGAGCGGAATAAGAAGTGTTGTATCTAAATTGAAAGGAGATACACAATGAAAAAAGATGTTCTAATTGCTTTTATAGAGATAGAAGATTTAATGAATATCCTTGTTTGCCTTGTATTACTGATGGCAATCACCAAAATTGGGCAGATGTTAAACAACAAATGATTGTTGAAGAACTTGAAAAATAAAGGAAAAGATTGATATAGAGTGTGATTCAGTTGATTCAGCCCTTGATGTTATTTTAGTTAGAATATCTGAACTGAAAGGAGAAGCAGATGGAAAATAGATTTGTCGTAATTCATTGTCCTTATACAGGAAGAAATTATATTTACACCAAAACAATTGTTAATGGCAAGATTTGTGTTGATATAGTAAGGATTTAGTCAAGGCAGAAAGTGAGGAAAACTGAAAGGAGATAGAAATGAACGCAAGGCAGATGAAAAAACACCTTAAAAAGCAGATAGGAAAGCTTCAATCAGATAATGATTTAATGCGTAGAATTATTACGGACAGTCCTACTATGCAGGAATTATATGACTTATATAATAAGCCAAAGTTTGTAACACATACGACAATGCAATTTCAAGAGTATCGGTCAAGAAGATTTTTGCCACCATACCGACCATATGATGCAGGATTTATAGCATTATTCAAACAATCATTAACAAAAGATTTATTTGAGGCTATTAAAGAGAACATAACTTATGAGATTGATACTGAATGTGAAGCACCAACAATCACGGCGAGTATTTTTGTTGGAAGAAAGTGAGGATAAGGAACTACAAAAACTTATTAAGAAAATTGGCTATAAAGGTTGTAAAAACTGCAAACATCAGATATCACCATTAAGAATGTGCAGATGGGCTGAACAAGGCGGCGATGGTCAGATACACTTTATATGCCCGAAGTGGGATAAGAAAGAAAGTGAGGAGTGATATGGCAACATATAAAATTACAGCAGAAATGAATTTAAAAAAGATTATTGATGAATCAAGAGAGGTTGCACAAGCCTTTAATGAATTTGCTGATAATCTTGAACAAATTGAAAAGAAGTATGTAGAGACACAGGAAGAAGAGGATAAGGAATGACAAGAGAAGAAGCAATAGATTTATTAGATAATCTTATCGGAATGGTAGAAGATAATCACAATTCCGATTATGATACGGCTTTACAAATGGGAATTAAAGCATTAGAGCAAGAACCTTGCGAGGATTGTATAAGCAGACAGGCGGTGCTTGAATACATTGAGGGAAGTTGGGCGGAATTAGGACATAGTTCGGAAAATGAGTTAGTTTGTCAAGATATTAAAGAAATGCCACCCGTCACACCACAGCCAAAATGGATTCCTGTTAGTGAGAGGCTACCGAATTTTAATGATATTGTATTAGCGAGTGCGGATAGCGATTATGATGAATTAAGAGTTATTTTAACAGTTTATGGGGGCGAGGAATTTTGGTTTAATGGAAAAATTAAAGCATGGATGCCATTACCTAAACCATACAAGATAGAAAGTGAGGAAGAGAAATGACTGAATTTATTATATTAAGCAGACCAGATATGTTGACATTATGTGACGACAAACCCGTAACAATTTATATTGATAAAAAGCCTTATCAACTTTGTACTGATGAATACTTTGAAAAGCAGATTAAGTCAAAGGTAGAAAGTGAGGAATAAATATGGCAGATATAGAGTTAGTAATTAAGATAGACAATCATATAGCCGAACTGAAAGGAAGTAATTAAAATGAGTCATTGTTTGGAATGTAAAGATTATATCAATGGTAAAAAAGATGGTGCTATCGAAGAACTTGCAAAGATAAAGGCAGAAATAATTGCAAAGCATTGTAATAAGTGTGATGTTGGATATGATATTGAAAAATGCTATGCGGACAATCTTGATGAGTGGTGCGAAGTATTTGATAACTTAAAAATCATAGACAAACATATTGCAAAACTGAAAGGAGAAACAGAATGAAACTGATAATTGATATAGACGAAAGAGTGTATAAGGATTGCTTAAAATTAAAAAGTGATAATGATATGGGAGTTTTAGGCTTTCACTTAATCAATGCAACAGCTAATGGCATATCACTTGAGAAATATGAAGATATAATCGAATTATATTCAGGTATGTCTGAATCAATGCAAAAAGCAGTAAAAGACGTTATGATTGTTACACAGGAGAAGAAATGAAATTTTTTGGGATAGTATTAATAATATTGTTTGAAATAGTTGTTTTTATATATAACAAAGATAGATGAGAAAGTTGTCTAACAATTTTTCTCTCTTATTTGCGTCTATATGGACAGGTAAGTGTATTCAGATGGATTATCAAGTGGCAAAGATAGATAAATTTGCCACTTTTTTTGTCTTTGACAAACCTGATAGATTATGGTATAATAAATACATAATAAAAAACCAATAGGAGGTAAGATTATGAAGAGACCATATTTTAAAAC